CTGGGCTGCAATGGCACCTAGTGGTGACGAGGAGGCCAAGGCACCTAGGGCTGCCGCCTTCGGGTCGCTCGCTGCCTGGGCTGCAAGGGCACCTAGTGGTGACGAGGAGGCCAAGGCACCTAGGGCTGCCGCCTTCGGGTCGGTCGCTGCCTGGGCTGCAAGGGCACCTAGTGGTGACGAGGAGGCCAAGGCACCTAGTGGCGACGAGGAGGCCAAGGCACCTAGTGGCGACGAGGAGGCCAAGGCACCTAGGGCTGCACCCTGCGGATTGCTAGCAATTGACTGTACCGCAGCCAGGCCGCCTAATGCTGCAGATGCTCCTGGAGGGAGTGCCAGCTGCTTTGGAATTATCTGTGGCTCTGCTGCAGCTGTCAGGTTATCTGACATTGTACGCCCCTTGAACGGTGCACACATCGCTATAAATTGTGGTGTACCTGGAGCAGGGATGAGTGCCAAATCAAAGAATAGGGCGTAGGGTGGTACACCGCGCAATTCACTCATCAGATCGGCAATTTTAGGGTCACAGTAGATCATTGGTTCACGGATAGCTTCACGCAGAGCATAGAGGTTGTCCACATCTGGAATCTTATCGCCAGGAATTCGAGGCAGTTTGATTGTTGCTAAGACCCCAGCAGGAGAGAGGTTCGCCTGCACTTCAGCCAGCTCCAATTGCTGGTTCATATTGTCTATTGTTACAGCCACGGAATCGAAAAGGGCTCGGAGTGGGGCTTTTACAAATTGTGGGGAGAGTGTTGTGAAGAGCCAGATGGCAAAACCGAGCACCATGGATTTGGAGGATTTGAACAAGAGATATCGCAGCTCTGTGCGGAGATCCGGTGAAACCAACATCAGCCCGTCGCGGATAATTTTAAGACCGATACCTATAAACATAGGGAAGGATCCGATCAACCCGAATGATGTGAATATAGCGTGATAGAGGTTACCACGACCGATATCCATTAAAACCATAATGAGGGTTATTAGACATCTAGGGATCACGGTCAGCCCCAATGGATCAATCATACCCACAAAACCCAACCAGATACGGATAGATTCCAGTATGGCGTTGATCACTGGTAGAACTGTGCGACTGGGTACAACTACGGGAACCGGTGGAATAGTAGGAATTATCAGTGTCGGATCGGGTGTTGTCGATTCAAGTGCTATAAGACCAAAGGTGCTGGAGGCCTCATGTAGACCCGAGTCGATATTGTCAAAAAGCTCTGTAGTATAGTCAAACAGATAATCGGGTGAGATCAGTTTCGGATCCAGTGCCTTTACTGCAAAATTAATTGCCTGGCCGAATTGTGCAGACTTCTGCTTCATCTCGGAGAGTGTGGGGATCTTACCGCCCTTCTGTGCCTTTTTACGTGGCTCTGGTACGGCTGCAAAGAGTCCTTTGTTTGGTTCTATGTTCTTGCGCCAGAGATCTGCAAGATTCTCCCCCTCTTTTTTATTGAAAAGAGGGACCTTGGTAAAGGGGTAGCAGATCTTGCCAAATTCGGGATCAGCAGGGGAGATCTTAAAACGCTGATCCATCTCTGAGATCGACCATATCAGAATATAGAGATGCATAGGTAATTCGTCCATATTAGACTCCAATTCTCTGAGTAATTTGTGGGCATCCTGTTTGCCACTCATCCTTGATCACTACACAGAGAATTATACGGCATTTAAACTCGTATAAAATAGACTACGGAGATGGAATACGTCGGTAGCGATAACGAATTTGAGACGGGCGTTGCTGATCTGGAGGGTGCTGACACTGGCATCGGCGGTAATTTCTCTGCGGCTAATTTCAGGGACGGGGATGCTGGTTCAACAATTTGTGACCGCGGTAATACGATCAATATGCGAACTGCTATCGAAAACGTCTTTGTAACTCTTGGTAACAGGCTCAGTGAGAGTGTAGATGAGAAAAATTACACAGAGATCAAGCGACTGCTGAAACTCTATAATTCTAATTACTTCAACAGCAAGATCACACCCTTTATCAAAGAAAATATAGAGGAGATTACGCTTACACGATTCAATCGTGTCCTGAAGACTCTGGGTAGCGACCTGTTCAACCCGCAATCCATAGAGATAGTCAGGACGATTGACGTAAGTGGCTGCCCCAGTGACGAGCTGCTCGAGAGTGATCTGAAGACCTTTATAACACGTATCGTTACAGAATACAGTAACGTGATCAGAGAGATGACGGATGCCAATGACGCACTCAACAATAGAATTCTTGCGTTCGAGGCTGTAGGTAAAAATGTAGAGAGTATCACATCGCTGGAACCAAACAGTGCCACAGATGAGATCTACAAGGGGCTCATTCGTTATCTACAGATCTTCTATAAAGAGAACGAATTAGAGAGCTGTTTCAAGCGATTTATTACTGCATACAGACGGTTTCTGGTCTATAAGAAATTTATGGGTATAGCCGCCGCCAGTGAACCCGAACACAGGGATCCACTCTGTACAGTCTGCATCGACGGACCTGTCAGCCATGTGTTCGTACCGTGTGGTCACACATTCTGTTCGTCGTGTACTGCACGCAACCTCTCCGTCTGTTTCATCTGTCGGACTCAGATTCAGCAGCGGATGCGAATCTACTTCAATTGACGCCGTCTTGTCTTACGTCGGCTGCCGCCTGGCACCGTCCCTTCCGCAGTTGCCGGGATTACAGGGACCTTCGATGCTGCCAAAAAGGGGACTATTGCTGCACGGTAACGTCCCACAAGCCGTTCACAGTCCTCTTTCCAACCGGCATAGCCGTCCCAATTGGTCATAGAGATCAACTCCTTGAGTACTAACGAGAGTGCGTATCTGTCGCTAGCACGATTATACTTGGCAACAGCAACACTGTTGCTCAATTTCACTCTGACTGCGGTCTTTCGGGCACGTTTACGACTACATCCCATGCGCCGTCTTAACATCTCTAGAAACCCAACCTCTTCGGCTTTCACGGGGAAGAGACAGACATTGTTTTGACGGTTAGCGTTGTTCCTCTCCAAGAGGTTCTGAGGGAGGTAAGAAGGCGTTCCTACTACACCGGTCTCGTTGCACGGTGCTTTACACGCTAGACCGAAATCAACAATGATTGGAGATAGATCAGCGTCTCGGATAAGAATATTGGCCGGCTTTATATCACGGTGTATGTAGCCGGCCCTGTGAAAGAGATTGAATCCGCCGACCAGTGCGTTAAAGAGCTCAACACCCTTCTCTGTGGAAAGAGGGGCTAGCCGCCATTCATTGAATCGTGCCTCAAGGTCCCTGACTGGCTCGAATCTCTGGAAGATAAATGCGTAGGCCCGTGGCTTACCATGAGTTGCATTCATCCACGCCTCTAATGCACGCCAGTGTGCACGCATCTCGTCTGGGGATGTCCCTACCGGCATATCGGGTTTTGGGGGCAGGTCCGTAGTGATCTGTCGAGCACCACAGAACGCAGGAAGATAGGGTTTCAACGGACCGTTTGCTGTCAGCTCCTCCCATGTGGCGACCTCTGCATCGTAAGAGCGTTTGTCGTAATCGTCTTTGATTACAATGCGTTTAGCTACATAGTCACCGACCTTGTAGACTTGACCAAAGGCACCGGAACCCAGTCTTATGGCCCGCCGCTTCTGGACGGCTACCATCATCTGCGTGTATTCCTCTTCGTTCGGGCACGCCATCCTAATAGAGGTTAGTAGAAAAGTGCGGTAAAAATGAAATGCTTAAAGCAGTGTATTGTATAGATATAAAGATGTCAGCCGACGCACCCACCACCAACGATGTCCCTGATATCAAGGAGCTACCGCAGTTTCTCAAGCGTTGGATCGCGATTGAGGAGGAGATAGCCTCTATCAATACGACCCTACGTGAGAAGCGGAAGCAGTCCAAGGCCTTTAAGGAGACCATCCTTCGCATTATGCAGGGTAACAAGGTCCAGCAGATCAATACTAACAAGGGTGCCGTTGTGGATCGTAAGCGTAAGATCAAGGAGGCCATCTCGGCTAAGTTCATGAAGAAGGGGCTCAAGGAGTACTTCAAGGGCGACGAGGAGAAGACCAACCAGATCTTCGAGTTTATCGAGAACAAGCGTAAGGAGGAGGAGAAGCACGATCTGAAGCTGCAGAAGGAGGGGGAGGCTGAGACTAAGAATTAAATAAGCCCGATATTTAGAATGTCCGGCTTTATCTCTTCCGCTATCAATAACGCCGTAACCCCGTATTTCACTACTGAGACATTCGAGTCGCCCAAGGGTGCGGCTGAATCGAAGAGCGAGTCAAACAAGGTCGCTCTTGTCTCCTTTTTGACCCTGTTGGTCGTGCTGTTTCTTCTCCTCTTTGTCGGCAAGTTCCTCTGGAACGACGTCCTTATTGTCCTGATGCCCTTCATCAAACCGGTCAAGAGTGTCTGGCAGATCCTCGGACTTGCTCTTCTCATCTCGCTAATGAGTCCCGGCTGTTGATCATGTGTCTGCTTGGCAAGCAGTCCGTGCAACGGATTGTTGACAGAATCCAGTGGCAGTTTTCTCCTGATCATGTAGGAAATGCCCCGAAAGACACTTAGACGTAAGGCTAGACGCGGTGGAGCCCATGCTGGGCCCAACAACATACCCAAGGGAGAAAATAACAACAACATACGGGTTTGTTGTGAAGAACGCGACCGTGCGTTGGAGATGCTCGGTCAGAAGAATCTAGAGATAAGGAGTCTAAATGAAGAGATCCGCAACCTGAATAATCTTCTGAAAAATGCTGCCAATCCCCGTGCAAATGCCGGTCTGATGGCGGCTAGATTGAACTCCACTGTTCGCCGTAATCACCGTATCCCCTTCGCTCACATGTAAAGAGACTCTGTGCCATAATTTTAAGAACTCTCTTCTCCGAAGAGAGTTCTTAAATTCGGTACAAGACGTTAATACGATGCCAGACGGGCGACAGAGAAGGGGGTCGAATATCCAGGATCACGTGGCCCGAAGGGGATGTCTAGGTGCGACTGGGGTGCAAGACAGTTCGTCTTCAGTGTCTTCATTGTAGTGTTGAGCAGAGCGTCGTAGTTACTCATCAGAGACGACGCGTCCATGCCCAAACGCTTCGTGATCTGATTTAATAGTACCTTACCACGCTTATCGTATTTGTCTATCACAATCTCCAGATCACGGCTCTGTGTGCCGTTGTTCAAGCAGCGACCGACAAAATTTGTCAGAGGCTCGGCATCATGGCTGGTATTGTACTGTAGCGAGAGTGTGTTGTAGCCAGCTACACCGTTGTTGGCCACGTCTGCGTCTAAGCACGTGAGCTTCTTGAGGATCAGTGCAAGTTCAGCACGATCCGTTGCATCCTCCGTGGGCGACGGATCGGTGCATGGCGGCAATATACGCAGAATTGTCTGCGCATCCAGGCTGCGTTGAATGCACTTAGGCTCGGCAGGAGCGACCGCCGGGCTAGAAAATCCCTCATAACGGTTCTTCGGCATCCGAGGATACATTCTGAAAAATAGACCCGCTGCAACTATCAGTGCTATTAGTGCTAAATATCCAAGTACAAGCATCCCTATTGGTTATTAGGAAATTACTTCCTCTTGGTCGCCCTCCTTGCAGCAGCAGGCGCAGCAGCAGCCGCCTGTACCGTCTTCTGGACCGGCTTAGGCTCGTCGGCCTTCGGGGCACTCTCCCATGTCTGGGCAAGGGACTCGAAGTAGGCCTTCAGGTGAGTGCAGACCTGTGCAACAGCCTTGATCACCGTGGCCTGTTCGCCGTCGGTTGCGGCGACGAGAAGAACCATCTCCTGACGGAGCGGATGGGGGACCTTGTAGCCGGCGTACGCCAGACGCGGCATTTCCGTGCCCTCCACGTGTCGCTCAATCAGATAGGTCTGAATCAGGTTGCCCAGTGTGTGCTCTTCGTTCTGGAAGACCATCTCAAACCCACCAGCCATGCGATGAACCGCCTTATTGATTACCACATTGGAGGGGAGCTCAACATCTAGAGCCGTATAAGGAGTGACCAGCTCTGCACAACTCACGATCGCACGATGGAGAATCGTACCGACACTGAAGACACCGACCGACTCCACGTGAAAGGTGAAGTCGTATGGCTCGCCCTTCTCATTCTGGAGATAGCAACGCTGCACCTCCAGCGTATCGAACTCCCGTTGCAACTCTCCCATGCGATCGGGGGAGACCTTACTCGGGTCTGGAACCTTCTTGCTAGTTGCCATCCAGCTCAAGAAGAGGGCATTCCGTTTTGATGCATCCTGATCCAGGGTGTATTCATACGAACACTGGGCTACAGAGGAGTAACGCATATTCTGCCGACCCGTCCCCACTGAGGCGATAGCTCGAATGCTGAGCTTCTCTGGTGGTGAATCCATGTTGTACTGAGGACGCAACACAGTGATCAGCGCAGTCTCCTTCGTGATCGGGTCGGGAGGGAAGAAATCTGCCGTCTTGAGCTGAACCTCCGGTGACCCGTCCAGCATCTTCTTGACCACCACGAAATCGGAGGCCGTTACATTGACAGGAGTGCGACCGACGTTTTCGATATTGATACGGAACTCGTACTCCTCCGGATTGAAGGTGGAGGGGTCAGTGACGGCAATAGGGATCATACCGATACGATGCATCAGCATCTCATTCACAAGGGGCGTCGTGTTCACCTCAATGTGAATATCTGATGCCTCTGGCGGCTCCGTCTTGAATCCCACTGTGGGGACAGCCGAGAGGACCTGGCGGCGGATAGTGTTAGCGACCGTCACATGCATCGGTGCCGCACGGAACGACGCCTGAATCTTACGATCCGGATTGGTCAAGAGCGAAGGCCCGGCCTCAGTATAGTCAGTGAATCGTACAGGTGCAGCCATTCTTTATCGCTCTCTCTGAGACTTAGATAAATCTCAACTTTATACCGTTTTTGCCACAAAAACAGGGCGGTGCGAAAGAAGAGGTGCAGCAAAAATAGACTGAAAAGACAATGAGTAGAAGAGCTATTCACGTCTGCTTTTACAGCAAGAAGTGTCCCCACTCAAAGGCCTTTCTGGAGGAGTTGGCCCGTACACCGTATACGGCGGAGTTTCAGTATATCTGTGTAGATCCCTCTCCGAGCCGACCTAAGTTGCCTGGATGGTTGAAGGCCGTCCCCACTCTTGTGATCGATGGAGAGGCCGATCCTCTTACCGATGAAAAAGTCTTCAACTGGCTCTCCTTGCGACGCATTCAGGGGAATGGTGCCCCGGCATCCAGATCCGGCGGGGGCAGTGCCGATCTGCTGAAATCACAGGTGAGTAGTCGCCAGGAGACAGTGGTCCCGCCAGCCTACGACCCATCGCCGCCACAGTCAACACGGATGCCCGAGCCTATACAGACAAGACCAACCGCCACACAGCAGTCGAATCAGGTAGTACCGCCACCGGCTACAGGGGACCCCGACAGTTACTCACTCGAGCTATCCGGCTCTGGCAGGTGGTCCGATGCATACTCTTATATTGACGATCAGTTCAGTATTGAGAAGGGTGTGGGCACTAGCCGTATTGAACGAAATTTTGCCTCTCTGGACGGCGGACCGGCTGGTGCTGGAGGCGGCAGACACCAACAGCAAGCGATCCCCGAGCCGCAGTCCGAGAAGGCCAAGGCACTGAACTCGGCCTATGACAATTATATGAAACAGCGGAACAGTGAAGTCCCTTCTGCCCCCGCTCGTCGCTAAATTTGAAGACGCGGCGAGGTTTCGGAAAACTATTCAAGAAAACTATTATCAGGGATGTCAGCGCTATCGGCATTCAATACCCAGCTTATCGCCTTCTTCGACGATATGTCAGAGACGTATCCCGAAGAGAAGGATATCAAGTCGGCGGCAGAGGCCCTTAAGGCCCTTAAGAAGATGAATCCTAGAATGATTCACACCAAGTTTATGGAGGTCGTACACGCGGAGTTCAAGGAACCTATTGCTAGGCGGGATGAGGAGTACCTGGTAAAGCGGGCTCACGAGATTCTGAATTCGCAGTACTCTGACATGGCCTTTGCGTTCTGGATCTTCGATAAGCACTGGAAGACCATGACGGAGGCGAACAAGAAGCACGTCTGGGACTACTGCAATGTCCTTATCGTGCTAGCGGAGAAGGTCACGTGAACGAGGGGGCCTAAACAATACTCGTGTTATCAGTGATAATATGAGCATTACGTCGAAGGACCTGATCGAGATGGATACACGTAAGTTCGCCTTTTTGTACAATCAGAGTCGGCTCAATCTGGATGTAGAACGGATCGTCCTTTCCGTATTAGAGGAGCAGTACTTGCGTAAAAACCGGATTTTGGTCTATAAATTGGAGAGTGCTGACAGTCATGACTTAGTAGAGCGTCTGAAGGGTCGCCTTTCTGTCAGTTCGATCTATATTGAGAAGGACAACCTCTACGTGGATTGGTCGCTCGACGCACCGGTCGCGTTCCGAACTTAAGAGCTATTTCCGGAACACATTCAAGATGTCTACGCCCCGCTTTGCCGCAGTCTATCAGCAGTTTCTTGGCGAGATGGAGTTGACGTTCCCCGAGCTAGAGAAGTCAGCAGCCGCCGCCTTTAAGAACACATCGTGGGCCGAGTTCAGCAAGGCCGTTGCCCCTGTTCTCCACCAGATCGCTGTTCGCGACGGATCTATCTTTACGGACAAGGGTGCTGCCATTGCACCTGGTGTAGTAATGACAAAGAAGCTCTGGAAGGACGCTGGTAAGGCCACACAGAAGGCGATCTGGGATTTCCTCAGCTCCCTTGTTTTGCTAGCCTCCTACGAGAAGCGTCATTCAACAAATTCTGTTGATGGGGGTGCTTCCGAGGAGCCCGATTTCAGCAAGTTCTTCGACGTCAGCGGCGCCGATGTTGACCTTCGCAAGATGTTCGAGACTCTCGGCTCGCAGTTCTCGGGTCAGTCATTTTCATCGTTCTTTGACGGTATCAAGGAGGCCGCGGAGACAATGAAGGAGCAGTTCGGTGCATCAATGGGTATTAGCGGCGAGAACCCATTTCCTGAGAAGATGTTCAAGGGGCATATTGCAAAGATCGCAGAGGACCTTGCCCGTGAATTTAAGCCCGAGGATTTTGGCCTCTCCACCGAGATGCTTGAAGGGGGTGGTTCAGCCGCCACTTTTGAGTACTTGCAAACGATCTTTTCTAAGAACCCTGAACTGCTTATGCGTGGGGCGAAAAAGATCGCTTCGCGTATCCAGGATAAACTCAAGAACGGGTCCGTCACTCGCGAACAGCTGATCGCCGAGGCCGAGGAGCTGATGCAGGGTTTCAAGGATAATCCGATGTTCAAGCAGGTCTTCGAGCAGCTGAACGCCGGCCTACGTGGTGCAGGCGATTTTGGAATGGGCGGTGGGTCCAACGAGCCCTCTGCTCGCCGCAAGGCAGCCGTGGACCGCCTTCGCGAGAAGCTGGCTGCTAAGCAGGCCGCCGCCGCAGCAGCCAAGAAGCCCGATGCCGAGAAAAAGAAGTGATTTTTAACCTGTAATAGCATTAGGAATCAGCAAGATGGCTGAAATAGCAAAATGCCCGTTGTTCTGGACTGAGAATCCAAGGATCCTTGTAGACAATGCTAGCGACTTTTTCCCCTTCAGTCAGGATGCAAAAGTCTGTTCTACTACTGCTCTCAATAGTTTAACACGATTTGGTCTCTATCTTGGTATACTTCTAACAGTACTGACTCGTATGCCAGTCTATCTGGGTGTCCCGGTACTGACTGCTGTTCTAGCGATTGCCCTCTTCTATGGAATGAGACAACAGGGTACACTCCGTACAGGGGCCTCCCCCGATCTACTTGACGGTCCTATGAGTGAGGGATTCCAGGACATAGAGGGCAGCGCTGCAAGCGGCAAGATGCTTGAAGATATCATTGGTACTAAAACACGAACAGATCCTTCTGGACCTAACCCTTTCATGAACGTTCTTCTCAATGAGATCTCCGACTTTCCCACTAAACCCCCTGCTAAATACACTGCCTCTGGTGATGTACGCGAGCGTCTGGACAAGCAGTTCGCAGTACAGGTCTATAGTGATCCTGGAGATGTGTGGAATCGTAATCAGGGTCAACGCCAGTTCTATACAACTCCCTCTACATCTGTCCCCAATGACCGCGATTCGTATCAGAATTGGCTCTATCGTATCCCCGGTAAGACCTGCAAGGAGGGTAATATGGCAGCATGCAAAAGCGGTTCCAGCGGCTCGCCGCTGCCTATATTCAACCAGAGCTAAATTCACTTTCCATTTTCAGAACTCCGCATCACTAGAGCGCGAGTTCCGAAAATTCTTACACGCAGTGGATAGAAGGGTGCCCATGAGTACTGACAACAATTCGTCTCAGGAGTTCAAAGTTAACGGATTTACGAGAGAGCGGGACGATGTCTGTTCCTACAACAATGAGTATCGCGAGTCTGTGGGACCCGGTCGCTATGCGGTGACCAATCTTGTACCAGACCGTAACGTAGTGATCCCCCAGTCGCTCTCTAATCCTACTATCACGGCTGCTGAGGGCTTCGGCTTCGACATGAAGGGGATTGATCAAGACAGTGTGTTACGCAATAACCCGACTCTGGAGGGTCGCTCGCGTTGCCCTCTACGTGTCCAGTCCCGGCCTTTCACCACCGTCCCCTTTATGGGCCGCGGGCGCGGTAACCAGGAGCTTGAGTCTAAGCTTCAGCAGTCCGAGTTCGTGCGGACCGGTAGGGAGTGTGGTACTGTCTCCGAGACATTCTTTGAGTCGCAGTTTGTTCCCCTGATTCAGCACTTGCAGTCGAACATTCAGAACCCCAAGAATCTTGTCCCCGAAGTCGCGGCAGCTGGCTGGATACGTGGCGGCATCCCCAGCAGGCAGTACGTAAGAGATCTGAACTGCTAAACGTATATATATACGAATATTTACAGCAAAATATGTAAACATCCGTATCACATTAAAATCCTCTCTTCAGGCAGAGAATGAGCTCACATGCAGAAGTCCCCCCGAAGGGCCCTGTTGCCGCCAATACGAATGAGACACCGCTCTGGACACAGAACTGGACACGCATCGGTGCCACTGAGGGTGGTAATGTTCGCGACCAGCAGTCCGCAGACGCGTATTCCTATGTACTGATCCCCGAGAAGTGGGAGAACCCCAATAAGTGCCGCAACGCCCTTGGCATGGTCGGCGGCTCCGAGGTCTCCCACGTCAAGGGGAATATTGTCGACCTCGAGTCCGATCTCAGAGGTATCACCCGCCTCAACTCGAAGTGCAACGCCAAGCAGTATGTCCCGTCGTGCCCGCTTGGTGGCGGTAATTGCCCTGATTACCCTTCGAACATCACTTTTAAGGACAAGAGCACAGCCGAGGTTCGCACTGTTGCGACTCAGCCTGCCCACCTTCGCACCTGCCAGACGTGGTCGTACCCTGGTACCCCAGTGCCCCGCCCTTACGGTCAGGAGACGTGTGAGATCAACCGCTTCTGAACTCCTCACAGATCTGAATTTATCGACATACAATGTTTATAAATTGAAAATCTAGAATAGAACATGGCTTCCCCGGCTACTAGAAATTGGACAAGAAATCGCGCTGATGACTGCCATCTCGAGGACGATATTCGCATTACGACTGGACCTGGTCGCTACGTATCCGAAGCTCCCAATGCCTACTGCAACGCCGCTTTCGCCCCTGAGCCCACTATTCGCCAGCAGAAGTGGGGGGCCTCTCAGGTGAACAGCTACATCAAGACCGACGTGGAGTCCGATCTCTTCAACATGAACCGCACTACCTCCAAGGCGGCGTGTGGACAGTACGATCCCAATGACAATCGCATGAACGCTGCTGGGAAGAAGAACATCAAGGAGGCCTCCTTCCCTCAGACGGACTCTCGCCTCAATGACCCGCCCTGTACACTCAGAGGGACTGGGTGGAACCGCTGGCAGTGGCTCTGCCAGAATCCCCAAGAGAACGTGATGATGCCGTTTGATTGGTATATACCCGGTCGCCTTCTCCACAAGGACGCTCACCGCCCCTGCATCCCCACACCCATGTCACCTCACCCCGTATTGCCCGCCCCTACTCATCTCACCCATACGGCAATTGATGTACCCGGTGCTTACGGAGCAACTATCACCAACGCCTCGTCGCTTGGTGTAGGCGAGGTCCCGGCTCGTGTCCTTCCCGATGGGTCATTTAGATCTGCCTCCCAGATTGGCTACGCTGTCACTGACAACAAGGCGTCGATGTTGTTAGACACACGTGATGTTGCCTGGCCAGAGGCCCCCTCCATCAGCGGCGTCCCCTTCCCTGTACCCACGGGCCCGCCCTCCGTTGCCTGGCAGCGTAACGACTACACTCGCGGCGTCTACAACACAAATACCACGGCGACCAGCGACAAGATGGGTGCTGTGCTACCTGGTCCTACACTCAAGACAAGTAATTAGTGATTGCAACAATGAAAAGTTAACCGCTCCCTGGGTGTTTAACTTTTGTACAAAAGAAAGAAATAACTAGGAGACCGGCAGGAAGGCCATGGAGACAGCCGCTTTTTTAGGGATGCTTGGCCTCGGCTACGCACTACAGAAACCATCTACATCTAGTGAAAAGAGAGAGGGGTTTACGTCGCAACCCGCTCCCGTCTTGACAGATTACACGTCTTATTCGTCTATCGTACCCGGTGTGGCTGTACAGCAACCGCCTCTCAAATACGAGGCCCCACTGGGAGTCCGCTCCTCCGCCGCTAAGGAGCTCGACACACTCTACAATTTTCCTGCCAGTTCACGAATCCCTAGTGAACCCAAATCGGATGTGCAGGGCGGTTATCTGGGGTTCCCCGTTCCCGTTGTAAAGGCAGCACCCGCACAGCGGTCCACTGAGGCGGTTACTGCTACGGTTAGGCAGCGGACAGACGGTGTAGAACAGACACCAACCTTTGCAAATGAGGCCAGATTCGTGTCACCCCTCAGTGGTCAAGCCATGAAGCCCGAAGAGTTCACACACGCAAACATGGTCCCCTTCTTTCGCGGATCACCCAAGCAGAATATGACAGATACGGCCAACCGTAACGTACTAGACACTTATACGGGCGGAGGGTACTTCCAGCAGGAGAAGCGCGAGCAGGGACCGATGTTTGATCCGCAGCGCGAGCCCACGGGGACCCCCTTTGGCTCGGAGATCGCCACGGATTTTATGCAGGGGCGCGTAGTAGGTCCCACGAATCGTGCAGGGGAGCGACCCTTCGAACAGGTGCGTGTGGCAAAGGGACTCGGCCAGGGGTTCACCAGTTTCGGTAGCGGCGGCTTTCAGCAGGCGGACTCACTGGTCTATGCACGCCCTAGAACCACGGACGAGTTGCGTACTGTCAACAACCCCAAGACGACCTACGAGGGTGTGGTGGTCCCTGGTAAGAATTTCGTGACAAAGCCCGTGAGTCTGGAGAACATTGGTGAGGTTCGTAAGCACACCCCCGATCGTTTCTATCTCAATCAGAACGGTGAGCGGAATTTCAAGACAACCGGTGCGAATCTGAAGGCGACTGAGCGACCTGTGCAGGTCCTACGTGATACCACCCGCCCAGAGACTACCGTGGAGTACGGTGGTGCAGCAAAATCGGCCTCGTTCAATGCGACTTATACTGTTCCTTCTACACGGGCTCCTATGGTGAAGCAAGCGGGCTCGTGGGGATTCCGTAATGCGGATGCCACGAACTACCAGGACAAGGACGTGGACTCGCCCCAGAACGACTACGGTAAGTCCGGTATTGAGATTCAGCCCAATGAACGCTACTACACGGGTGATCGTACGACTACACTGAATCTGAAGCCCAATGAGTCGGGTCAGGTCTACCTCCCTCAGCAAGACGGACCACGCCAGACCCGCAAGGACGAGATGATCGGCAACCCTAACCAGGCCGGTTATGTCTCCTTCGGTGTACAGAAGGGACCCGCCTACGATCCCAATGACGTAGCCCGCACCACGATCAAGGAGACGACTGTGGACAATGACTACCTTGGTGGGGCGGCAGGCCCTGTTAAGCTGACGGTCTACGATCCTGATGACGTGGCACGTACCACAATCAAGGAGACGACCGAGGACAATGGCTACGTCGGTATCTCTGCCCCCAACCAGCCTCAGAAGCTGACGGTCTATGACCCCGAAGAGATAGCTCGTGTGACTCAGCGTAACACCACCGACGATGTTGACTATAATCGCAACTACAGCCGCGATGCTCCTGAGGCGGCCTATCTTCCCTACACTGACATTGCCCGCGTCACCGATCGCGAGGCCCTTTCTGCTGTCAGCGAGTACTACGGCAACTCCGATCCCAGCCATCCTAAGGGGATGATCAACCCCTACCAGGACGGTGCTCGTTTGACGCAGAAGGCGGCGGTCTCAGCTCGGTCTGCTTACACGGGTTCGGGCTATTCGGAGGACAAGAAGCCACTGGTCAATCCCTATCAGGACGGTGCTCGCCCAACGCAGAAGGCAGCGGTATCGGCTCGGTCTGCCTACACAGGTTCTGCGGGTGTGGCAAATGCCAAGGCACCACGTGCAGAGGGGGCTGAACGAGCGATGCGGCACTACGCACAGCGTGAAAACGTGGCCAAGGGGCGTACCCCCTCTGGTAATATTGCTCTGTTCAACGGCGAGGACTATATGAATGTCAAGCATGCCAAGCTCGAGTCCGACTACATCAATGATCGTGCACCCATTGCCAGTCGCGTAGTCGGACCGACGCCCAACGAGACCAGCATTGGTGCTATGCGACCGCGTGCTGTTCTGAAGCTGGACGTCAGTTCTGAGCGGAATCAGCCCGTGGTCGTAGCCGGTCTGGAGTCGAACCCCTACGCGATCCCGCTCCACAGCGTCAGCAAGAAGATCACTGAAGGTAAGAGTACTTTTGATGCGAACGGCAATCATGTGGTGGCGGCTTTCTGAGCCGCTGACGCGTATTTTTAAACCAGATCACTCAGCGAACTGGTTTAAATGGACGTCTGAACTATAAGTCAGATGGACACGGAACGGATCGATCCTAATTCACCAAAGTCAATAAAAGACATTGTGGGTAACAGCGACATCTGGAGCGATATTGCCCGCAAGATCGATTCCAAGGCCTGCCCTCACACTATTATCTGCGGACCCTCTGGTACTGGCAAATCCTCTTTTATCAAGGCCGCTATAATGGAGAAGGGCTACATGTACATGATGCATAATTGCATTGCCGATTCAGGTCTGCGTGATGTACGCGACGCAATCCGTTCTTTCGCACGGGGTGGCGTCGATGGACGCGGGCATCACAGGTGGGTGATCCTAGAGCACGCAGACTCGTTGACGGCGGACACACAGGCGTTTCTGCGGCGACTTTTGGAGACGGCTTCTGGGTCCACACGGTTCATCTTTGAGGTGCGTGAATCTGGGGCTATTTCTGAGCCCATACTGTCGCGGTGCTCTCTCTGTAATATCGAGGCACCATCCTATATCGAGATCCGCTACGAGGTGCTCCGTCGTACGAATCACGAGATCCCTATAGACCAGGCTGAGCGGATCGCTCAGGAGAGTTGCGGAAACGTGCGAATTGCTATCAACCAGGCCTTGGCCATCTGGCGTACCAGCGTTGAGAACATCGGCTGTGGTCTTGCCACGATTGAAGAGCAGTGGGCACGGCGACCGGCGCCATCTACGGGATCGGAGTACGGGATCTGGGCATGTAATACCATACGGATTCTGCGTAAACAGGGTGCCGACCCACGTGCTATGATGCGGATGAAGATGGGGACCGATACACAGGCGCTGCGTATTCTCTCACAGTGGAATCGCCCCGGTGGAGCAAGCGGACGAGCTCTCTGGTTGGCTGCTATGTGCGGTGAATCCACGTAAGGATAAGCTGAAACACTGCTAATATGGAGACCGTATCCACCTATTCTGAGGCACGCAACGAGTATCTCAAGCAGCTCTACACCTGGATTACTCCGTATATGATTCAGTTCTATCGCACGATCTGGACGGATTCGTTGCGGACTGGTGGGAATCAGCGGGTGATGGTGGTCTTTCAGGAGCGGTGTGCCGAGGTCCCTAAGTGGAATCAGGACACTATTGATGGGCACGTAGGTAAGCTCCTTGACAGTTGTCGCTGCGACTATCTTGAGGAGCTGATGTCGGCTGTGTTTATTGCACATACCAAGGTTCTGATTGCGGTTCGTATCTCCAGTCGACAGAAGAAGCTGCAGATCACGCTACCCAAGCTGGACCATTTTCTTCATCGGATCTTCTCTGAGTGTGCTCGGTCCTTCTGGAAGGCCCCCTACCTCTTCCTCGAGGATGCCAAACCGATCGAGATGCAGAAGAACCTTCTTCAGGCGGAGGCCCTTTGTAATGACGCTATAGGTTCGGCCGTCCGCAGTCTGCTACCAATCAAGAATATCCTCAACGAGTACCTCTCCGAGGACTTGGCCGAGGAGGTTGAGGCTGCACCGGCTGGGGGTGCCGTGTCCGCTCCTGTGGCAGCACCCGCACCGGTGTCTGCTGCACCTGAGGCCCCTACGCTTGAGACCGCCGCACCTGAATCTGCAACGTCTGTGTCCGCTGCGCCTGTGTCCGCTACGTCTGAGACCGCTACGTCTGAGACCGCTACGTCTGAGACCGCTACGCTTGAGACCGCTACGCTTGAGACCGCTACGCTTGAGACCGCTACGCTTGAGACCGCTGTACCTGAATCTGCACCGTCTGTGTCCGCTGCGCCTGTGTCCGCTACGCCTGTGTCCGCTACGCCTGTGTCCGCTGCAGCACCAGAGGAGATAGTGATCGACGCAGAGCCCGCTGTCCACTTCAGCAATTACGACAATGAATTCGAAGACGGTAGAGGCGGGACCTTCAAATACGTACCAAAATATACCGACGACACTCCCCACCTTGAGATAAAGGAGGGGTCCGAGATCCCCTTGAGCGAGGATACCTCCGTTATGAGTCTGGATGCACCCGGTAACGACAAGCTCGAGATTGACGAGATCCTTGATTGAGCGGTAAAAAGAGCTCTTTTTTAAGGTCTCCCACTTATAAATAAGATGAATCAGTTCTGGACCATAGTGATTGCTGCAGTTCTGATCGGTGGAATCGCAGTAGCCGTAGGTGCGGCGTATGTGTCAGCCTCTTCCGCCAAGATGCCAGAGCAGAACGAGATGATCCAGCTTTTCGTCTCCGGCGGCCTTGTCGGTGCTTTTGCTGGTTGGCTGCTTTCCAGTGGATATCTGCACGGATCTACGCTCATGGGTATGTTGAAATCTGACATGAATGCGACTCTGAAGGATGTTGGCCTGAAAGGCGGCGACGAGACGGCCGCCAGTTCTCTGATACCCACGACTGACGGTGTCACCCAGATGGTCGGCGGGTTCCTTAAGTCGATGGGTGTCAGTGAAGCCCTTCAGGAGTTGAATGTGGGGATGCCTGGGTTCTGAGTGTCTTAGTGATAAAAAGTTAAGTGCACAGTGTGCAGTTAACTTTGTATGATACGTGTATTCAGCAGTACATCTTCAGGTGGCTCATGTCCTCGTCATCACGCTTCTTGAGGAAGAGCCCGATGTGGTCCTTCTTCAGGGTGAAGGGAAGGGCGAAGTTGGCAATCGCGAACGGCACCTGCTTGGGGTTGTTGTAGAAACGGAGCAGATTCAGCTTGCTCATGATCGTCTCCATGCAACGCTTCAGCTCGCGGACACCCTTCTCTTCGCCAGTGAAGTTCTCGATGATGTACTCAACAATCTCCTTGCTGATGCTGACCTTCTCGTGTAGGCCGACATTCTTCATCGCACCGTTCACAAGATACTGCTCGGCGATCACCAGCTTCTCCTTCAGGTTGAACCCGTTGACCTTGATGTTGTACATGCGGTCGCGAAGGATCGGGTTGACCCGCTCATGGTTGTTGTGGCTGAAGATGAAGAGGCAGCGGCTCAAGTCAATGTCGATACCCGAGAAGTACTTGTCCTGGAACTTGTCGTTCTGTGACCCGTCAGTGATGTGGATCAGAAGGTTCATGATCTCCTCGCCCTTCGGCGTGTCGCTGACCTTATCCAACTCGTCAAAGTAGATGATGGGATTCATGCACTTGGCCTGCATCAGGATATCCACAATCCGTCCCCACGTCGACCCCTCATACGTATAGGAGTGCCCGTCCAGATAGCTGGCGTCCGTCGCACCACCCAGGGAGATGAAATGGAAGGGGCGCCCGAGGGCCTTTGCCACACCCTCCTTAACCAGCGTGGTCTTACCCACACCCATCGGACCGTGGATGCTCAGCACGTTACCCGCACCACTGGGGTTGGCGATCCAGCTGCTGACAAACTGGAGGATCTGCAGCTTCGGCTCCTCGTGACCGTAGATGGCCGCGTCCATGCAGTCGCGGACCTTGGTAACGAAGGCAGCACAGGCCTCTGGGCCGTCGTCCAGCTTCACAGGTAGATCGCGGTAGGCGCCCAGTGGAAGGTTGGAATAGCCCTCGATCCAGTGGAAGCACTTGTAATACTCCGTGGTGGAGGGGTCGATGTTGCTGAGGGCGTTGTACTTGGACATCGCCACCTTCTCCACGTGCTGCGGCACCTGCTTCTCCAGGATGCGGAACTTCAGCGGAACCTGATCGTCGTCCATGGAGAACTTCCGCTCCATCTTCTCGATGATCTGCGTCTGCTTCGGCTGGGGGAGCTTCTTGAAATAGGTGATGTCGTTATCTATGTGTGACGCGTTCTCCTCGTTGTCGTTGCCCTTCTGCACCAGCTTGACAAACTTCTTGACAATCTCGGGCTGCTCCTTCATGTTGTGCTTCTTCGGCTTGTTGGGGTCCATCTGCATCCCCAGGCCGCTGATACGGAGACCGACGAAGGGACCGCCCTCGTCACCAGAGGCCTCCTCCGCCTCGGACTCGGACTCGGACTCGGACTCGGACTCGGACTCGGCCTCCACGATCTCATTCTTCGGCTTACGACGAGCACGACGCGGTGGCTCCTCAGAGCTACTACTCATGCTCTCATCCTCCATTGGCTCAGCCACCTTTGCTTTGGCCTTTCTGGACTTGACTGGAGGCTCCTCGTAGTCCGAGTCGGAGGAGACGGATGAACGACGGATCCTCTGAGCGGCCTTGACTGCCGCCTTACGCTTAGGAAGGGCACGTCGCTTGGGCGGAGCGTCGTCAACAGAGCTCGTCTCGTAATCGCTCATCGAGGCCTCCTCATCGTAGTCGTAATCGATCAGGTTGCGAATGTTCCCCCGTTCATCTACACTACTGTCTGACTCACTCTCTGAACGACTTGACTTCTTAAGTCGGCGACGATTGTTCGGGGGTCTAGGCATCTTATAATAGGTCTCTCTTAACTGTTTCCAGTTCTGACGAGCACGGCTCAATTTTTAGCTGGATGCCAGTAAAAAATTAGCGGTGGTAGCGAAACCTGAGAACACCCTTCACTCACGTTAGTTAGGCAGTGCATCTACAATATCCATAATGGAGAAGCGAGCCTTACTGGTATAGCCTGGTGTCTCCGCCTTCGGCTTCTTCAGAATCGTGTTCAGCTTGTCCACCAGATTGACCAGATAGGGCGGGATCGGTGCGGTCTTTGCCTCGGTGATCGTCAGTACGATCTTTGTGAGGGAGACGACGTACTCCTCTACTAGCAGGGTATTAGAGGCGTCCTGTTCCAACTTGCCCAGCGAAGAGATAATGATCGTGATGGTCGTCTCGATCGCGTCTACAGGGAGGAGCCCCTTGTTGTAGATCTCAGCTAGGAAGTGACTGTAGCCCTTGCGAAACTTCTTCTTCTCCTGAGCCTCCAAGAACTTCTTGTAGTCGCTCGTACTCTGGTCGACCACGTCACGGGCCTCCATGAAGATCCCAATGAAGTTCTCGTAGATGGCCTTGATCTCCGTCCGCAAGTGGGGGAACTTGTCCGTCAGCTCCAGAAGAAGACGTGCGTAGAGCTCACAGTAGGCCTCCTCTGAGGCGGCCTTTGTGAAGAGCAGGTCCATGAACTCGGAGATGAACTCCGTCTCTCCGCTGCTCATGATCTGCTCCAGGAATGACTTCACTGCATCGTAGTTGTTGGCACTGAACTTGTTCAGCTTGGAGCGGATGTGACCGATAATCCGGTCCTCGACCTTCTTATCGCTGACGATGGAGCTGACGTAGCGGCCGCCGGCAGGGTAGGGTGACGGTGCATGGTCACCCGACCCGTGGGGTGCAGCAGCAGGAGGGGTCGGCGAACCACGAAAGCGACGGAAGCTGGGCGAACTGGTCTCCTCGCTGGGTGAGGAGAACGAGTTCGTCTCCGAAGGGACGCGGCGGATGGACATCTGGCTGTTGCTCCAGCCACCAGACCAGGCCCCCTGTCTGCTGTCGCCTCCGTGCCGTGACTCGTTGTGGGCGTGGCGATTGTGACCGCCGCCGCCAGCAGCGAAGTCACGAGACGGCTTCGTATTATTACGCCAGGCCGACATCCCGTTTGTCGGTGTCGGCGTCACAGGGGACGCCGTGCCCGTCTTGTAGCTGTAGACAATCTTACCGATCTTCAGGCTGTCTAGCCGCGACAGGATCTCCTCGGGGCAGACAAGATCCGTCCTGTCCCGGATGCGGAGGACAGCGGCAACATTGGCGGGGAGCATCACTTGCTTAGAACTGCTTTTTTGCAAACTCATTATTGACGCGGGCGTTTTGCTTGTTGATCACGGTCGCGGTAGTCCTTCATTTTTTTGACAGGGCGGATGAATAAGGATGGCGGGCATGATTGTCGGTCAGTTTGTTCACGCTGATCTAGACTTATCTGGGGCTGTCGCCTTTCTAGGACTCCATACTGCAGCCGGCCGTGAGTATGCTGCTCATAGATTTAAGCACCCCGTTGATACCGAGGCGGGACTGCGAACCCTACAAGATCCCGTTATTGCTATACGTAGACGCTTTCGCTTAGATGAGGCCCTGGAACATAGCGTATGTGCTGTATTGGCAGAGATAGGGGGCGCCGAGGTGGCCGCCAACGAGATCATCCAGTACGATACGATCGATAAACGGATTGCCGAGACAGTGGAACAGGTCTACTGGAAGACGGGAACATTGGGGTCCTTTATGAATACGTGGGGGCGTGTTATTGAATTTATTCTCTTCTACAAAACACTCTTTCTGCCTGGTTTTGCCGTCTTAGTCCCCTTTTTAGTTGTTATTATACCGTACTTTCTGCTGCGGCACATGTTCGGTATGCCAATCACAGTTACCGATTATTGTAGGGTCCTGCAACGCCTCTTACTGACTAATGCACCACGACTCCCGATGGGCGACGCTGAATCGCCGGTAGCACAGGCGGCTAAATATCTGTATGTCCTGATGAGTGCAGGTGTCTTTGTCTCCAACATCTGGAATCAGATACAGGCGGCCGTCCATCTGCGATCTGTAGCACACGATATTCGGGCTAGAGGTCAGCAGCTCCTGGACTATGTGTCGGCAGCACGGCGTTTAGCTATTCTGCTGGGTAGCGACGAAGGGCGGGCCAACGCCGATTCGGTGGGTTTCACTGAGGAGACAAATGCACTGGGTGCCTTTGGCATCATGTACAATGAATCGCGCGGCCTAGCACGACTCAGAGACTGGGTCGCCGAGATCGATCTACGTGTGGCGACAGCGCGGCTGAAAGGGATCTGCTTTCCCTCTGCTGTGGCTGGCAGTGGGTTCAAGCTGCAGATCAAGGGCTTATACCACCCAGGTGTACCTGCCGGGCGTCGTGTACTGAACGACTACAGTTCGGATTCCCACATATTATTGACTGGACCGAATCGCGGTGGCAAATCCACCCTCTGTAAATCGCTTGGCCTGGCTGTCATGACAGCCCAGAGCTGGGGGATCACGTGGGCGCGCTCTATGAGTTTTGTGCCCATTGTCCGCTTTGAGACGGCCCTGGCACCGGCAGATACGTTGGGTAGGCTAAGTCTCTTTGAGGCCGAGATCGAGTTTGCTAAGCATCTGATCGGCTGTGCTTCGAAGGCACGTGAAGACAAGCAGGAAGGGCCCCTGCTTATCATAATGGACGAGATCTTCCACTCTACAAATGCTCACGACGGTGCAGAGGCGTCGCTGATCTTTCTGAAACAGCTCTATGAGAAGGGTGGGGCGGCCGTGGGTTCGCTGGTCTCTACTCACTATCGTGAGCTGCCCGACCATCTCGGTTCGCTAGCCAAGACCTGGTGTATGGAGGCACATGATAAGGGGCAGACAGGGATTCAGTACACGTACCGCTGTGTCCCCGGTATATCAACAGTGAGCAGTGTTCGCGAGATCCTTCAGGAGCGCGGTCTTCTGGTGAGCTAAAACTCGAGCCTCTTCTCAAATGAATCTCCCAGAGACGTTCTACATTGCACTCTGCGTAACCATCCTGCTTTTGGGTGCGATCTACTGGTTCTGGACGCAGCTTCAGTATCTCCAGCGTAAGGTGAACCTGCTTGACAACGTTGTCTACGAGATGAAGACACTGGTCGCTAATCTCCCGGCTGCCTCTGGGACACCACCCGTGGCCTACACTAATACCGAGTTCGTGCATGAGGAACCGGTTGCGACGGCCCCTTACGCACCGCCCCCTGAGTCCGTTGCCGGTGATCTGGAGGCCGAGCGAATGGCGTCGGAACTGGAGTTCGACTCTTTTGCTGGTGCTGTTGCTGCCCCCGTAGAACCGGCTGTGGTGGCACCCGTTAACGACGAGCTCCAGCCCGGTGGTCTAGCTTCGCCTGACACGGGGAAGCGGCTCAGTGATACGTCGATCGAATCGCCGCTAAACAGCATGTCGATCAAGGAGCTCCGTCGTATGGCCGAAGCCAACGGAATTCCCGGCTCGAGTGAGCTGAAGAAGCGGGACCTGATCCGTGCATTACGTGAGAAGGTCAGCACGATTGTGAACCCTGAGGCTGTTGCAGGGGACGATGGCCCCAAGATCATCAGCTTCGACGATATTGCCGCCCCTGATGGTGAGTGAAACGGGGGCCGCAGGGACGGATTAAAAACGCACCCAGAAGGCAGAGAGGATGCTATCATTCGGACCTGCAACGCCGTCTGATGGCGATTGCTTTACAACTATCAACCCCAATTCCGACAAAGGCCCGGCTCGTATGGCGGATGGCCGTAGCTTTACCGATTACCGGCCCCGCTGCCTCCAGTACCCCCTTCGCGTGACAGGTCAGTTCGGCGAGCACGATGGTCGCCAGAAGATGATCCAGGGTGGCGACCAGCTGATGACCGACGCACAGACGCTGCTTCAGAAGAAGCTGGGGCCCGTCCAGGGTTCGTGCGTGGACACAATGGTACCCGAGCTCTATAAGCGGGTCTGCACGTGGCGTGGCTGCACCACTGTTTCCGGCCATTATGCCGGTATCGGTACCGGCCGTATCTATATACCCGATGGGGCTGCTGCTGCCGACGACCCCGATGGGCTGGCTCTGGCCACGCTGCCCAAGGTCCCTAACACCTTCTCGATGCAGGGGAATGTCACGGGCAGCCAGTGTGCGATCGATGACAGAGAGAAGCTCTGGAAGTTCCTCGATACACCCAAGGGTTACTCGGCTCGTGCCGCCCCCTATAGCGGACCTCGTGCCTGAGCTTGGTCGTAATATGAGTTGATAAATTCTTAACAGAAGTTATTATCTCATAGGCTAAATAGAGATGAGCAGACGCACATACAGTGGTGATGGTGTCCAAGCTGAAGTAACACGCGATGCTGCCGGTCGGATCTACGTATCGGGCAACATGACGCGATACGCCGGTGCACGCCAGACTATCCGCTGGATGGCCCCGCAGAAGCCTACCCGTGGTATCGGTTTCAATGGATCCGGCCTTCCCTACGCCAACGCCGACCAGGCCTTTGAGGGGTCGCCCAATAACGGAACTGTGGATTCGCCCGATGGATCGTTCTCTATTGCGATGGCCACCCTACCCTCCGCCTACTATACGGGTCTCGGTTCGACCTATGTGCCCCCGGTTGTGATGTTAGAGACTGCTGTGATGGGTCAGCCGGGTCAGACCTATCGTGCTCACGTGTTCTTGTCGCCTACGGGTATTTCCTATCGCTGGATTGCTGGATCGCCTCCTGGGCCACGTGTGGAGCCGCGGGCCGACGAGGTGGGTCGCAGTATGTTCTATAATGGTCGTGAGGAGCTGGGTCTCTTCCAGAATCAAGAGGCCCTGCTACGGTACAAGGCCTATCCGTCAGATGAGGCGTTCAACCAGTTGCCCGATACGGTGGACAAGTACCCGTGGATCAATACGCCGGCACCCGCGTGATTACATCTCCTATGTCATCTAATTATTTCGCTTATTGGTGAAATAATTACCGCCAAGTACCGAAGTTAAGCACCCCTACGGGTGCTTATCTTTGGGACTGGCTTGCTTGCTATTGTAACGCAAATTTAAGAACTCCCTTCGAAGAAGGGAGTTCTTAAATTCGGTACAATACGTTAGATATTTATAAGACAACTTGCCCTCTATTTCAATGATAGGTCTTTCTCAATTGCCGCCGCCGACGACGATTTTTTAGGGTTTGGCGGCTTTTAACTGACCGGCTGCTTTTTCTAGTTGAGACACGTTTCTTTGCATGTGCTCTCTTGCGTGTAGAGCGGCTGCCACCAGGTGGTGCTTGGCGAGCGGCGTCGGCGACTGCAGCACTCCTCCCTTGTCTCGGTGTTGGTGCACCTGCAACGATGCCCGCGGGTGAAGGAGCTGCAAGAGCAGCAGCACGAGCGGCGGCATTCGCTGCAGGTGCTACACCCGTTGCTGCCACAGGGTTCGCCAATTGTTCTTTCACCTTCTTTATCAGTGCGTTTTTGCGTGTTGGTGAGGCACCTGTCGCACCTGCTTGCGTGGCCCACTCCCATAGTGCAGCTTTCTGTGCGGGTGTGTTACCCGCCTTGAGTCGGTCTGGATGGGTGCCGGTGAAAAACCCCAGTCTATTTGCTGCAGAAATCCCACGTAAGTGCTCGGCCAGTGCATTGACTTCTGCTGGTGGTGGTGGTGGCGGCTGCTGCTGCTGCTGCTGCTGCGGCGGCGGTGGTGCTGCAGGTGCTCGTGCAGGTGTAGCAGACTTAGGGGGTGGAGGAGCACCAGAAGAGGCCGCCGCCGCAGCGGCACGTGCATTAGCGGCACGTGCCGCTAATTCGCGTCTTGCAACAGAACTGGCTAGTTCAGCTGGTGCTGGTGCAGCTGCGACCACTGCTGCAAATTTTGTTTTTGTCTCAATAATAGTACCTACAGCCGCCTTCCACGCAGCCTTTGCTTCATCATTGAGGGAGCTCTCACCGTCAATGAGAATTACTAAGGCCTCTGAATAAAGTGTAATAGTCGCCTCGTCATCGGGGGCTGCCGCCCTTAATTTTGCTTCTAACGCAGCATATTTTTCTTTAACCGCTTTATCACTCATCAACAATGATCCTATATAATCGATGTCAGCAGCATGCTTATCCTTGCGCGCCGCAGCTCGTTCGGTGTCGCTAGCGGACGCGCTTTTGGCCTTGAGCGTGTCTTCTGCCTGTTGCTGCTTCGCTTTTGCAGCCGCCTCTAATCCATCTCTTGTCAGAGGTGCCAATACGGCGGCACCTGCCGTTGTGAGGTTCTTTGCACCAAATACCCCCTTTCCTATCTCCATTAATGTACTCGATCCAGTGGCCCAACCTGCAAGCTGTGCGACTCCGCCTGCTAGATTCATCCACTGAGAGGTGGCAGCTGTGTTTGCTGCGGCCGCGTCGGCCTTTGCCCTCTCCTTTATTCCTGCTATTACAGCACGATCCTTGGTAAATGTCTCCAGTATTCCATTATACGCCACCGCCTGCTCTTTCAGAACAGCTTGGACTCTTGGGGCGTCCTCTGTTAGTCGGGCCAATAGACTAGATTGGAGACTTTCTAATATCTCATCTCTTCTCTTAAGGTAGTCCGGCCAATTTGAAGGGGCTGCTGCTGTGGGTTCGTATTCTGGGTCGGCTACATCCTCATGGGCAGGGGCTACAGGGGCGGCTGCAGCGGCGGCAACCATGGCTCCCAATTCATCCCCTTTAGCCGCGGCGGCCGCAAGAGCTGCGGGCAAGGGTGGCGGTGCAACCAGTGCAGATCTTTCAACAGGCACACGACCAATACTGAATCCTGTAGCGGCAGGAGCGGCAGCGGGCGGTGGTCTAGGCGGCTTACCGGCGCCCCCACGTAGCGGGCTCGTAAAACGCTTACTCATAGATACTAGCTGTGTGTCGAGGTTGTCTACAGGCATGTACTTCGGCAACATAATGTGTGTGAGTGTGTTGACCTTATAGGTGTAGTATGAGGCGACGTATCTGAGTTGAGGAGTATCTAATACGATGTCGAACAGATTGGAGACAAACTCCTGTAGAGTTGTGCCAACTAATAGACGATTTAGATCAACATATTTTAGTACTAATACTTCTGGCGGTAGATTGAGATCCACAGGGCCTTGAGTAATTGGTGAATTGTTCAGGCCCGTAAATATCAGGCGTTGCTGGTTCGATGGGATCCCCTCTTTATTCTGAATTCTTGCCTTTACAGCCTCGATAGTATTCGTACTGGGTACGTTGTAGAGGGCCGTGCTGCGTGCCGTCGTACGGCCAAATCTTGCCGCGCCGCCCTTGCGACTCTTGCGTCTTCCGCCACCTAGTACTGGATTTCGTGCCTTATATTCCTCAATAGCAGAGGCGGCGGCGGCGGCGCCGCGAGCCATTTGTTCAGCAGTCAGGGGTTTAGTATTGCCAGTAGCAGGATCTACTTCTCTTTTCTCTGCTCCTAACGACCTGGCTTTAGCCTCTGCACCGGCCCGCTCGGCGGCGGCGTCACGATCCGCTGTGGCGGCGGCACGACGTTGTACTGCAGCCTCTCGTTCCCTTTGCTCACGTGCCAGTCTAGCAGCATTACGTTCACCTTTTCTACCTGCCAACCGCTCCGCTTCGTCCGCCCTCGCTTCGTCTAGTAGTAGTTGATCCGCTGGCGCCAGGCCCGCCTTAGGACCGGCGGCGGCGGCGGCGGCGGCAGCGGCGCGCGCTCGCTCGGCCTCGTCCACGGCTCCTTGATCCTGTAACAGAAAAATTCCGACAGAACCGGTAGGATCCTCTTCATATTTAACTACCTTACCTGCAGGAGTGGCACCCCGAAAAGCCGTCTCTATATCTCTAATACCTTTACGTACGTAATCCGGTACGGTTGTTAACCCCACTTGACGACCAGCCACATTATGTCTTCGTAATGTCGCTAAATACGCGTTGGCCTCTGAAAGTGCAATATCGACACACCTATGCACCGCATCAGGGGGGAGGGACCCTGTCGCCCAATTCACACCCCTAGCAACAGCATTCGCTGCCCTAACAGCAATAAAGTTCCTACGGGCCTCAATGTTGGCTTGGGCGGTCTGTTTACACAATTGAAAATTCTGCAAAATACTACTAACCCCTTTAGTGACACTATCTGCGAACAGTCCTCTTTTACCTACCTCTATCTGAACTGCCGCTACCAATGATGCTACTCCTTCGCTGGCTAACATTTCAAAAACCCCTTCTTCCCTGTGTGTCTCACGGACATCTCTAAATGAGGGTTTGACAAGTCCTGCAATTATGTCTCGGCGACGTATAAAATTGGTCATCTCTATGTGCCTCTCTTTGACCGCATCTGTAACTGGAGGAAGTGCGGTCGCGTATCTATATATACCATAGACAGCAGCTGACGCGAGGAGGGCTGCACCTACCGGTGGTGCAGCGGCACCAAGTGTACATAGAAGCTGGCTTCCTACACAGACACCTGCCGCCGCCGGTACCGCCGCCGCTCCCGCCGCCGCCGCCGCCGTCGCACCAGCAGCACCTACGCCAGCTTTAACCATTAGCGGTGCAACCGCTGATGCGGCCGCCGCGGCTAAATCATTCGCGATATCTTGTGCACTCGCGCTTATACCCGCTACCTTCTTGAACATCGCCGCACGGTTCGCTTCACCAGGAATTGCCGCCTGACCTGCCGCAAGTGCAGCTTGTGCCGCCGCTAAAGCAGCAGCGCGCCTTGCTGGATCTGCTGCCACGGCAGCCGCCTCGCCAGCCGCTGCTCTTAAAACAGGTTGGGCGATCGCTTTAATAACAGCCCTTTTCTTCTGGATCGTCTCCAATCGACCCAGCTCTAATTCGAACCCATTCTGTGCGTGCAACTCATCAAGATGTCTCATGTACTCGACAAAGACCGCGTTTGGTTTCACACAGAATAGTGTGTCTGGGCCCAAAAACTCGTTAGGATTTTCGTAAAATAGCTGTGTATAGATCTCTCTAGTACGTCGGGGATAGAAGTCCCCGTCACGATCTGCAGTCCATCGCCCCTGTGTATCAACAATAGAGACTCCTCTATGTAACTTAGTTTTGTTAGGACCACTGGGGTACTGCACCTGTTCTACTGGTTCTTTTCGAGCGACCACAGCCGCCCGTGCAGAATACCTTTCAAATCCGGTCTCGTATATAGCCTTTAGTGCCGAGGTTTTCTTAAAGAAATTGGCGCTCGGCATCCAGCTCCCAAATCGCCATACATAACGCTCCAACCCTGCGTATCTGGTGTCATCTTGTAGATGTCGTACTATCTCTCTACATCTGAGGTCCCAAAAGTCGAAAAATTTCTCCACGACAATATCAATCGCTTTTTGATTGGCGTCCTGACTATTATATGAATATACGAATGCCTGTTCTAGAACTGTTGCTCGTGATGCAAACAGACTTTTAAGGTGTGTTGCCAATGTCATTCCAATGGGTTGATCAAATTTTGGGTCGTATTCGACTTCATATAAAGCCTTAAATCCGGCTAAAAATTTTGGTATATCCCAATCCCTGGTTCTCGGATTAAGTATCAGTTTAATTAATCTGTCTATCAGTTCGTAATATGTATCTGCATCGTCGCCACGGGAGTCTAAATACCGTAAAAGTCTGCCTATGTCGTCCTTTATAGATGGCAGAGGGTATGTAAGACCTACTTGTTCTAGGGTAGTTTTAGATATAGCACCTGTACCCCACGCTTTTTCCATTAGGTCCTCTTCCTTTGCTAGCCGCTCAGCTGGCACTGCTAAGGCGGCGGCACCCTTTTCAACGGCAGGGGCCTCCTCCGCTCCCGCTTCAGCTACTTCTGCACCCTGCAGAGCCCCTAAAGAGGTGGGTGTTGCCGTCCAAAACGTTCCTTGTAATATCAACTTTATAGCTTCGCGCCTGGCTTTTATAATATTATTATTGGCGTCTGTATAGCTCTTAACGCTTCCGAGTGCCCATTTCAACTCGTTATATATAGAGATAAAGGTTTTCGGTAACACGTCTTTGAAAAACCTCTCATTTTCGTGCCACCAATCGAGCTCAGCTGTATCCTCTAACCGCTTAGCGGTTATATTAAACTGTGCATCTAAACCGTTTATCTTATCAGCAAAATCTATGTCTGATGGGGGAGCATAAGAAGCTTCTCCTCTCCTAACTGCACCGGCGACACCGGCCTCGGCGGCGGCGACCTGTGCGGTGAATGCAGCCGTGGCATTGCGTTGGGCTTTCTCTACGAGTGCGACAGCGGCGGCGGCCATGACCGCTGCCGCGGCTTTACCTGCGGCAGCGGTGATCGCACCAAGTGTAGAGCCCGCGACGGCCTGTGCCGCACGTGCAGCATCCGCGCCTGCCTCTGCCGCACGGCGCACAGCCGCCGCCCGCGCCGCACGTGCTGCCGCACCTTGTGCTGCCGCTGCGTCACGGGCGGCGGCGTTACCTGCGGCGGCGGCAGGTGCGGCGGCGGCGGCGGCGGCGGCACGTGCCGCGTTGACCGCCGTGGGGTTCTGCCTATGGGTTTCGGCGTACTCAGCGGCGGCGGTGGCGGCGGCGGCAATGATATCGGCAGCCGAGGCGCCCGCGTTGCGCCGTGCCGCCGCGGCGGCACTACCTGCGGCGGCTGCTTCAAGGGCGACGCGCGCGTCGTGCGCAGCGCGGCGTTCACGCAGCGCTGCCAAGTCGGCACGCGACGCGGCGGCGAGGGCGGCACGCGACGCGGCGGCGAGGGCGGCACGCGGTGCAAGCGGTGGGCGACCGGCACCTGGGGCTGCGGGCGGGCGGCCGGCGAGTTCGGCACCGGTACCATTACCTGCGGCGCCATTACCTGCAGCGCCATTACCTGCGCCAGGCGGCGGGCCAAAGCGTTGGGCGGCGGCGGCAAGCCAGGCGACGCCACCCGGAGGCGCGGCGGCCGCCGTTGCGGCCAAGGCAGCCCTACGGTCGCGGGCGGCCTCAGCCACAACGGCGGCCGCCCCGGGCTCGCCACCGTCGGCATCCTGGGCCGCTACCTCGTGTTCCCTCCTCACCGCGGCGGCGCCGGCGGCGCGCGCGGCTGCCGCGGCGGTCTCCTCGGCTGGCGTAAGCACGCGTAGGACGTGTGGGTCAGACCCTCGCCGAGCTCGAGGCGCTCGTCGAGCAGGCGCGGCGAGTGCGGCGGGCGGGCCAAAGGCACCACCCGCTTGAGAATTACTTAACGGTGGTAATCCGAACAGGTACCGTTGCATTGCCATGTTGTGCATAACCAACTTCTTTGCCGCCTCTGGATCATTATCAAACGCACCATTATGGAATTGATAGTGCAAAATTCTATTATCCAGTAAAGCTGTCTTAAAATTTTCCTTAAGCGTTCTAGACCTGAGCACAGCCGTTGAAGCAGCAAGGCCTACACTCGCCTTGATCGCGTCCTCCGACAGGGTGCTCATTGCGGGAAATGATTCGGTAAAATACTCCACATGATTCACGTCTGCTAGGGCGGATCGCAATACAAGAGCACTGTTATCAACCCCCTCTGCAGCGTTTGAATCGTTATTGCTGTTGTTATGGAGAACAGCAAACGGATTATCCCGCTTCAGCCAGACCCGATTATGCGGCATCTCTGTCTATATGGTAGATTATTACTACACTACTGCCAAGTTATACGCGGGGGCCTTTAAGATTGGGACTGATCTGGTCACTATTGTTGACCTAAGAACAAAACGTTAAAGCCAATGATCTATATGAAATTATAGACATTGTGTCTATGATTTCGATAGATACAGAGATTGTCTCACCTGGCAGTTTAGAGGCCGCCACCGGGGAACTTCACGAGGTTCGCACCAAGACCGAAGCCCGCGCCCTGGCGGGCCGTAAGGCCGACCGAGGGGCTGAGAAGGTCCAGGATGGCGAAGACAAGGGCAGCCACCACCGAGATGCTGATGATCTCCTCAAGGCTGGGAACGCGGCGGGGGATGATCACCATCGCGACGGCCACAGCAAGGCCCTCCAGAAGGTACTTGATAACACGCGTGACCAACTCAGTGACAGACAGGTCCATTTGTTTCTACTAGGACATGCGGGATTTTTGGCCGGGGGACCGGGTAAACCATTTAAACTAGTCCGGGCAGGAATATTCTATAGAAGATGGCTGAGCCCCGCGAAGAGTTTCTCGAGGCCGACAAGGAGATCCCAGGCCAGAAGTTCGTCTGCCTGAGTTTCATAAGTCCGGAGAGTGTTCTGGCAAACAAGGATCAGGCCTTTTTCACGGCCTTTGTCAATGATTTCGAGATCCAGTACAAAATCAAGGCCACCGAGGACTTCCTGATGAAGGAGATGCGTCGTGTATCGGACGCACTGTCTAAGGCCGAGGACCAGCTTGAGACCGTCCGCGGTAGGCTTCTCGACATCAGCGGTGCAGCGACACTGGTGGCCGATATCAGCGGTGCCACGGGATCCTTTAAGGTAGCTCGGGCGGCTCTTGTGCGCGACGTGGCCGCCGGTCTCGAGGCCCACGTGAAGGAGAACATGCGTGAGTTCAAGATCACGACAATCCAGGAGAACTACGAGACCTTTCTTTTCAAGAACCGCAAGAGGCTCGAGGACGACTTCTTTGCAAAGAACAACTTCCGCACGACGGTTCGCGGGCTGAAGATCCGCGGCTGCTACGATACGTACGCTGAGGCCGGTCTCCGTGCGAAGACATTGCAGAAGCTCGACCCCAGCTTCAATGTCTACGTAGGACAGGTCGGTTTCTGGCTTCCCTGGGATCCCGCGACGACCGAGGTGCAGACCCAGGAGTATGCTGAGGATCAGCTCAATACGCTCATGAAGGGCTACAAGGAGAACGAGTCGAAGAAGGATGAGTTTTTCGAGGAGCAGAAGCGTGAGCGGCTGGCCAACGCCCGCGTTCGCACGGGGGCCTCTGTGGCTGTGGGACCCAAGGATGCCCCCGTCTCCGTTGTCCCTGAATCAGCTGCCCCCCTTGGCATGTTCGATGACGGCGATCTTGCCCTAGCTCAGAAGCGTAAGGCTGCTGCAAATACGATTCAGTAAGCGGCCGCGATGGCAAAATTGAAATGGCAGTACCGCGGGCGCGGCACGTAAGAAGATGACCGGTGACGATTACGCCTTTGCCATCACTATGGTTGTTGTTATTGTGGGGTTTATCCTCAATAACAGCAAACGACCCCCATCGCCAGTACTTCCGCTCGTGCAACCACCTGCAGTTCCGCTACTGACAAGGGTCGACGTCGATGATATGGAGAACTTTGTGATCTGATCGTCCTCCCGACCGTGCGTCAGATCACAGTAGGAAAAGCCTCGCTAAAAACAGGGGACTCGGCTACAATGATTGTGGCACTGATCATGACCTTGGCACTCGGCTACGGATTGGCCCGTATCATGGTCGGTCAGCATATGAAAGAGATACAAGCAAAGTGGGCGGCGTACCGCTGTGCACCAGAGGTCATGGCGACAGCCGGTCTCTTCAAGCCCGATACGGACCCGCGGAGCGGATTCGATTTTGCCTTTGATAACTTCAGTTTTTGCACCTCTGAGATTGCAAAATCGGTATTGACTGTGGCTCTGAAACCCGTGATGGACGTCTTCTATCAGATGACCAATTCGGCCATCCAGTCCATCAGTTTCACCATGAACCTGCGTACGTTGGCCTCTAATCTCTTTAACGGACTGAACCGGATTTTTGACGTGTTCACACGACGATTCAATCTGACTATCCACGAACTCCACAAGACTTTTATGTTACAGCTATCGGCTATTGCCAAAGCAAATGCAATCGCGAACGCCTCTATCTACGCCGGTATCAGCGTTATCCGCACTATTATGAACCTCTTCAAGCTGATGATGATTGTCTCTGTGGCTATTCTGGTCATACTGGTCGTTCTGGTGATCTTCCTGTTCTTCGTCCTTGCACCCACCATCCCCGTAATTCTGATAGCCATCAGTGCCCTGAGTGCAACATCAATGGCCGGTTCGGTCGGTGGGATGGGGGATGCTTTCTGTTTTGACGGCGATACGCGTGTGCGGACGGGCGATGGGACGAAGCCTATCCACGCGATCGCCATAGGCGACCTATTGGAGGACGGCTCGCGTGTCACTGCGACTATGAGATTTACCACAGACTCGGCTACGGCCTTCTACAGGGTGGACGGCATCCATGTATCCGGTTCCCACTTAGTCTATCGCGACGGGGTGGCCGTCCCAGTTAACAGCCTACCTGACGCTGTTGAGGTGGCCCCGCCCCACTACGTCTACTGCCTCAACACAACCAGTCACAGAATAGGGGTGACCGGTGACAGAGGCGTCTGGAGTTTTGCCGATTGGGAGGAGCTTGACAACTGCGACATGGGCCAGTGGGAGCAGCTGGTTCAACGGGCTTTGAACGGAGCTGTTGGGTCCGCGTCTTCGGTTGATATTCTAGAATCCGAATCGGGGCTAGCTCTTGATACAGTGATAGAGCTGGGTGATCGCAGTGTAGCGGTAGATTCGATCAGACCGGGAGATCGGATTCCTGACGGCGCGGGGTTTACACAGGTTATGGGTACGGTTCTGCTCGACGGAACCGAAACGCGTAATATGGGCTCTATAGATGGCGTCGTCTGTTCAGGTGCGTGCTGGGTCGAGGAGGGGGGTCGCTGGATACGGGCTGCTCTGTCCAAACGCTGGGTTGCACGGCTCCCGGTCAACAGGATGGTGATGTTAGTTACTGAATCCGGTAGTTTTAACGCTGCTGGAGTGAGAATGCGTGATTTCACCGATGTAGGGCTACGTGAGATAGAGAAGACCTACGCCTTCACTATTGGTCAGCTGACCCGCGGAATTTAATGCTGCTTGCTATTAGATAGAATGGCTGTTACTAAGTCGCCCTGGCCCATGGTCTTTCTTATCACCTGTCTGGCCCTGCTTGCGGTGGCAAACGCCTTGATGCTCTACGGCTACACCAACTACCCCTCTGACCAGGAGGGCTTCGTAAACTACATCATGAACGGTGGTGGCAATTTCACGCCTGCCTCCCAGTTCAAGGGTGAGGGTTTTGCCAATTACGAGCTGGGTGGTGCCGGTAGCGGTAACAACTACCAGGCGATCGGTGCGTACGATAACGTGAAGAAGGTCCCTGCCAACGGTGTCTCTGCGTGGCGTGATACGGCCCCCAACGAGCCCCTGGCGGGCCCCGAGTTCACCGGTCCCTCTCCCGACAACCTCTTCATGTTCAAGAACAACCAGTGCAAACCTGAGTGCTGTGGTGCCTCGTTCAGCTGCGGTGGTGGCTGCGTCTGTACCACACCGGCCCAGCGTCAGATGTTGGCCGCTCGTGGTGGCAACCGCACTGCACCTGAAGATGGTATTTAAGCCAGTAGCTCTTATCTATAGACAAGGATGTCGAACATCATTGTCCATATCGACTTCCGTGAGACCGAACTCTACGACTTATTGAAGGGAACCGAGGGTTGCAAGGTGGATTCTATCAGCCTTGAAGTCGGCGATATTATGATCTGCAACGGTGACGAGCCACTACTTGTCTTGGAGCGTAAGACTTTTAGTGATCTGGCCTCCAGTAATCGCGACGGTCGCTATCGTGAGCAGCGGGCTCGGCTCCTCTCCATGCGGGGTCAGGGGATTGTAATTGGCTACCTTCTCGAGGTCGGTAGCGGATGGTCCCCTGACCTGGGCCGAGTCTGGCCCGGTAAGATCCCTGAGACCACACTTGCTAGTCTTGTATTACGTCTGCAATTACGCTATGGGATCCCCGTAATTGAGAGCAAGGACGCACACGTCTCGGTGGCACTGATCAAGCAGCTTGTCCGCATGGTGGCGGCGGATGTCGATGTGTTCAAGAGTGTTGCTACAGGGGACGCTACAGCGGTGGCTGCGGCATATACGGAGGTTCTTTCCGCCCAAAAATCAGCTAACCGTAATCTGAAACGGGTTGCGGCCGGCATGTTATGTGCAATACCTGGCTGCGGCGGTAAGATGAGCGAGTCTATTATGGACGCGTGTGGTACTCTTGCTGATCTTATCAAGAAGTCGCAAGAGGAGATTGCTGCTCTGAACGTGGGTAAACGCACGGTCGGAAAAGTTCTAGCAGAGAAGATCTGGTCTGCACTTCACTCCAAGTGAATCTTGCACGACTCGTAGTCGGCCTTGTACTCCATGCACTTCTTGAACTCGGTCAGGGGCGTCGCCGGTGGTGCGACTGGTGCCTGCTGCGCTTGCGCTGGGGCCTGCTGTGCTTGCGCTGGGCCCATTACACGATCAACTATGTTGCGGGCGACTGACATACCGATACCAAGACCGAACCCCTCCTTCATCGACTGTCCTAGGGAGGGTAGAGGCATGGTCTGTATTCCACTGGCGGGTTTTATGGGCTTTAGTGGGGTGCTCTGGTTGCGGGGCATCTCTACAGGTTACTACTGAATTTAACTGCACGGAGTGCACTTAAGTTCAGATACCCTGCTCGTTGGTGAAAAAATTGAAATCATCCGCACCGGATCAGCAGACTACACACCGGCACGGAGAAGCCAACATGTCCAACGCAATCGATTGCTGCAACATGTGTCCCAAGAAGGACTTTCGCCCCATCTCGCCCGAGCCGGGCCTGCTCATCGGCATCTGCTCGGACCACATTGCCGAGTACGCGGGCATCAACTGCACGCTCTGCGGGCACCACCACCACCACCCCGAGAACCAGCCCGCGTGCCAGGAGTTCCACGTCCTCCTCACGGCCGACCCCGACGAGGTGATCACGTGGGACGAGGTCGTTGCGCCCGCGGCGGCGGTGGTCCCCGTGGTCGAGGACTACGAGGACGAACCCTGTCCTGGCTGCGGCGGGGCCTACGACGGCTACGACTACGGCGGGCGCGGGTGCTCGCGGGTCTGTGCCTACGGCGAGCCGGACGACTACTGAGGAGAAGGGCGGCGGCGGCCGCCGGTTTTTCAGTCAAAATTTGAACAGATCCACTATTACTAGGATAGCCAACAAAATGGCTGAGTTTGACGGTGACGTAAAGCTCTACAATCCCTGGAACCCCACCAATCGCGATGTGCCTGACTCTGAGATCAGACGAATCCTCTCTGCCTATGGCGTAAAGGATGCGCCCCGTCACTACGAGTTGTTCCGTCAGGCCTTCGTTCACCGCTCCTACGTGGATCGACCCGAGGGGCCTAGTGTGCAGACCACTGGTGAGAAGGTGATCGTGATCCCGCGACCCGATGGGGTGATGCCACTCAAGGCTGCTGACAACGAGGAGCTGGAACACCACGGTGATGGTATTCTTCAGGCTATTACGGCGGAATACCTCTGCCTTCGCTACCCTGGGGAGGGGGAGGGCTTCTGGACCTCACTTCGCTCCAATCTGGTGAACAACAAGATGCTCGGTCATCTGGCCGAGAAGATCGGTATGCAGCACTGGCTGATTGTCAGTCGACACGTCGAGGACCTTTGCAATGGTCGTCGCAATCTGCGTATCCTGGGCTCAATGCTAGAGGCGTGGATCGGTGCCCTCTATCGGGACCTTTCCGTAACGGACCGAGGGGCGGCCTTCTCACGGGCGTTCGACTGGATCACAAATCTCTTTGAGGCCCACGTCGACTTTGCCCAGCTGATCTCGCAGAACACCAACTACAAGGATCAGCTCCTGAAGCACTACCAGGCGACCTATCATCAGCCGCCGCGGTACAAGGAGGTGGCTGTCGAGGGGCCGCTTCACAACCGGACCTTTACGATGGGGGTACTGTCGCCCGACAACCATGTGGTTGCCTCGGCCACTGCGAAAAACAAGAAGGTGGCCGAGCAGGAGGCGTCGCGACGGGCGCTGGTGAAATTTGGTGTGATCGGTGCTGATTCACCGCAGCGTGAGGACGACTGACCCGAGTCAGTTGGACCAGCTTGAGGACGACTAGGCCCGCTTCGCCTTATAGATTTTTGCACAGTCCGGTGAGCAGAGTGGGTGCATCTTGTTACCGCCATTCGACTTGTTGCACTCCTTGCAGATCTTCTTAGCACAGACCTCACAGTCCCAGTGGTAGCAGCTGTTCAGATCGTCGTTGAAATGGCAGAGTTTTTTGCACGTTGCACAGGGCTTGAGATCTGTGGCGAACTGTGCGGTGGTATTGCAGCTCGTGCATCGCGTGCACCACATCCCCTTTTCGGTCTCCTTCTTTGAGGCCTTTACGGTGGTTCGGTGGAGTTTGACTGGTGCTGTAACCACTACGTTAGAGGACGCTGCATTAGGAACCACTGCGTTTGCGACCACTGCGTTTGCGACCACTGCGTTTGCGACCACTGCGTTTGCGACCACTGCGTTTGCGACCACTGCGTTTGGGACCGCTGCGTCGGGCGACACCGGTGCCGATCTCATCCACTCCCTGAACCTCGTCAGCTCTGCCTTCAGCTGCTGATTCTCCTGAAGAAGAGCCTCCAGATTTAGATCCGGCTTTGCAGGTACTAGTACCAGCGTATCAGGCTGGATTACGTTGGACTGAGGTAGCCAGTTCTTGTAGCAGAGCGTACAGTCTGCGTGTTGGTTCTGCAGGCTTTTCTTGTTTTTCGATTCATGCCGAAAGCCCTTTGCCTCCTTGATCCATGCAGGACAGAGGGTAAAGGTCCGTCCTCCAATAGAGACCTCTGGATGAAAGGGTCCGACAACAGGACTGTTTGTAATCTGCTTGATCAGGTCAGCATCAAATCGTCCTTCGTGCGTATGACTGCGATAGATGTGGTGGGAGACTAACCCTACCTGCTTCTCTATCTGACAGACTGGGCACTTAACTATCTCTGTGTGAGCGGGCATTACCCAGCCTCTTATCAAAATTATGAGTCTCAATTTTACCCGCGTGGCCGCGAAAGACAGGGAGATAAAATAGATATTTGAATTTAGAGAGTCATGTCATCAGCAGGACCCCCTAAGTTTGCCCGTCTGAAGCGGACAGCTGTTCGATTTGACGCAAACATAGCACCCACAGAAGCTAATGTAACCGAGGATTTTACACAGATAGCACCACTTACATTCGACGGTGCTGCAGCAAAGGCAGTCCCGGTCGTAGTCGCATCAGAAGCCGTTCAGGCCGCACGAATCGCCGACGCAGAGCTTCGTGACGAGGCTCTCACGGGACCGAAGCCCGCAGCCGAGCCGCAACCAACCGTGGCTAAGCCCCCATCCAGAAAGCGTGCTGCTCCCTCTATGTTTGAGCCTGCGGCTCCTGTCGTTGAGGGGGAGGCTGTTGCCAAGGCCGTGGAAGCCGCTGCAGAGGTTGCAGCGGCTCCGGTGGTTCTTGGTAGGGTCGAGGACGCCGAGCAGTCAGCTGCTCTCAAGCCCGCTGATGCAGAGCTCATGCAACATGTCACAGAGGCTGTAACAGGCCCGCCTCGGCCACCCATGGTGAAGCCCGCTTTCTATGTGCCTGAGAATCGTCGTGGATTCAAGCCCTTCGTTATTCAGACTTTCAAGCAGTATATTCTACCGCCGTTGACTGAGGACCCCGACCCAGAGACCTGTACAAAGGCCGCCAAAGCCTCCACCAAGGAGCTCAAGACCTTCCAGTATCAGGCCTTCGTCCGCGACTACTTACAGCGGGCCTCGCCCTATCGTGGGCTCCTTGTCTACCACGGACTCGGTTCCGGTAAGACCTGCACCTCAATTGCGACAGCTGAGGCACTCTATGGTGCCGGTAACCGTAAGATCATTATCATGACACCCGCGTCACTGAGTGGCAACTACCGCGGTGAGTTGACCAAATGTGGCTATTTTGCCTTTCAACAGGAGAATTACTGGACCTTCTTGGCTGCCTCGGTAAAGCCAGTAACTGCCGAGCTGACCTTTCTGACTGATACAATCGGTCTACCGATCAACTGGATCAAGAAGAACGGAGGGGCGTGGGTGCCCGATCCCACTCTTCCCTCAAATTGGGAGGTTCTTTCCGCCGCTGAAAAGGCGACTATCACAAAACAGATCCAAAGTCATATTGAGGCACGCTTTACCTTTATCAATTACAACGGTCTAACTGAGAAACGGGTTCGCGACTGGGCGTGTAAGACACCGACGATGTTTGACGGTTCGGTCGTAATTATAGACGAGGTACACAATCTGATCCGCACCATCAACAACAGTCGGTTAGAAGAGTTCTATAAGACTGAGCCCCTGGAACCCGAGTACAAGGCGAAGTTCTGCATGACGGGTAAACGCTATAGGATCTCTTACCTAGTCTACCGTCTTCTCTGTAATGCCGTGGGTACCAAGATCGTCGCTCTTTCCGGTACGCCAATTATCAACTACCCCCAGGAGCTGGGTATTATGGCCAACCTACTTGCTGGCGATATGCGGTATGCCAGCGGTATGCTGTCGCCTCGTATCGACGTAGAGGCGGTCAAGACCGCTCTGGCTAAGCATCCTGAGGTCGACATCTATGAGATCCTTCCTGGTAAGGGGGCCGTCAGCATGCGACTGACACCTGTTCCCAGTGGCTATCGCAAGGTGGTGGACCCTGCAACAGGTGTTGCCCGTGGATTTGTCCGTAACGAGGACGGAGCGGCCGGCACCGACGAGATCAGCCGCGAACGTGATCTGACCGCATGGATGAATCGTGTGGAGATGGATCTGCGGCCCCTGGTGAAGGCCAGAGGGACAGTTTTCAACTCCATTACGTATGGCATCAATCAGCGTCTACCGGATATAGAGAAGCCATTCGTTGACACCTTCATCAACAAGGAGACACTGACGCTGAACTCGCCCAATGATCTTGTACTGATGGCGCGCCTAAGTGGACTGATCTCCTATTACAAGGCCGGTAAGGTCGAACTTGTGGCCCGCGTAGAGAAGGATGAGGTGGTTCAGGTAGAGATGAGTGATCGGCAGCTCCAACAGTATACGATCGTCCGTCAGACGGAGATCAAGCAGGAGGAGCGGGATCGCAAGGGAAAACAGAAGGCACCGGCACCGCGGGCTCCTGGGGCCCGTTACGACGAGGTATTGAAGGCTCAGAAGGGGACATTTAAGATCTTCAGCCGTGCATGCTGTAATTTCGTATTCCCAGAGGATATTGCTCGACCAAGACCCGGTGACGAGGCGGCGGCACTGGCCGATCTCGGTCATGCCGTCTCAGGCGACTCGCAGGGCGGAGATATTATGGCTGAGGGCGAGCAGGAGCTGGTGGAGGAGCCCGTGGCGGAGGCCCCAGTACCAGTACCAGCGCGACCCCGTCGCAAGGGAGCAGCAGAGGCTGCACCGGTGGCTGTAGCAGATCCCTATCAGGAGGCGATCCGTGCTGCCCTAGCCAGCCTCCGTGCCAAGGGTGCAGCCGTGTTTGCTGCCGACAAATTACCGATCTACAGCCCTAAATTCCAGGCTATAATTGATCGTCTGGAGACGGCAAAGGGTCCCGCCCTCCTCTACAGTCAGTTCAAGACCCTGGAGGGTCTAGGAATTTTTGGCATGGCCCTTGAATTGCAGAAGAATTACATCAAATTCGACATCCAGCTCCAGGCAAGCGGTAATTGGGCATTGAGCCCAGAGCTGCTTATCCCTGAAAATGCCGATAAAAAGCGTTACATCACATACACAGGCGATGAGAAGGCCGAGAAACGCGACCTATTGAAACACATCTTCAATGCAAATTGGACCAAGATGCCTGCCGAGCTGGCAACGGCAATCCGCAATCTGGCCGGCGCCGAAAACAATATCAGCGGTAAGATCGCACAGGTCTTTATGATCACCCAATCCGGTGCCGAGGGTATCTCCTTGGAGAACGTGCGACAGGTCCACTTGATGGAACCCTACTGGAATTACGTCCGCCTGGAGCAGGTGAAGGGACGTGCTATCCGTATCTGCTCTCACAAATCCCTCCCTTTCGATGAGCGGACGGTGGAGGTCTTTACCTATATCTCAAAGTTCGGTGCAGCACAGAAGAAGGAGCGTCGCGTCGACGAGACCCTATTGATCAAGGACGGTGGCGAGACGACAGATCAGTCGATCTTGTCCGTTGCCAATGATAAAAAGAAACTGGCCGATTCCCTCTTCGAGGCAATGAAACGTGCTGCCGTCGACTGCGAGCTGAATGCCACTGAAAACGGCGTGGCCGCCTGCTATCGTTTCGACACTAATCCCACTGGGCCGCTCTTTCATCCTGATCTCACCCAGGACATCAGCAGCTCAGGGGCCTCGGTGCGACGGGCCTAACGAAACCGAAATTGTGTGCACTTGTTCAAAAGTTAATTGCAGCCTGTGCAATTAACTTCTGTATTTGACTGTACGCAATCACGCGTGGGCCTTTGAGACACGGTCCCACCCCGTTCCTGGCGACGGTTTAAATTGGCTGTTGCTGAACCAGGCATTCTGACTGTCGGCAATTACATCCGCCTGTGTCATCGTGTAATCGAAAATACGGAACCAGCCGACACCCACATCCTTGTTCCAGTACTCGACAGAGTTGAAGATGTAACAGTTCTTATAGATCTTGTTCATCAGCATACTAAAGGACGGGCTCTTATAGGACTGTAGCTTCACACCGTTGATATAGATAGAGAAGCCCTTCATATCATCGTCAATTACCCAGGCGTAGTGATACCACTTACCGACATCCATCGTCCCTGATCCTGTCCAGACACTGGGACCTTCACATCGCTGCTGGCAATAGAACCCTGCACCTAGACTGTTATTAGGACTGAAGCACCCAAAGATCGAGTCCTCGCACCAGTTACCCTGACCCGCGTTGTAACTACCGAGTGCCGAATTATTGAACTCCCAGGGTCTGGGCCAGGGGGCGGCGTTTGAGTTTATATAGATAGTCATAGTGATAGTCTTGAATGCGGTGGTCGCTATAGGATTCAGAATACGGATATAGCTCCGCCCCTGAAATTGTGCACACTTCAGTCCACCCATCGTGGTGATAGGGATACTACCGATCACCTCTGAATCCAGAACACGGCACCGGTCCTGAATTATGCCCTCGTAGAAATCCCAGCGGGCGATCGGGTAACCCGTCGGTTGGACCTGCTGTATCATGTTAGGTGGGATGGTTGCATATGCACCGTCCTGCCAGAGCTGGTGTACGATCACATAGCCACCATAATTATTGTACCAGTCGGTGGTGATCTCCTGCGGTTGAGTAGGTGTTACAACTATTGGAGGCGTCTCGTACGAAGTGGGCCCCTGGTCCCACCACTTTCGCAGAATGTTCTTACCACCCTGCATCGGCGGGCCCTGGATCACCGAGACACCATCGTCTGTCATCAGATAGAACCGTGTAGTAATGGCCTTAGGGCTGATCAGTTTGGCACGGAAACGCAGATAGATCCGATCTGTCCCTATTCCAAAGGGTGTATACGGTCCGTTATTATTGATATTCGGGTACGTACTGTTTATCATACGACCGTAATACGTTGCCTTAGAGATTTTGCCACCCGCCACTCCTCCTTGACCGATGTCCGACTCGTACTCCCACTTGTACACGTAGATGGAGAGCCCGTTCACGTCACCACAGTCGGCTTCTGGCTGCACCACGTCGACTCCCAGACACTGCTTCGTCGACCGCACCTGTGTGGTCATATCGTTCGAACTCATCTTGCTGTGTAGGTCCCTGAAATACTCAACTACACCCTTCCAGCTCATAGCATCATAGTCGCCCTTATTGGTATCTGTTGGATAGTCGCTACCGTCGGGTTGGCAGCCGGCTTCACTGGCTGCCCGCTGCTGACAGTGGAGAAAGAACGGGCCCATCTGGGAATCCGGCATCTCGCACTCATCAAAGTCCAGACCAAGGGCCAGAAACCCCGCCGCGTTACGGGCCTTCTTTGTGGAGGCCGTACGAGAGAGTTTCACTAGTGTATTGTAATACCCTAACGCCTCTGATCTCAGACAGGATCCATAGCCAACATACTCGTCGTTACTAGCAATAGAGGTGTCTTCCATCAAGACCTGTTTGGCCATCTTAAATTTGGTGTTGTTCTGGCCCGGCTGACTGTAATAACCCTTCGAGTCCCCAGCAAGGATATTGATAATTACACCAGATTCCTTGCAACCCGCCCCTTTTGCCAATGCAATAAGACAGTCGTTACTGAGTTTCCCCGTAGCTGGATTAGGATCACATAAGAGAGCTATCTGTTGCGGTGGTGCACCATCCGGTGTATTAGGGGCCTCGGGTCTTGGACAGTTGGCTGGATTGGAGACAGCAGCAGACCCACAGTTAAGAGCTGGGTCATCTGGGTATCTACTGTTTCCATAGCTGTCTACGGGGATCCCCGTGTTCAGAGGCGGACAGAAAGCACATTGACCCGGTACAAGATCGGCTACATCACAGGATTGAACCCGTCTACAGCGTTTCACATCCTCCAACTTCTGTGCCTCTACCAGATCCCATACCCATCTACCACCAGGCAGGCTCGCGCTCAGATCGTCTGTGTTATACGGACCTAGTTGCGTACCGCGTGCCCCCACCGATTGTGCGTTGTTATCATCTGCATACCACCAGCCACAGCCGTCTACCCCTGTTGTATTTCTAGGCGGAAGCAGTTTCGGTTCAAGTACACTGGCACAGACCTGATTATTAGCGGCTATGCCGGGAAAGGGGTCTTTGTCGAAGTACTTCGAGATATCGACTGGACCATTCAGACTTGCCGCAACGTCAGTCATCGCAAACATCTTCCCTACGTCAGGAAGCAGACTCGCAAGACCGTCGTTTAAGAACACGGCCCTATTGAACTTCTTCCCAAAGTACTCGTTCTGATTGCCGGCAAATGTATTGCGGCCCGCCATTGTGGGCGACGACATGGTGGCAAAACCCTCAGTGTACCAACTTCGCACATAGAAGACGATAGAGACAACTATCAATAGTGCTACTATAAGTCCAGAGACCAGTGTCAATCTCTTTAGTGGCAGCATACCCTACTCATTCGGATCGTTTAAATTGTCGATTAACCGCAAAAGTTCTGTGCACTGGGTGCACGCAACTTTTAGATTTGACGAACATTATCAGAACTTAGCGACCCAACCACTGTTGGGGTCTTCGGGGTAGACAGAGGACTTAGTGAACATCATACTCATATCCTGCTGAGCATTCTCCGCCGTGAACGGGTAGTCGAACCAGTGCACCCAGGCAAGGGCACACTTGATGGGCTGCCCGTTGCAACCCATTTTATAGTGCCCAATCCCTATAGACGTGGTCGTAGCGATCAACTGATCGTGGAACTGTCCGTTAACACGGTCATTCTGCACTGACGCCGCCCTTGTACCGTTGATAAAGATGGTAGCACCCCTGTTGTCAGCGTCGAAGGTGTAGGTGATATGGACCCACTGGTTCATTGTGATGGTTCCAGGGGGTGTCTGAAGCCAGATAGACCAGCCACCATTGACCGGCTTGACACCCAACCAGACACTGCCATCATTGCACACACCGCCCTCCACAGCATCAGTCCCGTTGAAAGTCGCACCAGAATCACAGTTCACCGTGCCTCTTCTGAACGAGAAGAGACGAGACCAGAAAGCAGGGATGCTTGCTACATTGATCATATATGTGTAGGATTTGAAGGCACCTACACGTACTGGGTTCGTGATCATGATGGCGGAGTTTGCATCATTGAATAGGGCACACTTTCGCCCCCCAATCTTACCGAAGCTCAGACTGTTCGGCTTGCTGGTCAAGACCGAATTACGCTCATTGTAGGTCCCCATATAGAAGTCCCATCTGCAGACAGGGAATCCTGACGCGACCGCCATCTGTAGAACAGAGGGGGGGATAAAATCGTAGGAGCCATCCGATTTAGAGAGTTTAGGTACAAAGGTCGCTCCGCCGTAGTCCTGGTACCAGTAGAAATCCAGGGGAGCCGGTGAACCAGTTGCCAAGACGAAAGGATTTGAGGTATAGGCGGTGGGGCCCTGATCACGCCACTGGCTCAGTATATTCTTGCCCTGAGAGTTTATTGCTATACCATCGTCCGTCATAACCCAGATAGTGGCAGTTCGCGTAGGATCCTGACTGTGGATCCGTGTACGAATACGGAAACACGTTGTCGTGGAACGTCCATACGGGTTGAAGCTATCGTCGGTTACGTTGAAATTGGGGAGGGTGGATGAGATCTGGCGACCCAGAAAAGTCTGTTTTGTATTCTGATTTATAGGGAAGTTGTAGTCGTTCTCCCAAGCATACCAGAGGACTTCGCATCCACGCGTATCACCGCAGTCAGAGAGCTTTGGTGTGATAGTCACACCCAGACACTGCTTGGCGTTATCTGCCTGAACAGCATAATCGCTTGAGTTAGACTTTTCACGAAGGCTCCTGTAGAACTCCGCAACGGCATTCCAGGTCAGCGAGTCCACCTGGCTCTTATTAGCCTCAGTGGGGTAGCTTGCACCATCCGGTTGGCAGCCCGCCTCGCGGAATGTACGGACAAGACAAGGGAGATCAAACGGACCGACCTGCTTCTGCTCATAGTCGCATGGGTCGAAGTCAGTACCGAACGCCAAAAATCCAGCCGCATCTCTGCATCGTTTGGTTGCCCCACTGCGTGTTGCGTTGTAGATCTTAAAATAGTATTGCATTGCAGCCTCTCTGGTACATGTGCCGTTACCGACGTACGCTGGCTCGTAGACTATGTTGCAGTCCTTCTTTACTATCGCATTAGCAGACGTGAAATTGTAGGCGTTATTGCCACTATTTGAGGTATATCCATTCGCGTCACCCTGGAGGATAGAGAGGATGGCACCAGCATTTGAGAGCCCCACGGCCGTAGCAAGCGAGATAAGGCAGGCTGCACTCAACTGACCACTCACCGGCTCACATATGGCCCGCGGCACGGGCGAGGGCGTAAAGGTCCCATCGGAATTCACTACCGGTGGAGGGACCTCAGGAGCGGGGCACATTGAGGGCTTCACTATCACCCGTGTACCGCAGCTGTACCTAGGATCATCGGGGTATTTGGAGCTACCATACCCGTCAATAGGGACACCTCCCAACAGTGTAGTGCAGTACCCGCATTTTCCAGGGAAGAGGTCTGCTGTATCACATGTCTTCATACGACGGCACCGCTTGATATCCTCCCGCTTCTGGGCCTCTTCAAGATCCCAGATCCAGACACCACCAGGTATTCTGTTCGGTAGCGTTGTATCAAAAGGACCACTGCTGCTACCGCGTGCCGCGGTAGACGGTATGGCATCGTCGTCTACATACCACCAACCACAGCCATTGATTGTATTCTCGTCGTGTGGTGGGAGAAGACTTGGCTCGCTCACTTTAGCACACTGCTGATTCTGGACCTGTAGACCGGGAAGAGGATCGACCGAAAAGTACTTCTGTAGATTTGGCTTATTTATCGTGTTATACTGCGTGTCGACGATCTGGGTAGCACTGTCAATCTTATCAATAGAGGCTTGGAGTCCATCTGTATAGACTAAACCGCGATTGAACTTATTCCAGTAGTAGTCCTTATTAGGCCCAGTAAAGGCGTTCCAGGTATCAACAGGAGCAAAACCCTCTTTGCTATTTGAAGCAACTCGATAGACAAGGAAGACGCCCACCGCCAAGAGGATTGTAATAATAAGAATCTTCAATGCGGGTTTCGCCCCAAGATATTTTGAGACCATCTTTGGAAGTCTATCCATTCTCTACTATTCAACCCTTTGTTTTTTTCCATCTTTCCATACCGCCTTGTACAAAGCTAACTGCACAGAGTGCACTTAGCTTTTTAATGGGTCTCGGTCTATTATGTGGTGGGTAACCTCCAAGAGGCCAGTCTCTGCTGTTCACCCCTTGTAGCAGGCCCAACGTAGATCCCCATATTGTCCGATACACCTAGATACGACCCAGGGCTGATCGCGGACTCAAACGAGATTTCACCGGGGTTACCTGCTACTGAATCGATGACCTTGAAAGAGGATTCGCTTTTGAATGCACCAGAACCATCGTCGGCGGTCAGACGAACACGGAAACCCTGGACACGGATCCATCTATCGGTCGTCTTGTGCTTGAAGCTGAAATAGCCACCTGTATTGTTATTAGGTGTAGATATTACAAACTCTGTTGTATCAACATTGATGCCCTGTCGCTTACTTATGAGGACCTCACCTGTAGACTGTCCAGAGAGAACGGATCCTGGGTATTTACTGGGAGTAAATGTTATATCGCTGTTCAGCCGAACCAGACCCGAGGGCTTCGCATTAGAGAACATGACTGTCTCTACCGCCCCGCCCTGTAACTTCTTCTCCTTGAGAACTGAGAGATCTTCACCTAACAACTGGAACCGCATACCCACCGATCGATCCTGACAGCAGTCCTTGCGATTGTAGTAGACCACATATGCTATTTCTACAGTCTTGCCAAAGTCCACTTTCCACCACTCAGTGTTGGGATTTGGTGTTGCAGATGTGTAACCCAGTGGATGAGTACGTAGTTCCGCCTTGCCCTTCACGGCGTTTGATGCAACCGATGCCGGCTCCCAAGAGGAAGCAGACGATGTAGGCTGGTTGTATGCCACATTGGTACCGTTCACATCAAACGCCTGTAGATGAGAGATCTGAATGTAGGCATTATTTGTGGTTAGACTTGGGCGTATCATCAGATAGCGAGTCTTCACACCCTTGCAGATGGGCGGTTTGATATTGATGGCTACACCGTAACACTGATTGAGGCCCACTTTCTGAGTTGTTGCATCACTACTGAAATTAGCATCGTAGTGGATCTGTCTATAGAACTCCTTAACTGCACCTATACCACCGAATGAGTTAGCTGTCTGAATAGCATCAATATTCGGCTTACCATCTGCACCCACGGGTGACATTGTCCCTTTTCGCTGACAGTACATGATTGGGGTGGCAGTTGTCCTGTCGGAACCGGAGCTGCGATTTGACACGCCCTGATAGGTAGTACCAATCTCTGCATTGGCTTTGCCTGCATTCCTGAAAAGATAGTCCAGGCAGTCCTGCGAATGTGGCCCTGTCTGCTTGTTTGGTGTATCACATGGATCTAATACGATCTTGCCCAGGCACTTATCTGATGCACTTGCAAAATCGGCTGAACCGGCCTTTGTGCCATCCACATAGAGGCCGGTTTTAGAGATAGAATAGATATCGTCAGTCGCGGCTATAATATCATCCAGAACCAGATTCTGACCTGTCATAGGATCCTTAGACATGCTGCGACCGCGCTCTGCAGTTGTAGGGATTCCACTACCGTCGGCCGTGCAGCCCGAACCTAGAAATACCGTTTTGAGGCAGTCCAACGTATATGTTCCTGGTCCCTGTGGCTGCCCGTTGACAAGCTGTTCACAAGGAGAGACACGTAGTTTAGCGGCAGCCTCCTTTGTCTGCACCAGAGGACCCGATGGGCAGAGTTTCATATCATCGATGTTTGTCGGGTCGCGTAGGGTCGCGGGGACGCTCAGAACAAACGTACATTCAGCGGCTTCTAACTCCCTTGCCCAGAACCAGAAAAGATAGTCTGGAAGACCTACTATTAGGGACTTCGGCTTGGATTTGTGGTATTTGCTACCAGTGATTGTCCCCTGAATAGGCGGGCCATTTGCACCAACGCTGAACCCGTTGATTGAGACTACCGTGTTGTTGACAGGGAGACTGCGTTTCACAAGTCCATTTACACTCTCCCAGCTGCCCACCAGTCCCTGTACAGTTTTTGGTAGCCGCTCCACACAGCGGCCTGGTCGTGAAGCTGTTACGCGACAACTGGATGCCGTATTCATATAATTGATACCGATGAGACAGGCGTTGCTCTCTGTTAGAGTGACTTCGCGGCCGCCACCAATATCATGCTCCCATAGGGTTACAGAGAGCCCTGGCGGGACCTTTACAGATTGCAGCGTATCATTTACGTACCCTGTTGCCATCAATTTCTGGAACGGGTAGTCGCCAACAGAGAGTTCTGTGGCCTTGCCGGCATAGTTACACTGCGAATAGAATACAACCTTTCCACCACTACTTCCTGTGTCAGCGGCCGTAGCACCATAGTATTTACTGATATCACCCTGAACATAGGTGCGATTTGTGGGAGCACCATTACCATCTCTCTCGCAGACCGCCTGTGCGGCCGCTGCCTGCGGTAGATTGGGTGGACAGAGCTTGTTGAAATTATCAGATGGGACGGGTTTTGAGACACCACCCTCGGTCGCATACGCATACGCATAGTCCGTACCGTTGTTACTGTAGACCAGACGCAGCTGTTTGTAGATACCTGGGTTAGGATCTCCACCTAAACCGTCATTTGACGCCATCACATCGAACTTAGAACAGTCGTTCATACCGAACTTAGATTTGATGTAGTTTGTTACGTCTACAGCACGCTCGTCATCTTTTGTATAGTCATTTATGTTGGGGCCATACATTGCACGGACCAGCTTAGCACGTTCAGGCGAGGTCATTTCACTTAGTCGCTGTTGGTCGTCGCTCGTCAAACTGTAATTTCTGTACTGTGGTAAGCGGACCTTCACACTGAACTGCTTCCCCTCGTAACAATCAGGAAGCGTGATAAGCGCAGTATCAGAGCTACCGATAAACCCGTTTGCACGGTTGATCTTAGAGACGACCGTCTGTGTATCTTGATCTGTGATAACAACCTCTATACCTCCTGTATTAGCAAAACAGAGACGGAGATTTAACGGGAAGCGGATCTGTTTAGCGGACTTCAATGCATACGCACCAGCCTCCCCTAAACGGTCGTTGATATAGACAAAGGTGTTCGGATTAGTTGCATTAACACAGAGGGCACACTTATCTTGGACAGCCTTGTCGTCGAAGCTCTGGGCTGTGCTACACTCGTACCGATCCTTCTGTGTGTCGCAATAAGGACGTTTTCTGATAAACTCCCCTTTACAGAAACCCGTCGATGGTGCATATTTATAGGGTTTACCCGTTCTAGCCTCCTCTGCTGCACCCTGGGCGGCGGCCTGTGGATCGATGTAGAGCCCGCCTATCTGTTCTCTATTATCGTGTGTTGTGCCACCGCTGGTACAGATACCACAGTAGGCCTGAAACTCGGGGTCGTTAAATGCTGAGCAGTCCCACGATTTGACGGATTCGCATTTTGCTATTTTGGCTAAGAGATCCTTCAACTCGGGAGGGGCCCTGTATCTGAATTCGTCGTGGTAATTGGGGGCAGCTAGGCTCTGGCTATTGCTATCTCCCTCGTATGCGGGAGATCGTAAGAACTTCTTAAGATTATCGTCTCCTGTAGGACCTGCACCAACAACGCTGAGTTGGCCCGGCCGCTGCGTATCAGCGTAGTCATTATACAGGCGGTTTGCCGATTCACCTAGGGCAATTCTATCCGCTGTAACAGGGTAGAACCCCTCGTTGACTCTGCCAAAATGCCGGTAGACAATGAGACCTATGGTCACTACTACCAGAATTAGCAGATACCCGATAAGCGGTCGCATCTGCACTCTATGTAGTAGTAATTTTAGTTTTACCGCCAATTACCAAAGTTAATCACCCTTAAGGGTGCTTAACATTGGGACTGGCTTGGTTACTATTGTATCGCAAATCTAAGAACTCCCTTCGGAGAAGGGAGTTCTTAAATTCGGTACAGGAGGTTGGGGCGCAACTCACTTTGAATAGTAGAATTCATCCCCTGATACAGATTTATTAAGATCCATAAATATCACATTCGCCATACTGCTGGGATTTGAGGTCCCCATACGGTATCCGGTAACAATTGTCCCTGGCGGTACACCTGGCCCAGTAATCTTTAAACCGACACCGGCATTGCCACTGGGGAACCCGCCACCGACGTTTGTTGTGTTACGTCTGTTTCCACCGTTCGTATAATTGTCATCCTCCACCACTATCTGCTTGTTATTCTCATAGAATTGGCCGTCACCGTTTGAAACTATCCTGAGCTTCTTGCCCGAATTTGTAGGGGCAGGTGGAACTATGGGCGGCACCTTCATCCAGGCCTTTGATCTGGGGTTGGGCGGGTCTCTAAACGTTCCAGAATAGGCCGGTCCGCGCTGATCGGGCCACGCGAGATTCATATAAGTAACACCGTCTGAGTGCTCAATGATATTACCCAATCTGTAGGTCTGCTCGTTATTGTAGGTACCCCTGTAAACGGTTTTGAAGGTGATGGGTTTTGTGGCACCAACTGTATAAGTCTTATCAGGTACTATTCCATCGGGCATGACGGTGGAACTCACCAAGCCCTGGCCCCAAGACGGACCACCGATGTTAGGTATGACGTTGGGATTCTGTACTGAACCGGCATTAGGGGGACCGATGTCGACTAGACGAGGGGCTAGGGGAGGGCATGGCTTGGCAGCATCCACCACATCAACGCCGTAGCACTTCTGCAGGTTAGCCTTCTGCTGGTTGCGGTCCATATTGAAGTTAGCGTCGTAGTGGATCTGGCGATAGAAGTCGCGTACAGCCGAGACACCGCCCTTCGAATTAGCCGTCTGAATGGCCTCCATATTCAACTTACCGTCGGCACCGATAGGCGCCATAGTTCCGGTGCGCTGGCAGTACATTATAGGTGACCAAGCAGTTCTATCGGTACCCGAGCTGCGATTGTAGACATTCGGGTAGGTCGATCCGATAGTGGGATTATCCTTCCCTGCGTTCTTGAAGAGGTAGTCTAAGCAGGCCGGTGTCAGAGGACCCGTCTCCTTGAACGCCGTGTCACAGACATTGTTGATCGCCTTACCAAAGCAGTCCATGTTCGCCTTAGCATAGGTATCGATGTCCAGCTGCTGTCCTGTCTGGTCCAATCCAGATGAGGCGGGACCGAATAGATTGGTCGAGACCTGACCAATTACACCATCCGCATCAAGATCTCTGCCCATTGGATCCTTGCGTACAGCAGCCATAGTAGCAGGTGAATTGGGGTAAGCCTTTCCGCCTGTCGAGCAACCGCCCTGTATGTAGAGCGAACGGATACAGTCATCCGTGTAGGTGCCAGGACCCTGGGGTTTTCCGTTAACGTACTTCTCGCACACGCCTGCCTGGAGATTTTTAGACCCCTCTGCCGTTGTAGAGATCGGACCAGCGGGACAGATGGCAATATCAGCACGGACAGTGGGGTCGCGGAATACTGCGGGGACGGTAACAAGGAGGGTGCAGCTGCTTGCCGTGCTATCGCGGCCCCAGAACCAGAAGAGGTAGGGGGGGATAGGTGCCAGGGTGGTTGCAGGTGCGATTCGCTTGAACTGTGCACTTCCAGCAAGAGTACCGTATTTGGAGATTCCATCGACAGTTGTTGTCAAGCCATTCAGCTCGCGGACGGAGAGATCGAGAGGAACTACGCGGCTGTTATTATTAACAGAACTCCACGTTCCTACAATGCCGCGCGGGACCTTCGGTGCAGGAGCTACACACGAGGTCTTGCCAGTGGAACCGAAGTACTGCGACGGGTTAGGTGGGTTTACATAGGCGCGGCCTGTCGGTGTGTCAGTGCCACCAGGTAGGACCTCGCAGACCTGCGTCTTGGCCGCATCGGCCGACACTGCCTGTGGGCAGAGGGCTCTGAAGTTATCGTCGACCACAGGCTGAGAGACCTCACCCTCCCTGGCGTAAGCGTAGGCGAAATTGGAACCATCGCTGCTGTAGGCCAGCCGCAACTGCTTATAGATACCTGGGTAAGGATCGCCTCCTAGCCCGTCGTTTGTGGCACGAACAGCGGTACTGGAGCAATCCAGCATCTTAAACTTGGACTGGACATAGTCTGTTACGTCCTTAGCCCCGTCGTCGGAATCCTTTGAATAGTCGCCGATATTAGGACCATATGCCGCACGGACCAACGGTGCGCGAGGCGGTGCAGACATCGCAGTGATCTGAGACTGCTCCTCAGGTGTAAAAGTGTAGTCCTGCCAGTCAGGATACTTTACGCTTATTGTGAACTGTTCACCCTCGAACGTGTCGCGAATGTCCAGTAGATAGACATTTGGAGATCCTCTGGAGAAACTCCCTCTGAGATCCGAACCGTCCGCAACACGTTTCACACTGACCGTCGCGATTTTGGGGTGAGATACACCTATCCGTAAACGGATAGTGTGTTTAACCGGATTACCACTCAGTGCATAATTTTCAGCGGCATTGCCACGAGAACCGAGATAGACGAACTGGTTATTTGCTACACACATACCACATTTAGACGCTGTAGTAGGATCGTTTAGTGATGTTGAATTTTTACAGTCGTCTCTGTCGTGCTGAACATCGCAATAAGGTCTTGTTACGAGAAACTCACCTTTGCATGTACCGAATGTAGGCGAATAGAAAGCAGGCTTACCCGATTTGGCGGCATCGTCAACAGCTTTCTGCTTTCTATCAGGATCTATATACATACCACCAATGTGGGGCTGACCAAGGTGGTCTAACCCTCTCTTAGAGCAGATACCGCAGTATTTGGCAAACTCAGGGTCGCTCAACTGTTGGCAATCCCAGGTTCTCAGGCTCTCGCACCTCTTTATCCGCTGAAGCAAGATGGGGATCTGTGGAGGGGCCATGTACTTACGCTCGTTGTTGTAATTCAGACCCTGCATAGACCCCATATTCGAATCCGGCTCGTAAGAAGGGGTATCCAATGCACCATTAAGCAGCTGGTCGCCGGGTGTCATCTCGGGTATGACATTTATCTTCTCAACATCCTGCGTATCAGTGAAATCATTGTATCTTCGCATCCCTACTTCGCCTGCTTCGATGCGTGCCTGTGTCAGTGGATAGCCAGCAAAACCCTCTCCATGTTTTCCCATACTGAAATAGACTATTCCTGCAATGATAATCACGGCAAGCCCTATCAGAAGATAGAGTACCTCAGGCTTCTGTAAAAACTTAAGTGACCTCATCTAGTCTGGCTCTACTAGTAGAAGATCTTTATGATTCGCCTAAGTCTACTGAAAAACTCAGAGGGACTTTGAGTCGTTCTGAGTTTTGCCTGTCGGGGGGTTTCTCAAATACCCGAATACAATCAGTCATATTGGAACACATTCGGGTGCAAGCCGGAAGGCTTACGTGTTATCGGGCCGCACGTTTGATCCGTAGTCCATTTCGCGCGTGATTACGCGTATAGTGAGATGCGACTGCCGGTTTCGGTTCAGGGCCGCGGCGTTCGTGGACTGAGTAGCACCCTCTAGGCGAGTCTTTATGAGGAGTTCCTGTGAACCACCCCCACCGAAGTAGTTGCGGGCCGTAGACCCCGTGGTGGGATCTGCGAATCGGGAACGTATCACTATATAGTTACAGTATCCTACTGAATTAGACCCGTCCGTTAGAAATACGGGCGGAGTCGCCGGTAACGCTACCTCGCCCGCCCCCCAGGCTGTACCCACTACCACGTGTCCCTCGCCCCTGTTTATAAAACTGTTAAACTCGTTCTGGAGAGATGGGGTGACATTTGTGTCTATACCTACATCATATCCACGGATCTGGATTGTATCACCTTCGGCCACACTGAAGCGGCTGAAAAATGCTTTGGTGGCTATAAAGATATAAGACTCTGTATTTGGATTGCTTGAATAGACACTAGTCGCAGGTGCAGTCGCCACCGCCGTCGAAGCAGCTAGATAGATCCGCGATATCTCCACGGTATCGAGAAGAGAGGTCAATGGGTTGCCATCTGGACTCTCTAGAGTGATAGAGAGCTTCTGTAGGGTGGCCAAGGGTGTCGGGGCATAGACCCGTTGAGCCTTCAGATAGCGTGGTGTCATGGAGATATAGCCGACATTGTCTGCTTTCGGGTCAGACTTCCATGTCTGGTCATACTGAATCAAGCCAAAGGTGTTATCGATATTAGCGTTTGTACCGTAGCCGTTACCCGTCCACTCATTTAGCCTAACCATCAGATAGGGGTAGTTCAACACATTCAATATACGACCAGTGTCGCTTACGACAGTGGTACCTGATGGGGCCGGTACCTGTCGGACAGTCACACCGAGCGACTCTGCCGAAAATATCACTTTTACAAGCTCCATGCGGACGATATTCTTGAACCGCTCCTTTACGGAGGGTGAGAAGGTAGCCGTATTACTGTTGTTGGCCGGATTGAAGGCGACCGTAAAATTGTATCTGTTCTCGGCACGATTGTTCAACCAGTCGCGGTCCCCGCTATAGATATAGAGGTTTGACTCGATCTCTCTGTACTTTACGACGTCCTCCTGCTTTATAACATAGTCCTGGGGTCTAGGGGCGAGGAGGGGTGGTGCTGGTGGATTGTTGTTCTGTAGAGCGGGAAGTACGGTCGTAGGGGTGGGGGCAGACGGCTCGGACAAGATATCATTTCGCGGCTTGTTGGGTGTGGTGGTCACAACAGCAGCCTTCGTCTCAGCGTCACGAAGCTTGCGGATACGCTCGTATTTTTCTAGCGGGTCTTCGTTCTCCTCTTCACTCTCTTGAGGGAAAGCAAAGTTCACGCTACCACCGGGTGCGGCAGGGGGCGGTGCTCTGCTCTGCTGTTCTCGCTCAAAGCGATTACCTACGCTCTCGAATATGGAGTCTGATACGGGACCCCTGGTCTGCGTAACTGGTGCACTGGTCTGACGAGCAAGCCATGCGTCAGTATTCATAGACGTCTCGCGAAAGCTCTCCTGATTAAGCATATTTATTGAGGCCGATGGTCCATTGATGCGGAAGACTTCGCCCATATAATGTTGAAGCGTCTTCTGCAGACGCTTGTCGACATCGTCGGGGAGCTCGACTCGATTCAGTCTCTTCTCATACTGCTCTCTCAGCGGCTGAAGCACGCGGGCGTAGTTTGTACTGCTGAAGAAGACCCGCTGTGTGTCCGATTGCGGCTGTCGAGTCTGATAACTTACGGGGGTTGGCTTGCCCTGGCTCATTATTAATTACGGGGAATATTACCCTTAAGCGATTACGCATCGCGGCTTGTACGAAGTAAACTGCACACGGTTCACTTAACTTCAGTACAAGACGTTGGGCTCATGTGCAGAGTCTCTGCACCACCTTGTTCAGAGCCTCTTTACGTGGGCTCTCAGAGGCAAATAGAACGTCGCGGAAAACATTCATCGTATCGTCTTTCACGACATCCATACAGATATTCTGAAAGGTGCGACCCTTCAAGAGACAGATGATTGTGTAGAGACAGTACATACCACACTCGGAATCCTTGCGTTGGTGACGTATGTCGTTATAGAGAATGTGTTCGCAGCCCTGTGCTCTGCAGCGTTCAAGAAAGCGACCCACCTCAGGCGGGGGCGGTAGGCCGTATGAGTCAAAGTAGTATGCGGACTTCTTTGCGTAGTCCACAAACCCACAGACCCAGTGGGAACCGGGTTCGTCGTGTTTGTCAAGATTGAAAATGATCCCTATCCGAGTTGTCCCCTTCTTCTTAGCGTCGTTGATGTCGAGCTTGCAGAGTTCATCAACTATGCATTTCCCCCATTCGCCCATCAGGGGGTTGCTGGAACTGGCCGGTGCGTCGAAGTCGATCGGAACAGGCCCAATAAACTCAAAATCATCATACGCCTCCTCATACTGATTCATCACGTCTTCGATGTTGAAGCTGTCTAACCACGTGGTCTGTTTACCGTTCCACTCCGCGGGCTTCTCGGGTCTGAAATACTTACGCGTCAGTCGATCACGCTCCTTCTTATCTATACCAGGAAGCTTCTTAACTACGCAGAACTCGGTGTCGCACTCGTAATAACTCTTCATAGCGTTGCGGAGATTCCGCCAGAGTGCGGATCGACGGGTCCCCGAATTCTTACGTGTGGCGTTTTTCGAACTTGATGGGAGCTGTATGTCAGGGTGTGTCTTGTTCCAGACCTGCTTCATACGCTCCAATGCCTCTAGTGACAGACAGGTCTCGCCCTGCTTTCTGTGGCGAGCGGGATTGCAGATTCGGGAATCCATGTTGCCCGCCTTATCGGACATCTACCTACATTCTAAAAAGATAAATTCGCACACGCTCTCAGGGGGCCATGGTACCGACAACCGTAATTATAATTTGTGGATTGATCGGCGTTATTGTAGTGCTGGGATTTGCCATTGCCAGTGGGGCCGGTAACGGGACATTGGAGAGGATTATCAGTAAGAAGGAGAGCTGCTCCACAGACGGGGTTAACAGACCCGTGCCATACAGTGCTGTAAGTGCAAAATCGAGCTACAAGCTCTCCACACTACTGGTAGCGGGTCCTTGCCCCGTCGGTTACACTACTTTTACCGATCTGAACGGCAGCGCCCTCTGCTGTGCCAGTAGCAATATCGATATATATAGCCGCACCTGTGCGGCGACGGGCTCAGAGAGTATCTGTGCAATGTCGCCCGGTATTCCCGATAGCAGAGATCCTGATGGTGCACCGCACTATCCAGAGTGCAAACTGATCGCTAAACAGCAGGCACAGGCACAGAGTGGCAAACTGTGCCCGCGAGCCTTTCCTAATTACGCTACAATGAGCGGCTCCGGATATAAGTGCTGTGCTGGACCACTTGCTGCCGGTGGTACAGACTGCCTAGCTGGAACCTCTTGTACTGGTCTCAGTAGCGGACAGAACCTTTTTAACACGCCGTCAAGTTGCGAGAAAGCACTCTTGATGGAGAAGACGCAGTGCCCTGCGGGGACAGCTATGGTCCCTGAAATGAGAGGATCAACCTCTAGAACCAGGAATCTGTCGATCCCTCTCTGTGTTGGTGTTAACGGGAACTGTCTTGCACGGGGTGTATTGGATAGCCTGCGTTCGGTCGGTTATCTTACAGATATAAATCCGGACAAAAACATCATCAATTGCGATGTGTACAATAAAGTCTTTAACGACAGACTCCTCGATCTAAGCCAGGTTGAGACGTCGCGGTCTGCTGATCTCTGATCGCACATCATCTGATTAATCTAATAATTGTGAATTATTGGATTAACGCGTAATATAACGTCTTGTACCGAATTTAATCTCTAGCGGGGGAGACCTGATCGAAGTTGGGCGGAGGTGCAGACGATGGGGTGATGCCCAGCTTGAGATTGTTGACCTTGTCATCGATGCTGACACCCACAGGCTTGAACTCATTCAGACCCATATCTGCACCAGGAGCATAGTCCGCTATTTCATACTTACCGTAAGTGGACTGCGGTCTCGGATTGCTGATGGTGTACTGACCAGAATCATCGCTGAAAGGGCGGATAGCGGGAGCCGCACCCAATTCATTATAGCTGCCTACATTGGAAGGGGCGGGCGTGAAGACATCGGAATCCACACTGGGGGCCACCACGTTGGTCTCTAGAGATCCGGTTGGGGCATCCGAATTGAAACTGGCCTGCGTGTCAAACGGCTCGGCCCTGTCAGATGGACCACGAGGATTGGGATGGTTCTCCTGTCTAGGGACCGTCGCATTTAGCATTGGAGGGGATCCGCCACCTACAGAAGCACGGTTACCCACAGAACGGTTCAGAGCGTAGCTTGGTGGGCGACTCTCGTGCTCCTTCAACGCCGCGGAGATCACATCACCATTGGTGTGATCGTGTGGTCTGCTCGCTACCGCAGGCAGATCCGTGGTAGCTACAGGGGTCTCGGTATCGACATCCTGGGTCGCCGCCGCGTTGGTCGGCTGGGTGAATTTCTGCTCCTTTACGACTAGCCGGGGGCTATCGTCCTCTAACATGTCCGCTACGGCACGCTCTATATTTTCGGCCTCCACCATCTGGATCTTCGACAGATTGCGAATGTAGTAGATAATCACTATGGTCGCAATAGCAACAATTCCAACTGCCGGAGAGACTGCAGCCAACCCCAGTGTAGCTCCGATGATAGCCAACTGAAACATGGTGTTGTCTAGCAGCCCCATCAATCTGTATGGGATATACTGTTTGGCTATGACTGAAACTGCAAGCGTTATTAATACAAGAATGGCTACAACTTCCCAAGTCTCCATTGATTCCCTAAAAACCAATTTGTTTATTTATGCGGTAAACTTGAATGCCCTCTAGGCGGCTCAGATACGAGCAAAATGCCACCACGTACCACTGCTCCAACTGTACCCACTGTAGTTGTGCCGCCCAATGAGCGACTGCTCTCGCTGCGAGGCTATTCGATCCCCAAGGCCTGTCTGACACCACCGCAAGACGCATGGCTCCGCTCAGCACTGACGGTGAAACCCGAGTCACCGCCCCAGTATGACATGGGGAATGTGGCATTTCCGATCTACTTCGAATCAAAGGACCGCATCTATATGCCCCGCGACTGGGCTATCAAGACATTTGGTGAACCCGATAGAGATACGCGTTCTGACGGTGTTTCACTCCGGGAGGAGCTGCGATTTACAGGCGAACTCCGTGAGGAGCAGAAGCCCGTGGTCGCGGCGTATGTTGGATCTGATTGCAATGGGCTCCTCTGTGTCCCCTGCGGCTATGGTAAGACCTATATGGCGATCTGGTTGGCCATGCAGCTACGGAAGCGATTTCTGGTGGTGGTCCACAAGGAGTTCCTGATGGCACAGTGGCAGCGGGAACTTGTCCGTCTGGTCCCTGGGATCAGGTTGGGCAAGGTTCAGGGGCCGGCGTGCGAAATTGGACCCGAATTTGACGGTGCTCTTGTTATGATTCAGACACTCTGTAGTCGCGATTACGACGCGAATACGTTCAAGGACTTCGGCTTTGCCGTCTTCGACGAATGCCATCACCTGGGGGCGGAGCACTTCTCCAGGTCGCTACTTCGTATTCAGACCAAACACATGTTGGGGCTGAGTGCAACACCCGATAGGACGGACGGACTGACAAAGGTCTTCAACTGGTTTCTCGGGCCGATTGTCTATCGGATCAAGCACCGCGAGGCCGACGAGAGCGTCAAGGTGATTGTCTACCGCTTTGAGTCGGCCGACACGGCTTACACCAATGTCCCCACCAACTATCGTGGAGAGGTGATCCGTGCTCGACTGATCAATCAGATCTCGGAGTTCAAGGAACGGACGGTCTATCTTGCCTCGCGATTGGCGGACTTTGCAAAGGCGGGCCGCAAGCTACTTGTGTTGAGCGACAGACGCGAGCACTTGGCTGATTTCGAGAGCGAACTGAAGAAGCTGGACGTTACGGACATCGGCTACTACGTCGGCGGAATGAAGCAAGACGATCTAGATAAGTCCGAAGGACGAGCCGTCATCTTGGGGACCTTTGCTATGGCCTCGGAGGCTATGAATATTCCGGCCCTGAATACGATCTTACTGGCGACACCCAAATCCAATATCGAGCAGTCGGTGGGTCGGATTCTACGGGAGAAGAAGGATGCACGGCGATTTGCACCTGTCATCTTGGACGTACTGGACAACCAACACCAGGGTTGTATCGGTCAGTACAAAAAACGCAAGGCGTACTACAAGGCGTGTGGCTATAAGGTACACGTCTTGAACTTTGGTCAACGGGAGGTTGCGGCTGAGACTGTTGCTGCTCCTGCAGAGGAGCCACCAGCGGCGACAGCAGGATGTCTGATTAGCGACTGAATTGAGACTACCGCCAAGTCTTAAGCACCCATAGGGGTGCTTATCTCTGGCACTGGCTTGGTTACTCATTGTGTCCGTGCTTGCGATAGATCTGCGTAGCAACATGTGGGTCTTGTCCGCTGATCTCATTATTGGGTAGCGTATATGGAATCAGCTTCTTTTTCTGACAAGCATATGAAAATCCTACTTGATCCTGGGTTGTATGCATCAGCGTCTGCAAATACCAGAAATCAAGAAACTCCGACACAATACTGTCCTTATTAAAGAATGCCACGAAACACGTTATCCATACCCCTAAATGAGGGCTACAGGGTCCGAGCGATTTGAAATAATCCTCACTGTATCCATTGCGAACGTACTCGTTATATTGAGCCATTACGTCCTGTCGTGGTTGGCGCTGATTATTCCAAAATGTACTTGAATATCTACTATCACCTGAACCAACAGCCTCGTTACGTAGTACTCCATTTCTGAATTCATGGTGCCAACCAATAATTTTATGGGTGTATATTCTGCTTAGTATGTATTCCGCTGTTTTATCATATATAATCTCAACGGATCCGTCGAGCCATACGATCGCGTCGTATTTTTTAAGGATGGGTATGTTCTGAAATGCCTGTTTATAGTACTTAGCAACGTTGAATGTGTGCGTGTTATTAGAAAGCGAGTTTATGTATGTGTCGTTATCTAGGTGGCTCTTGTCTGTTAGATGATATGGGGTGTTGTCGATCGTCCATCCGTTTGGAGTTAGTGTTTTACTATCTGTGAAGCAGATAAAATCGGCTGGTACTGTCTGCTTTGCATACGGCTTACAGGTCTTTTCGTAACCACCGTATATAGCTGTAATAAAACAGATTTTGGCGGCTGGCGGTGCCTCCATAGTATAACTAATCACCGTTAACGTGTTTAAATAGCATTTAGTGATACTAGATGTAATATCTATACCGCCAAGTATTAAGCACCTGTAGGGGTGCTTAAGACTGGGGGTAACCTCTATCTAGTATTTACAATATTTCTGTAATGATCTATATTTGGGATTAATATAGCCACCAAATGAGTAATGAGTTTTACCACAGTTAGCAATCAGGATGCTCTACTGCTTGTTGATCGCCGCAATAGCCGTGTCGCAAGTGCTCGACGTGCAGAGCGAGTTCTGGGGTACGACCTCCTGATACGGGATCTGACCGGGATTCAGCTCCAGGCCTTGACGGATGTTTGGAGTGAAGGAGTAGCCGGCTGTAGGGGCGGTGTAGGCGAGCGGGTGCTCGCCAGCAGGGGCGCCGCCGCCGAACATTGCCGCACCGGGTCTCAAGCCGCTGACGTTGACGTCCAGATCGGTGGTGGAGGTCAGCATGCCAGCCGATGTGGGGTTAAGCGGCATAGCGTGGTGGCCCTCACAGGGGATGCTGGAGTGCAATGCGGCGACATTGGGGCCGTCGCCACCGATGCTCTGGCCTACATCAACCGTGTAGCGGCCACCACGGTGCCTGTGCGTCCTACGACCCCCGTTCAACTTCATACCGCAGCCACCGCCGACGCGTCTGACCGAACGACGGCGGCGGCTACCACCAGACATCTTCATGCAACCGCAGCCACCACCACGCACACGCCGCGTGCGTCTGCTGCTTCGCATGCGCCGGGACCTGCCTCCTGCCATCGGTGTCTGAGCCTTGGCCGGATCAGGATTACTCTGTATAGCACCGGGGCGAGCCGAGTTGTAACAGTTGCTAGAGCTCTTGTATTCAGGAAGATAATACGCAGTTGTACTGAGGGGAGGACCCATGCCCCAGCCTGCACCGTGCTTGAGATTGCGTCTGCGTGTGCTGCGTCGCACCATTCTACTTCTTAGCCAGACTTTTTGTGAAATCGCTATGGGGCGACGGGTTGGCTGTAACGTTGACATCCAGAATCTCCCAACGGTCGAACGAGGAGTTCCATTCCACACGTACGGTCGTCTTCTCTGTACAATGAGTCCGCATTGCGTGGCTGAGTGCCATCTTGCGGATCACAGCAATCCCCAGAGACTTTGCGTCAGCGGTAAAAAGAGAATAGACGTCTGGACCCGTAAGATCCTTCTTGGCGATCGCCACTAGTGAGCCGTCTGAGGGTCCCGTCAGGGTGGGGAAATATGTGTCGAGGATCCCTGCCTGGAAGGTCTTAGTCACGACCTGCTGTTGCGTTTTGGCCTGCTCGGCTTGCGTCTGTTCCACAGGACGCTCGATACGCGGCTTGGGCTTCTGAGGATAGGAGTTCAGCGTTACACGATTCAACCGCTTGTCCTTCCAGATCAGGCGTCTGCGGCTGTTGTCGTCAGGAATGAACTCCCATACGTCTCCCGCCTCTGGATTGAAGCTGGTCAATGGAAGCGGCTGCCGAGGCTTAATTGAGAGTCCACGCTGAATAGCCGTGTCCTCGGCCCAATCCGTCTCAAACCACTTTTTCAGAATCGACCACCGCTGTGTAAAGGACTGAGATGACCAGAGGTTGCGGCCCTCCCAGAAGAGAATATCCTCGATCCAGAGAGTTGACTCAGGAACTGAGAGGGTGGCCGCAAAGATAGCACCACCCGCCGTGTAGATCGACGGCGAATGCCGCATACGTAATATACAGATCTTCGGATCGACGGGAACATCCTCGATATAGATAGCCACCTTCAAGGGGGTATAAAAACAGAGATACCCTGTGCGTGCAGGACCCGGCCGTTTACTGACAAACATTGGGGCGTGCTTGACCACACCTAGCGACTTACTAGACAACATGTTAGCGAATCGCCAGGCCGACTGTGGACCTAGCTCTTGAGCAGACATCCATCCGAAAAGCGATTGCTTCACGGATGGGTCACTGACGACCTCTACTTGAAATGAGCCTCCCCAACGCTGTAGCTTGATAAGGGGCTTTTGCTGTTTCGTATTCATCTTACTGATATAACGCGGCGACGGTTTAAGCCAGTACGGACCCTGCCTTCCACGCCTTCACGACCTCACCACGTAAGGGCTCGTTCTGATTCGCATTCTTCCCCTCTATATCCGAATAGGACTCACGTTGATACGCCAACGTGGGTATAGAGATAAACCATCTATCGGTCTCCATCAGTTTGGGCATTGCGTTGTCGACGTAGTATTGTGCCACATTGGGTGGGTGCTTCATCAACATCTGGTTAGAGGCCTCGATGTGAGGTAGGATCTTCTTAGCATATTCGCCGCGAACAATGTACCCATGCAGACATGAGGTGTTTCTGGTATGCCAGAGCGTGCGATATTCCGTCTTCTCGGGTCCAGACGGATCACGGATAAATCCACCCAAAAAGATAACGTCCCATGTCGCGTCCAGATTCGTATCACCGCTGCCCGCCACCAGTTTTGTTATGTCAGCAACACCCTCGTTCCAACGCTTACGATCCTTGTATTCAAAGCCGGCATCGTCTTCTAGGATCAATACACGCTTCCAGCCCCGTTCTATGATAAATCGCATCACTGCCTCGTGACTCAGAGCACAACCCAATACACCCCACTTTCGCTTTACAGCGGAGAGTCGGTGAATCTTCTCTTCGGGCATACCGATCGCTTTAAGCTCGGCAGTAATCTCGGCTCTCCTATCGGTACGGTCGTCTAAGTTGATGTAGACTACTGCATCAACAGGAAGTTGGTTCAGAGGGGTCTGATTCTCTTCAAATCCCTCCAGTGTTTTGGGCATGTAGCTGTGGATCAGATATGCCGCTCCAACCGCTATTATCAATATGAGGAGTATGTTAATAAATGTGTCCGTCTTGGATCTCATCTCCCTAATTCATTCAGCGGTTAAAACGCCGAGAATTGCGTACCCGTATCCGTGTTATCAAATGCAAAGATACCGTTCATGAATTGACCGCCATTCTGAGCCATCTCTGCCGAGAACGTCTGCTCGTCTAACGACGTAGGTCGCTTCACCTCGCTTGCTACTCCTGACGCTACATCAGTATCCAGTGTGGCGAATCGATCTGTCGCCGCATTACTCATGATCGCCTCGGGATGGCGGAGATTTGACCCGAAAAGGGCCATGTTGTCCTTTTGATCATACGGATCTCTGGCGTTAGGGGCCTCTTCTGTCTGTTGATAGACACGTTCCTGGAGTGGTTCCGGTTGTCTCAGCTCCTCACTGGTCTGACCGGGCACAGAGGCAGGGAGTGCAGAATCCGCAACCGGCTCACGAAGAGACGCCGGCAGAGATTCGGGGACCTGAGGCTGCATCACGCGGGCAGGCACGGCTACAGGTACGGTCGACGGCTCGTCTAGGCTCGACTTGTAAGGTACATCGTACATGGTCTCCTTAATGGGAGCTGACCGCTTCTTCGATACAACGCTTATAATTGAATATATCGAGAAGACCAGTACGGCGATCACGGTTACCAGTATCAGTATCTGAAGCATTCACTATTCTAAATGTTAGACAGAATCGGACTTACGCGAAAACGCGCCACGATTTAAACCGGGGTCGAGATTGTTGATTAGATATGGAGCCCGTGGCATCGGCTGTTAATGCCGTATACGCTTCCGCCGAGAGATATCTTCGTAACCGTATGCAAGAGACGGAGTTCAGTCTCGATCTGATTACCGAGACTGCAGAGTTTATCGGTCCCTGTCTTGATAAATTCCGGGAAGAGCAGAAAATAGAGATCATTATCTCTACACTCAATCTGCTATACAAGTCTGCTTTCGTGAAGGCGCATCTTACAACCCTTGCGAATGAGCGACGCTTGAAAATAGAGAGATTTATGACAGAGGCTCTACCGCATTACGTTGCAATGTTGAATGACCCCGTTCGCCCTGTACCACGGCGGGGCTGCTTTTCTCGTGTATGCAGGTGTCTCCCTAGACTCAGCTTCAGTCCATCACCGGTAGCTGCAGGGGTGATAGAGCCAGTCGTACAACCTCTTGTTGTGCGGAAGCCAGAACCTTCCCTGATCGAAGAGTCTCCTCCGTCTGGGACCAGACAACCCGAAGCGACTTATGAGAAGGATGCCACTCCAGCGTGACCCGTTCCTTTTCAATAGACTTATAGTTCTCGATCCATGTGTCATCCACCTCTACTGGCGGGTTCTCATCGAAGGCGGGTCGCCAGAGTTCTACGAAGGCGGTCGGTGGTTCGTCATCGTAGTGTGATGCACGCATCATCACCTGCCAGATCTGTTCGCTCACAAATTGGGACCGTTTATTCGACCAGAGGTAGACTGTACGTGTTGACACGGCAACAGGGATGAACTCGAGAGGTTCCGCAGTCAGATTGTATGAGGCTTCAACACGAATTTTAACCATTTTTACCTAAAGATTTGAACCCTTTGAACAGCCTAATAGACAATTCAAAGATGTCAAGTTTTATCGTATTGACTGCTAAAGGTGGTATCAAGGTCAGCACTCTCGACACCACTATTGGTGTAGAGGCGGGCATTGCTAAAGCCTTCAAGCGGGCAAAGGGGCCACTTCTTGTCGGGTCCTGGACTTGGCAGAAGATGAAGTTCACTCTCTACGGTTATAAGGAGGGACGTGCAGGTACAGAGAACAAGCACGAGTTGCCTGTCCCGTTTGACACCACTGTGCTATTCGGCGACGCGTGTGTTGTGGGGAGTCTCGAGAAGGGTGGGTCTACTGTAGTGAATCTCACGGCCGATCACTGGAAGCGGTTCTACAATTCCAAAACCGGTGCATTCGAAGAGGAAGAGGAGGAGGAAGAGGAAGACGACGAGGACGAGGACGAGGAGGAGGACCTGGAAGACGAGATTGACGAAGAGGAGGTTGACGACGATGTTGCACCAGGCGAAGTTGAAGAGGAGGAGGAGGTGGAGGACGAGATGCCTGTACTGAAATCAAAGGTTGTTGGTGTGGCATTCAAGAAGATCCCTAAATGGATGCACGTCGCCGAACTCGTACCCGACGAGTACGTCCTCTAGTCTTGCGACTACGACCGCGCCGGCCACCAATCACAGGTTCGTTGGCCAAAGCCCTAGCTATACCACCCATAGAACCGGGTCTGTCTAACTGTTTTTCCGTGAAAAATGCTCTATAGAAGAACAGATCCTTTGATGGTGTTACAATTGGCGTTTCGTCTATAATACTCTTACCGGATAGAGCTTCGTACCTATGTGTGCAGTCTACAATCCCATTTGGGTTACATTTCAGAAAGAATGGCATAAGACCTAATTCTCTGAATCTCTTACTAACAGCAGCGACCAGGCGCTGCTGTATATCGACAGTCTTCAGATAGGGTTTCATAAAACTCCCTGATTGAAGATTGTAATCGAGTGTTGCCCCCTCTTTGCGTAGTTCACCTGCAGCTACGACTCGTCCCATTGATGGTGTCCATGACCAGAGATTCGCATGGACACTGCCAATCTCCTGTTCTGATTCTACGGGAAGAGCCGCAAACCCCCCATCCTTCAATAACCAGGTGTAGATCCCATCGGCGGCTCCTGCAAGGGCTTCGTTGATCACCATCTTGCCCTTGAACCATTCGAGTGCAGATTCCAGATCTCGAATAGGGAGGGTGAACATGATCCGCTCACCGTCAGGTCCTACGGTCGGTCGGTCCATTTTCAGAACAAACGGTGGTGGTAGAGACATCTCTACTTATCAGTAAATTTTTATTTGATAGTCTACTCGTAATAATCTGCCACCAGTAATCAAGTGTTAGCATCGATAAGACCTGCTTCCGTTTCTCACCCGTATAGAAGTCTCTTGTTTCAGCCAGTCTACCCAATAGAAATTTTTCAGAGAGGGACCCCTCTGTTAGATCCTCGATAAACACTACAGGGAATCTAGAAAACACCTCGTCTAGCGGTGAATGCTGAATAATTGGAATAGCTCCATAGAGAATACATTCAAAAAACCGAGGGCACGGATCATAGCCACCTCCGTGAATACATAAGACAAATTTAGCCTGCTTGAGTTCCTTTATAAAATCCTCCCTGGGTATCTCCTCCTCTATCAACTTAACAAAATCACGCCATACAGTTTTACAGAGACGGTCTACAGTTAACCTGTCGTTCCATTGTCTGCTCTCCAATGGTCTGCTTCGGTGTCTACAGAGACAGAGCGTGTTTTTAAGGGTGAAATCAACCGATTCCTCAATAGGATGTTCAGTATTCTCCCATGGCAGTATACCGAGTGGTATAGGGGTCATTTTAACATGTTCGGTATCCAGATTCTCTACATATATCTGTATCAGATAAGGCGAGTCCAGAAGCCGAGCAATCGATTGTTGAGAATAGCGATATAGGTTTTTACGCAGATCACCCCTACCGGATGGAAAGGTGAAGTCATCGGAGGCTACAATCAATACAAAACGGTTTGTGATTTTAGGCAACAGTTTATCCACAAGATAGTTGACGCCCTTGCCTCCTCTGTACGCTGTTAGAAATACTGTTTTGGGGGCAGATGTCTTGCTAATATTCAGCAAGCGGGTACCATTGATAAACCAATCGCAACGCCTAGATACTCCTGATAGACAATTAACTGTATATAACTCTTTTTTAGGCAGTCTGGTACTCATAAGTATCATTCTATAATTAATCTATAAAATGGGTTAAAGTTGATTCGCTTGCTGAGACATAGTACGAGATAAAATGACCGCCCGTGAGACGATCCGTCTGACCCTCAGCAATCTCCTCGACAAGGATCTGACTAAGATCCAGCAGCAGGACCTAGAGATCGGTATCTACAACGCCGCACTACAGGAGGCCGACAAGCACGGAATTCGCAAGAATTGGGAGAGCCCTGGCTTTATCAGTCTCTACACGATTCTGGCACGGCGGATCATCACCAACCTCGTTCCCAGCTCCTATGTGAATAACCCCCGCCTACTCGAGCGACTGAAGGATGGGGAGTTCAAACCGCACGATATTGCGTTTATGAATTACGGCGAGCTCTATCCTGAGAATTGGCAACAGCTGATGGACCAGCAGATGAAGCGGGAGACCAAGCTTCTGGAGGGGAACAAGGACATGGCCACGGATCAGTTCAAGTGCGGGCGGTGCTACAAGCGGCAGTGTACGTACTATGAGATGCAGACCCGTTCTGCAGATGAGCCGATGACCATCTTCATCCGCTGCTTGAACTGCGGCAAGCAGTGGCGGCAGTAAAAAATTGAAAACACTTTTAGAGTTTGGCGACGTGTCATCCACAATGTCGCCCCACCCCACCCTGCGAATCGCGGTCCCAAAAAGAGAGACCTACGCACGGCTGCTTGCGGAACTCAGGTACCTCGAGACGGCAGTCTGCCGCGCGTTAATGAGCGAAACCGAACGGGTAGTACAGAGAAAGCACGTTACGGAACGGTTCAGGGCCGTACTGGTACAACGGGCGTGCGGCAAAGCCTCTACCTAGTAAACCCCGAATCTACTAGGTGAGGCTGTGCCCAGATGCGGCTCAGAATTTTTTCGTACAATATTCACGGGCTCCCCTTTCTGCCCGATTCATGGACAGAACCACTCTACGAGTGGTTTAACGGTTGCGACTACGATTTCATCTGTATTCAAGAGGCTTTTACACCCGGTCGTGTCGAAGGTCTGACGAACAGCCTTGTCGCAAACGGATATACTGTACTCAGACCCAACGATCTGGGGGCACGACGTCTTCTAGGGTCGGGTCTAGTGACAGCTGTGCGTGCGGATCGATGGATCGTGAAAGAGAGTGGCTTTGTGGCCTATGAACAGTCTGCCGGTGCAGAACAGCTTGCAAACAAGGGTTTTCACTGGCTGAAACTCGGATCTCGAGACGCTGCCGCATTGGACCTGATTATAGTGAACACGCATATGCAGGCAGATCACTACATCAACTACTTTGCCGGCTGTATGGATACGCGTCCTATACGAAAACACCAGATGGACCAGATTATGGCGTATCTAGAGACTGTGGGTCAGTGTCGCTCGCTCATTATAGGCGACCTGAACTCCGAGGACGAGGTACACGATGAGCTGGTCTATCTGACAGGGCCTAAAAACGGTATATGCAAACACACGTTTGAGCCTACTGGCGAGGATCTAGATCATGTTGCCTTTGTGCCACGTAGGTGGATGAACTACGTCTTACCTGTCATACACAATATAGAGGTTATGTCGCGGCTCTGGTGGAGCGATCATTGGCCCATTCACGTGGTTCTGGAGTTCATTCTCTAGGCTCAACTTCGGGACCGGCCTGGTTACTATTGTTGACCTAAAATCGGTACAAGACGTTAGGGAATGGATCCACTCTGGATAACAGTGATCGGATGCATTTTGGGGGTCACAGTCTACTTAGTCTATTCGGCACTAAAGCTGCTGCCGAAGTTAGGTACTAAAGCGGAGTACTTTGACTATGACTGGTCTCATAAGTGGTCAACACTGGATCGCAAGGCTCGTGAAGGCAACGATTGTAAGGCCGTCTACACGGTTCAACGCAAGCTGGGTCACGTGAGTACATGGATCTGGATGATGCCCAAAACATGTGAAGAGGGCCTACCCCACACTCGTGGGATCGATGTAATCGCACTACCCGTCGACCTACCTAAACATCGTGTTGAGCATATAATTGCACACGAGAAGATCCATCTGCTCCAGCGGATGTACGGAGAGTCTTGGCGTCGCTTCTACCGTCAGAAATGGCATTATGAGATCTATTCGGAGCCGCCAGTGGGGATGCCAGCCGAGCTGATTGAACGGCGGCGAGCCAATCCCGATACAGCCGACGCACCGTGGTGCTGCTGGAAGAATCACTGGTGGCCTGTAGCTGTCTACAGTGATGTTAATCGCCCCACATTAAAAGCCACAGTGATTCGCTGGTGGGACTCGACCACGGGTCGCATCACTGAGGCGGCTCCCGAGGATTGGACCGCATTTTTCGGACCCTACGTGAATCAGAATGAACATCCTCACGAGATAACGGCAGAACTTCTATCAGGTCCTCTACAGCCCGATGCACCGCCCGCTACGACTCTTCTCAGACAGAGCTGGTCGGAGAACGCTGATGCTCCCACAGTGTGAGCACTTAAATTTGGTACAAGACGTTAGGGATGAACTCTTATACAGTAACCAGCTTGACAGCTACAGGCGAACCGTCTTTCTATATGCTAATTATCCTCTTTATTGTTGCACCGCTGCTTATAGGATCAGTAATCGATATTACTTTTACGCAGCTCGTGGGGTCTCAACACTGTTCCTATAAGGACGGTGAGACACGGTGTACTATTCTTAAGAGCAATGTTCCGGCCTTGGTACGCGAGTCTGGTCGGTTTGTAGTGCAGCTTTCTGCTGTAATCTGCTTGGTGTTGGGATTTGCTAGCACAACGTATGCTAATCAACTCCGAACGCCTATTGGGTCCCTTGGATTGATACTGTTTATTGCTACTCAGTCCGATCTTATTGAGGATTTCCGGCGTTTTATGAATGGTCTGCTGTTTATTATTAAAAATAGCTAGGCAGCAATTAGGAGATGTTGAATATTCATGGGGACGATGGCGGGTACGCTCCCATTGCTCCAGGACCCCTGGATCTTTCCAGAGGGCGTGGTAGGCGTAGCGTGGTATTTCGGTCGCAAAGTGAACCGAAACGTGTCGAGCACCCTAATGTTGCATTGGTGACCGCCGTGCCTTCTGCGGCTGCATCGGCAACAACGTCGGCAACAACCTCACCCTCTCACTCTCCTAAAACCCTCTACGTACTCTGATCGATTGCTAAGAGCGGTACTTGGCGCAAAGTTAAACAGCTACCGCCAAGTCATAAGCACCCTTTGGGACTGGCTTGGTTACTATTGTATCGCAAATCTAAGAACTCCCTTCGAAGAAGGGAGTTCTTAAATTCGGTGCAAGACGTTATTAGCTCTTTAACTTTCACACTAACCGGTAGGGATGAGGTTAAGGACCTTCTATCAGGATCTCAATAAGTCCTGGCTGGCTAAACACAGTATACCTACTGACAGCGACTCTACAAGTGTCTTTGAACTCCTTGAAGAGAGTGTTCGTGAGACCTGCATCCGATGCATTAGGGAGGAGCGGCACCGCGGAACCCGCTTTGGCGACTTTATCGAGAGTACCTACACGGGCCGTGCCAATGACCTGGCTTTCATAACGGATCTGTTAGACAGAGAGTGTGCCTCGTGGACCACGATATCAGACTGTTTCAGAACAATTGGTCGCCTCAACACATTCGCACTTCGAACACCCCTGACGGTCGGTACCACATTTGATATCTACAATAACGATCACTTCAATCTAGTACTCTCGGATCCGAATTTAGGAATTATCAAAGAGGAGTTCGAGGAGAAGGGACCCGTCTATAAGGCCTACGAGGTCTACGTACGCCGATTTTTCGCAGCTACCAGATTTGGAGGCAGGGCTGCACAACGGTTCCTAGAATTAGAGACCGCAATTGCTGAAACCTGTTGGGAGCCTAAAGATGAAGATTCTACCGAAATCACCTACAATCCACACAACCTCTCTCTCTTACAGGCCCGCTACCCTGCCATAGACTTTGGGGCCCTCTTCGCGGCGTACGGTGTACCCGAGAGCATATCTGCTTCTGCGACAATTATTGTGTCAAATCCACAATTTATGGGACTGCTCAATAGTTGGGTAGAGCGAAAGACCCTGGCTGACTGGGCTTTTATGGTTAAATCAATGGTCCTCATCTCACTAACGGGGATCCTTCCTGAGCCGTTCGAGACAATTCATTTTGAATTCTTCAACCGATTTCTCAGCGGCCAGAAAAAACCCTATCATGTTGACCGGCGGGTCTTTACAGTATGCGACGAAGTCTGTCCAGATCTTCTGGGGCGTCTCTATATTGCTACTGCCCCTGCTGATTTCAAACGAATTCGTAATTCGGCGAGCGAATTATGCAGCACAATTATTGCTGCAACGAAACGGAGGGTTGACAAGTTGAATTGGATCTCTGATGGAAGCAAGGCCGTGGCAAAAGATAAGATCGATAACATGGGTCTCAAAATTGCCTATCCTGACGTCTGGCACAACGAGTTAGAGGGGGTCGCCGTAGATCGCTCCTGTTTCCTGATGAACCTCCTGATGGTACGGAAGCAGCAGACAGCAATAGAGAACCGCTTTCTGAACGGTATATCAACACGCGAAAGACGTAAATGGGCAAACCCGTGTTATGCAGTAAACGCCTACTATTTCACTGAGATGAACGAGCTCTGTATCCCCTTGGGCTTTCTTCAGCCGCCCTTTTTCTCGCTCCAGGCCTCCTACGTTAAGAATCTAGCTGGCTTGGGCAATATTGTTGGTCATGAGATCTCACACGGATTCGACGAGGAGGGACACAAGTACGACCGTAAGGGGAACTTCTACCCCTGGTGGACCAGTATGGACGTGGAGATGTACAAGAACAGGACCCGTCAATTGATAGATGCCTATGACAAAGAGACCTATTTTGGAATACCCATAGACGGAGAGTTGACACTAGGTGAAAACCTGGCGGATTTCGGAGCAGTGGCTATCGGTATCGATGTGATTAAGAGACGTGGAGGGCGACCCGAGGAATTGCGAGAGTACTTTATAGAATATGCGAAGAGCTGGGCTGCAAAGGAGCATGCGGCAAAGAGAGAACGGGACGTAAAAACAGATGTACACCCACCCGCTCAGCTCCGTGTCAACGTGGTCTTGAAACACTTTGACGCGTTCTACGAGGCGTTCGGATTCCGGTCTACAGAACCTGGGTTTGTTCCGCCTCAAGAGCGAATCGATGTATGGGGTCGCTGACCTGGCTCACAGGTCTGCTGCTGCGGCAAACATCCTATTTTGATAGGGAAACCTGATTTACAGGCGGTAGCCTGTAACTTAGCATTGTCTGTAGCTGTTCGGGGATATTTCTCCAAGGAGACATAATTTTGTGATAATGACTTAAATCGGTCTTGTGAACAGTGCAGACGATTACACTAGGCTGCCAATAACTCGGTGCATGTATCGATTTTATATTATCTGATAGGTTTAGGAGTTCGGGTATAAATGTCCCAACGCTCATTATGACGTTGCTAGCTGCCAAAATCAGCTTAATGTCGTCTTCTAACGTCTGTAACTTAAATACAATTTTTGGGTACAACTCTAATAGCCGATTAATACAGGGGTTCCTCCTGTCTTCGGCTACTAGATATATATTTTCGTAACTGCGGGTGCTAATTATATCTGTATAGTATGATAATGGCGGTGACAAATATGCTCCATGCGGTCGCCGCTCACTAAATAGGTCCCCGCTTCGTATGTGTATCACAACGTGATCGCTCCCGTTTATGGGGGATGATTTAAGTATAAAGATCTCTTTAATCATGTTTCTCACCTTCGCTCTATTCATTGAAAATGCAGATTTATCAACATTATCAATTCTCTTACTATAAAAAAATTCATCCTTGTTCGTAATCTCTTGTGCATCCATTGTAATGGTATTGTTAATTACCAGATAAGTAGTATTCAGTAGGGCGTGCTCGGGAATTATTACGTTATAATTGTAAAATAGTCCTATATGTATAGCGTATCGCAGTTGCTTAAGAAAATTACCGAGCCTGTAGGCTACCCTGATCTTAATATTCATCCTACGCTCTTGCAGTTAATTTACCTAACCTGTTATACCGAATTTAATAACTCTCTTCTCTGAAGGGAGTTCTTGAGTTTGCGATACGACAATTTAATCGAAGACCTCCAGCTCGGTGAGACGCCAGTACTCATAGTCGCCATCCGGGAGCGGCCGCTTAATGATAAAGGGGAGCTTCTTCGCTTTCAGCTCCATACGTGCAATCGTGTAGACATCCGTGATGTCGTCTGCCACCTCGATAAAGGGCTTAGCACCCTGAGCCAATTGACTCGACCGGAAGCTGAGCACCTTTGTCCGCTCAAACTGCGTAAGAAAGGGGTAACACGTACGTTTCGGCTTCAAGAGCTTCTCGGTGATGGCCTCGGCGTAGTCCACCCAGATCTCTGGGTGGTGTGTCAAGAGTGCCTGGGTCTCTGAAGAGGGCTTCGGACCACCGGCGACCGGATCAATAACGCCGTCTGCCACATCATCCTCGAAGCCCTCCTCGGGCTCGTAAACCTCCTCTGCACCGTCGTCGTATGTCTCTTCATATTCGGCCTCCATCTGTCCTTACTATCTGGCACGTTTTATCTGTCAAATTTTACCGACTTTAAACTGTTAGTGCTTAAAATGAAGCTATCTTTCTGTTCTAATGAACACCACACGTAAGTCGATACGGCATCGGGCTATTACGCTCAAATCCATGCGACGCCCACTGAATGCCGAATTGATCAGATCCGTCTCAGTGGGTCCATCGGGCTCCATCCGTAGTACGGATCTCTCTGGGAATCTGCAGCCCGAAAACACTAACTTCAATATCGACGGCTGTGACTGGCGGGGTGCAGCGTACATCTACTTTAAGTTTGAACCCTACCATGAGGCCATATGCGACGGTGACTGTTTCTATTTTATGACACCACCCACAATCAGTGGCGAGGTTATAGAACCGGTTATGACACGAGAAGCTACGGCAATCATCTGCCTACACCACTTCTATTCACTTCAACAGGATTCAGTACCGTCCTTCCGGACCGACATCAAGTCCAAGATTCACTATATGAAACACCTTCTCAAGAGACAGGAATACGAGAATGATCTTGTCTCTATACAGCGACAGCTGGGCTATAGAGCTTTCAGAAAATGGGAGGACTTTACTAGATATCTGGAGACGATGGATGCAGGCAGCAACGACAGTCTCTTGACAGAGAACGAGCGGCTCGATGCTCTCTCTCGTATTATGACGAATGGGGTGGAGCTGGTGAGATTTATGGGTGCGTCTGTGAGTGAGACGGACACCATTGTGGAGCATCTGGAGTTTACAGCGGGAGAGAACGATGCCCTTACGAGTCTAGTCCTGGAGAAGCTGGACTGGCATGAGATCTATCTCTCCACAGAACAGGAGCCGATCGCTATAGATTGGTTGCGTCGTATGGACGTAATTTTAAACAGGACCGGCACCAGATGACTGAGAGATTTGCACTCTGGAGCAGGTTTTAATCACGTGTCATTTTAGGGATGGTATTTGACTTGGGTGTCCACGGATTCGTGGGCTGCTCCGTCGGCGAGGATTTTGCCGATTCGGTGATGCCCACTTGGCGAAATATAGCCAAGATAACTGTAAAGACAGTTCAGGGCAGCTCAGTTGAACACCACACCAGACCCCTTCTGGACCTGAGTGGTAACGAATCACTACCACTCTACGAATGGGGACCTAAGATGGACGAAGGGACTTACGGAGCAGTCTACAAAGTCATACGAAAACTCTATTTCAGGGATCAGACTGGTGGCTATAGCGTAGACGAATCGACCAGAGAGACTATTGTTGTGAAAGAATCACCGGTGCATCTCTCAGCAGAGGAGCTGCTCCTGACAGAATCGCAACGGACCAGAATCATCGAGGAGGACATTCAGACACATATTCACGAGGCTACTGTGCTGACCATGGCCTTTATCACAGTGAAAGGGACGCCCATGGAGTACGCTATTCCGCGAGTCTACGAGGTCTTTCTCCACGCCAGAGTCGCTAAGCCACTGACCTTCCTGGATGTCAAGTCTGTCTGTATAGCAATGGAGTATATTCACGGGCGGACAATGATGATCTTTCTTCAGGCACATTTCAGACCCACTGCGGTCGAATACAACGACAGGCTCTTCCTCCATTTTCTGAAACAGATGGCAACGCTATTAGAGATCCTACAGAGGCGGCTACGCATGAATCACCGCGATATCAAGATCAATAACATTCTGATACGTGACCCCGACCAAGTACTTCCTAAATTGGTACTGATAGATTACGGATTTGCCTGTATTGCAAAGGGGCCTCAAGCCCCTGATGCTGAGATGAGTAGGATAGAAGCTGGGTCCTATTTCGGATCACGCTACGCCTGTTTCAAGAAGGGGCGTGATCTCTGTCAGTTCATCTACTCCATCCACTGCTATTTTCCACTAGACCAGTTTCTCAGCCCTGAGCTGCTAGCGATTGTACGCCGATGGATGACGGTGAAATATCAGTATGGGGTGGCAGACCTGTTGCTAGGACTGAATTCTCACGGGATCCCGTCCTCTGTACGTCTCCAGAAGATCGAATTTGACGAAGGGATCTATCGTTTTCTGCGACGACCAGAAGTCGATCCCGCCCAGTGCGCCCCTGAAGCGATCCTCAGGGAGATTGAATCAGTACCTAAATAAAATAGAGTGTTTTTCATATATAAGGGATGTTGAGTCCTACTGCAAGAAAGCGAATACAGGCCGATATAAAAAACGTGGGATCAGACGATATGCGTAGACAGGGAATCTACTATCACATTGATGAATCGGATATGACTAAGGGGACCGCCCTGGTAATAGGACCTCCTAATACCCCTTATGAGGGCGGGTACTACTTTTTCTCTATTAAATTTCCGAATGACTATCCATTTTCCCCACCTGCGATGTTAACACTTACACAGGACGGACGCACGCGATTCAACCCGAATATGTATCGCGAAGGCAAAGTCTGTCTCTCCCTACTTAACACATGGCACGTGGGTGACCGATGGTCTGGATGCCAGAGTCTGAGTACACTACTGTTGTGTGTGCTCACCTCTGTGCTGGTGGATAAGCCGTTGGCGAACGAGCCTGGGTTTGAGACGCGAGCACTGGGTACAGAGGGGGAGATCTATTCGCGGATGATTCTGCACGCTAATCTGGAGACGGCCTTTCTGAAGATGATTACAGGTCCGCCCGCGTTTGCACACGAATTCCACGACGAGATATTGGAACACTATTACAAGAATAAACAGCGGATGATTGATCTGGCGGTAGAGATGTGCGATTATGATAACAAGAGCGAAGTCTTCGACTTTTTTTCTATGGCGGTCTCCTACAGGTTCTCCACACTGGGTGACAATATACGCGAGGCTGTGCCGCGGATCCATGTTGGAGGAGGAGGATCGGTCCCATACAATCCTATCACCTGAAGGGGCTTTTACTCTTTAGAGCTAAAAATTGAGTGGCAAAGTCGACATACTTTTGTGATACAAAATCATGCCGCCTAAGACTGTTAAGGACGACTATCTGCTACTCCGTGAATGCCTGGATCGCAATCGCGTATCAGGAAAGGGGGAGGAGAACATCACCGAGTGGGCAGGTACAACTATGGGAAAATATGCTATCCCAGAACAGGACTACGAAAAGTTCCTCAAGATGGTGCACGATACCATCTTTGGTGACAAACCGAAGGCCTGTGGTCTTCTGGAGAAGCATCTGCCCCATGGCGGTCCTATCTGCATCGATCTTGACTTCAAGTACACCGCCGGCTCGCATATCCAGCGACGCATCGAGGACGAGATGCTGAACAACTTTGTGGTTCAGTATGCCGCTGCACTCTATCGCTTCTTCGACCTCTCCGTCCTGAACGGGAAGCCCCTTCGCTTCTTCGTGATGTTGAAGCCGGCTCCTGAGGTGGAGACCAAGAAGGAGAAGACCAACCACAAGGACGGTGTTCACATCATCTGCCCTGACCTCACGCTCGATCCACAGACGCAGCACACTATTCGCGGCTACTTGATCGAGAAGCGGATGGTTGCGTCGGTCTTCGGCGATGCCATCGGTTACGAGACCGAGGAGAAGATCTTCGACAAGTCCGTGATTCACAGCAATAACTGGTTCATCTACGGTGCCACCAAACCCGACAAGGCCTGGTACAGCGTCAACAATATCATCGTCGTGCCGTCCGACCTTGACGTCGGTGTGGGCGGTGAGGAGGCACGGGTCACCGCCGTGGAGGAGAGTGTGGAAGAGGAGGATCTTGGCGAGTACGACGACTGGGATCTGACCAAGACCCTCAGCATCCGTCTCGGCCACGCAACTCTCACACCGATGAAGATCCTTGAGGATCGTAAGTTCGAGTGGGAGGCTCACCGGGCCAAGTGGGGTGTTGGTAAGCCGGCGGGGCGTGCACAGACCGCAAGTTCTGTCACACCCCTTCTGGGTGGAGCGTCCTCGCCCCAGAACGAGATCCTAGGGGACGACTTTACACTGAACGAGGCCCAGGCAACCGAGGGCCACGATGAGCCCGGTTACACCGCTGATGATATCAATCAGGTCTGTGAGCTGGTCGACAAGTGTCTCAATCCAGAGCGGCGGGCCAAGGACTACGGCTCCTGGATCGATTTGGGTGTCTGTCTCTACAACATCAATGATGGCGAGAAGATGCTGAAGAAGTGGGTGGACTTCAGTCGTCGGGTCGAGGGCTACAGTGGTGAGGACGACGACGTCTATGCCAAGAAGTGGCGGTCGTTCAGTAACATCCCTGGTATCAAGAAGATCCGCCTGGGTTCGCTCCACTTCTGGGCAAGGGAGGATAATCCGAGCCGCTACAAGGAGATCACTGAGCGGTCACACGTGGGCTGGATCATCAACCAGCCTGATGCCACGCACGTGAAGGTGGCTACGCTGGTCCGGCGGATGTATCAGCACGAGTTCTGCTGCACTATTACAGGTCCTAAGCGGTTGGACTACTTCCAGTACGTGGGGAACTACTGGAAGAAGCTGAAGTCGAACAATGAGCTGCGAGCACGCCTCACTATCCACGTAGCACGTGTCTACCTGGCCGCTGTGGCAGAGGCGGGGCGTCTGGCAGCCCTGGCGGGCGGTGCCCTTCTGGGAACGGATGCCTCGGTGGCGACTGCCGAGGCGGCTCAGGCAAAGTCCAAGGCGATGCAGGAGAAGTCCAAGATCCTTCTGAAGTCCTGTAATCTTCTGGAGGGTGCTCCTTTCAAGGACAACATCATGAAGGAGTGCAATGAGAAGTTCTACGATGAGAACTTTGTTGATCAGCTGAATCAGCGAAAGGATACGTTCGCCTGTGGCAACTGTGTCATCGAGCTCCGGCACTATCCTGGGGGCGAGATCCGTGCCGGTGCACAGCCCAAGGTCCACGCTCGTAAGGGGCGACCCGACGACTACATCTCGTTCGTAATGGGCCGCGAGAATGAGCTGGAGCCCATTGTGATGGACTACGACTCAAAGTCGGGCGATCTGCTCCCCTTCGATCCCAACACGCCTGAGCAGCGTGAGTTGGCGGACTTCTTCTCCAAGGTCTTCCCTGACGCACAGCTTCGCGAGTTCATGCTGACTCTTCTCTCCTCCTGTCTGGAGGGCGACAACCGTGAGCAGAAGTTCATTATTATGACGGGCTCAGGCGGCAATGGCAAGTCCGTGCTGATCAACATGATGCGGTTCACATTGGGCGAGTATCAGACGTCGCTCAACACGGCTGCATTGACTCGCAAGCGACCAGAGTCAGGTGCGGCGAATCCTGACATCATTACGCTGAAGGCCAAGCGCTTCATCTATATGCAGGAGCCCGATGAGGGTGAGAAGCTGAATACGGCTCGCATCAAGCAGTTCACGGGTGGTGATGTGGTAGAGGCCCGTGGTCTCTTCGCTGATCAGGAGAAGTTCAAGATCATGGGTCGCATCTTCTTCTCGACCAACGATCTGCCACCCGTCGGCTCGATGGACGGCGGTACGTGGCGTCGTATGCTGGTGATCCCCTTCGTCTCCGCGTTCAAGGATCCTGGCGATCCACTGATCGACGCGGCCAACCACATCTACGAGAAGGACTCCAACCTGGAGGACAAGTTCAAGCAGAACAACATGCGGGCGGCGTTTCTTCGCCTGCTGCTCCACTACTGGGAGACGCGGTACCTCAAGCACGGCCTGGAGAAGTCCCCGCCCTGCGTGATGGAGGCGATCAATCGCTACAAGCAGGACAATGACTCGTTCGTGGCCTTCTCAAACGAGACGCTGATCCGCGAGACGGGTAGCACGGCCAGTCTCTCGGAGATCTCCAGTCGCTACAAGTACTGGATCTCTACGCAGCCGGGTCGCAAGGTGCTCAAGAAGCCCGAGCTGATTGAGCGGATGACGCGTCTATTCAAGACAACAGACGGTGGTCGCACATACAATGATGTCCGTGTCGCTCTGGACGGCGAGGACATCAGTGGTAACTATGTGGGGGGCGGAGCTCAGTTCACCACCTAGGTCGCAAAATAGCGGATAGCCCTGTGTGCAACGAATATAGCGATTATATAACTGATAACACCGGTCAGTAGGGCGTCTCTCATATTTGGTGGGGTGCCAAAAGTCGATATGTTTGTCTCGATCACATATAAGATCAAAATAGCGGTGAATAACAGATAAGTGATCCAAAAAGCCAACATAATCTGTTCATCGACTGTCTGAAATCCGCCCATACCTGGTACACCAGACTGGGGATCAGCATCTAGGAAGCGGCGTCTGTTAGTGAAGGCCTGTTCTCTATTTTTGATGTTATCGTGCTCAACCTCTATACGCTTCTGCTCAAGGACTTTTGTGTATTTTTGAGCCAACTTATACGTGGGAGAGTTAGAGAGCGCGATAGCTTGATTCAGATTCTGATTGAACAGCCTCGTCTCATAATTGAACTGCTTCTGTATGTCCGCTACATAGAGTGCTGTTGCCGCATTTGCTTCATTTATTTTGCGTTGCGAGGCCTCGTCAGGAGCCACAACATCGTACGCCTGCTGCTTTCCTGTCAAATCATTACGAGCCATAGTCAGTTCAACCCGTTTCTGCTCACGTATCACTCGTGGATCCGGGGGCGGCGGCGGTGGTGGTGGCACTGGTTTAGGTAATTGTGCAATAAATTGCGGCACTGAGATTTGTCCTCCCATGTCTCCCTAACGTCTCCCAATACTATTGGTTTGTTGAACAGACCAATAGTAAAATCAATCTCGTTGAATCGTATTTAGAAAGGGCATGTGAGACCGTTACCCTTACTGGGCCGCTTGATACCATTACCGGTGATATAGGCCGCAGCATCAGCCTCCAACTGGCTCTCCACGCGAGACGCTGCGTCACCAATGCGGTTGTAGTTCGCCCTAGAGTCCGATAGAGCCTGCGAGCCAATAGATCTAAGGGCGATACCCGCACCGCCTGTGGCCTGGTTCCAACCACTGACGATACCAGAACCGGCTGTATCGGCACCACCAGTGACGCTCTGCCAGCCAGCAAGAGCAGCCTGACCGTAGGGCTTAGCGGAGTCAGCAGCGTACTGCTGTGCAGCGTTGTTAACATTCTTGGCAGCATCCAGTCCCTTCTGGGCACACTGGGAGAGGGGACCGGGTATAAGATTGGACGTGCTGTCACAGGCACAGTCGCTCTCTGATTTAGTGGGGATGTAGAGCTTCTTGTCGTAGAAGCTGCGGCGATGCCAGAAGCGAGCGTCGCGTGTGTTGGCAGTATACTGGTTACGGTAGAGCCCTGTGCCGATGACAATTGCAAGTAGGATAGCCGTGAGGAACGCGGCAAAGGGTGCACTGATCATGCCGTTCTTCTGGAAATAGAGGACGATAGCCGAACCCAACATCGTAATGAAGAAGATCTGCAGGAAAAACAGCGTCTCCAGCTTGTCATTGAAGTACCACTCGTTGATCTCTGTCTGGCGACGCGTCAGATCCTTGTCATGCTTCATGCCGGAGACCGCGGCCCGGGACTGCTCAAGGAGTTTGCCCTGGACGTAGAGAAGGTCGTTGTTGCGGTTGCTGTAGTAACCGGCGTTGTGATCCATGTCCATGTAACGGCCCAGATCAGTGTGTGCTTTTTGGAAGGAGGCACGCTTCTTCTCCATTGTCTCTTTGGCAATGCGATCCGTACGCTCGGAGACATACCTGTTAAAGTCGTCGGGGTTCTTCCGCAAATCGTAGCTGAACTGGATCTTCTCCATCTCCTGGAAAGTCTGAGTCAATGGGATATAAGGGTTTGAACCAGACATAGTGTTGCCCATCGCGGTTGCTCTACTAATGATACGACTTATTTGTAGTTCCTGGCCGGGGTGATTAATCGGTTTGTGCAGAAGTTAAGTGTACTGGGTGTACTTAACTTTGGCACTTACTCATACCGCCGAGTCATACGCTGGGGGTGCTTGCCTAACTACCTGCAGCAGCACGGTAGATGGCAAATACGGTACCAATCGCAAAAGCGTTGAGCACAATGAAGAGCTGAAGCTGATTGAGTACGTTGTCGTTCTTCTCCTTTGTATAGCGGACCATCTCCTTCTGCGTCTCAATGATCGCATTATCACTCGACAACATACCGTACTGTTTCTTCAGGTCGCCGAGCGTCTTGTTGATCCCCGTATTAGAATTGTTGATGTTGTCCTTGTTGCTGTTGATGAGACCGACGCGATACTCCGTAACATAGGAGATAACCTCCAACAGGTTATTCAGTTTCTGATTCAACATCGTGCTGATGTTCAACATCTGCTTTGCCGCGTCGTTCTGCGTGTTGTCCAGACTCGTCGAGAGTGTAAGAAAACGCTTAAGGGCGAACGCGTAACGGGCCTCGTAGTAACAGTACTCGTCGCGTACCGCTGTAAAAAAAGCGGTATCGTCCTCCACCAGGGCATCCATATCCGTTGCCATTGCCGAGGCCGGGGAGCCTGGCTTGGGCTTGTGGTTAGGAATTACGCCCTTAGACATCAGCTGGGCGACGTAGGTCTGAAGCTGAGCAGTAGGAATCCGATTTGTGTTAGGATCAGGAGTGAGATTTGTAGTCGCGATACCACCCTTGCCCCCAGCGTAGGGGGTGGTTAGACCGTTCACATCGAACGTGCCAGTTGACGCGGGGCACAGACCGGGATTTGCGAGGCCGGGGACGCTGTTAACAAAGTAGTTGCCACTCATGGGTCCTTCTCTGATATATTAACTATCTTCTTTTATGGAGCTCGTAAAAGAAGAGGTTAGAAAAGGTGGATCAGGTGAATCAATACCTGAAAATATCGGGTGCCCTTCGACCGGGTAGTAATGCGGATGCACGAGAGGCTAGGGACGGCTGTTTGAAAGGATTAGAGAAGAACGTGGGCGGATTGAACATTATACCCGCCGTCGCCGCAAACTTAGTGTAGGTCGTGAATGCCTTTACACCGATTGCCATAACGGCTAAGAACCCAAAAAAGAACGCTAGAAAGAGTAGGCCCGAACGACTCATAGGATTTAGGTTGACATAGGGGTTGTACGGGGCCCATGAGTACCACGCTGACCAGCTCACCTCAAACGGTGCATAAGAGAATACGACGTCATGTTGATTCCCCTCGTACTTGTTATAGACCCCCTCTGTACGCTCCTTGCTTGCCTCCTCTTGAAAACGGTAAGCCTTGTTCTCGTGCTCCATCTTGCGTATAGCTGCCTCTTTCTCGGCCACATTCATCATCAGCTCACCACTCTGCGACTGTTGCATTGATGTGACAAAAGTCCCTATCTGTGTCCCCTCAGCTGCTAGACGAGAGATGGAGTTAACAGCAGTCTGTTTTGCCTGTGCTATCTCGTTAGCGGCCCCAGGATAGTCAAGGGCTGCTGCAGCTGTACGTGAGTTGATAGTGGTTACGGCGTTATTGAAATTACTTACTATCTGTTCGCGTATCGCAGTAAACTGGTTAGTCCGTTCTTGAGTCCACTCGCTCTGTATAGTATCTTTGCGATCGTCAACTCCTGGACTGATACCACCTCGCCACGAACCAGTCTTATAGAACGGGGCACAGAGTCCATTACGTGTATTGCTACCGGCAGGACTCTGGTCCGGGACAAGTGCTTTAACACGTGAATTCTGTACACATGCGTCAAAATTCAGGATTATCCCTTCATCGACCATCTTTCGTATCTGGTCCATCTTCCCTACCGGTTAGTACAAAAGTTAAGTGCTCCGTACACTTAACTTTCCATATATGGCTGGCGTGTCGCCAGGTTGCATTACACTGCACAGATACGATACATCTTGTAATCACCCGCCGTTGGCGACGGTCGCACAATCTCGATGATGTCATCGGGTGTAATACCCAGAACACGTGTCATGATATCTACGTGGAACTTGATGAGCGGAAGGTTCTTCATCTGCTTCACGTGGAGGAGCTGCTTGATCTCAACCGCCTCCGGCTCGGGGAGCTTACGGAATTTAGGCTGAAGCACGTGCTTAGCGGGATTGGCGATCAGCTGCTTGATGCTGAAGAAGAAGATCCGACGCTTGTGGACCGCCCACTGGCGGATGGCCATTGCATGGAAAGCGTCGTGCATAGGCTCATTGAGAATAACGAAGGCGGCATCGGTCGCGGGATCGGCCGACGCATCACCCGCAGTCTCCACGTCCCAGAGCTCCTCGACACGCCGCTCAAGTGACATCTTCACCTTATCGAAGACCCAATAGAAGACCTGTGCTCGCTTGGCGGCAGCCGTCGTCTCGGCCTTAGCGTTGACGCGGATGCGAAGAGGGGCGAACCCACCCACTGCTAGCTGCATTATGTCTTTTGGTGACTGGTACATATAGGGCTTCGTGTCGTAACCCTGCTCCTCTAACATCTCGAGAATCACTGGACGAGTCCGTGCGATAAGATCGAAAAGCTCCTCTGAGTCCATCTGTTGCTACTCCTGGTTTTAGTTTACCGTCTCAATTTTAAGTCGGCTTTTCGGGATAATCTCATGCATAACCGGCTAGTAGGCCACAGCAGATGTAGCAGACCATGCATGACGCTACTGTATCGTCGCGTGATTGTACAGGAGCCTGACTTCGCCTCTGCTCTAGTGAGTTAGTCTTATCGGGTATATGACGTAATGGCGTAGGTAGAAGAGTTGTGACTGGCTTTGTTTCAGGGATGGTAAAAAGACGCTGTATGTATCTAAAGACCATCTATTACCTATATTACGGGCTTACCATTTAAACTCTTCTGCTACAGATTAGACCTAATGGCATATATAACAGCCATATTATCAGGCGGTCTTGGTAATCAGTTATTTCAGATAGCTACGGCTTACGCACTTGCCCAGGATCTGGGCGTTGAATTCAGAATCTCAAAGCGTAATTTTTTTGGTGCAGGGGTTCAAGGTCGAGGACCTGAGCACTATACAGCAGTATTCAATCAATTGAGTTTTCTAGATACGCCACTCTATTCAGATGAGGCTGTCGTGTGGGAGAAATCGTGGAATTACTGTGATATACGCAAACGCGTAGAGGGGATGTTACGCGATAGAGGATATGTCTGCATACAAGGATACTACCAGAGTGAGCTCTATTTTATTCACCGGCAGAATCTTATAAAGAGATTGTTTACGCCCCGCGAAGGGTATACTGCATGGTTGCACAGATCACGCCCAGAGATCGCAGATCTCTACAAGGAGCTGTTAGTGGATCACATCTACTGTTTTATGGGAATACGTCGTGGTGATTATATGACACCTTACAATAGAACTGTGCATAATCCATGTGGTATGACCTATTATCACCAAGCAATGCTCCGTATGCCCGCAGAACGATATTATATTGCTTCTGACGATATTGAGTGGTGCAAACAGCGATTTGTGGGGCCGCAATTCCGATTTTTCGAATTAGGTCTAGAGGACGACGAGGCACAATTAGCTCTCATGACCCTCTTTAGACGCTATATTATCTCTAATTCAACCTTCTACTGGTGGGGGTCCTACCTCAGTCAGTACGAGGATGTGGCGGTTGTCGCTCCTGATAAGTGGATCTTTGGACCCACTGTAGAGTTTCGTGCATACTACTCTATCTATCGCACCGACATGACCGTGGTAGAGAGACCAATAGAATATTAAAAATTGATCTATAATTGCCAGCTTGTACAGTCTACAAAATGGCTATTCTGACTACGGTTGCCCTCTGGTTCGCAAGTGCTGCGATGTTCACGACTGTTGTCAACGAACTGAGACATGCTGGTGATCTCATTGGATGGCGTGAGATGAAGCCCGTAAATCGTACTGTTATGCAGACCTACACTACCGACTACACACAGGCGGAGACTGATCGCTACATAACACAGACTGTACGTGAGATCTACGGTGGTGCCCTTGCCGCCGCTGCCCTGCGAAAGGAGGGCTACAGTCATGCGTTCAAGCCCCTACTACCCATTCATGTCTATCCGCTAGCGACCTATGTGCCCAAGATCCTAGAACAACTGAGAGGCCTATTTCCTGAATGCGATATCGAGATGAATCGCAAACTAGGTGTCTACGTCATCAAGTGGTTCTAGCTTGATATAGCAGAAAATTTGACTTTTTATACAAATTCGACAGACGGGCAGAATGTGCGAACACAAGGGCTGTGATTCAGCATCGCGGACGTTCGATGTTGCCGGCGGCAAGGGGCGTTTCTGTGGACAACACAAGACGACGGACATGGTGAATGTCAAGTCCAAGCGGTGTGCAGATAAGGGCTGCATGGCTATGGCTATCTACAACTTTATAAACCAACCCATCAAGTTCTGTTCTAAGCATAAGATGGAGGGGATGATCGACGCACGAACCAAGCGGTGCGAGCATGAGGGATGCACCCTGGTGCCGTTCTTCAATCATCCTGGAAATAAGGTGAAGTTCTGCGATCAACACAAGACGGCAGGGATGGTGGACGTCAAGCATAAGCAATGCGAACAGACGGGCTGTAAAGGTCTGCCGACTTTCGACATTGTCGGTGGACCTGGACGATTCTGTAAGACGCATAAGACACGTGAGATGCGCCTGGTCGGCGTCAGGCTCTGCGAGCACACGGGCTGCGTCTCCTCCTCTATTGCATTCGATCTACCTGGCGGTAAGGGTCGGTTCTGTGCTAAACACAGAACTCCAGAGATGATCGACGTGAGAGTGAAGCGGTGCGTGACAGAGGGGTGCGATGGTAAGGCCTATTACAATATGGAGGGTCAGGATGCACAATACTGCACAAAGCACAGGACTGCTGAGATGGTGAATGTGCTTATCGCCTGTTGCGAACAGGCGGGGTGTACTAAATCGGCAGCGTTTGATCTTCCTGACGGGAAGGGGCGGTTCTGCAGTGCACACAAGAGTGCTGAGATGATCAACGTTGTCTCAAAACGCTGTGATCACAAGAACTGTGATAAGTTCCCCAAGTTCGGCTATTCGGGCAGCCGAGAACGTTTCTGTGCAAGCCACAAGAAACCCGATATGCTGGGACTCTATCAGAGTAGATGTAGATTCAAGGGATGTGATGCCACTAGACGATATGCTCTTGAGGGTGAAGCCTCCAAGTTCTGTGCCGCACACAAAAGTGACGATATGGTGGATGTCACTAAACAGTTGTGCGAACATGAGGGGTGTAAGAAGATGCCTGGATATGGGGTATTGGGAGGTAAGGCACAGTACTGCACCTCTCATAAACAGGCTCACATGGTGAACGTAAAAAACAGATGCCAGGGCCCAGGTTGCACAAAAGCGGCATCCTTTGGCCCCAAAGGTTGTGCTCCTAAGTTCTGTGCGAAACACAAGGACGCGGGGATGATCTGTGTCACTGCAAATTTCTGCCAGACGGATGGATGTAATTCTAATGCTTTCTTCGATGTAAAGGGTGGAAAGGGTCGATTCTGTGGGAAACACAAAGCAGCCGATATGGTCAACGTAAAGTCCCTAAGATGCCTGAATAAGGGGTGCGACGCTCACCGTGTCTACGGTCTGCCAGGAGGTAAGAAGATGTACTGTAGCAAACACAAATTGGCAGATATGGTGGACCTGATCACTCGTCGCTGTCTGGTCGAAGGCTGTAAAAAGGCAGTCGTATATGGTCGCCCTGGGTCACAACCCACTCACTGTTCAAAGGACAGACTGGCAGGGATGATCAAGAAGCCCACAGCTAAGTGTGTAGTCTGCAAAGCCACTGCTATCTGGGGTATAAATTGGACACCTAATCACTGTGAGGCACACAAGACCGACGAGGAGCAGAATCTGGTGGAGCGGCCGTGCCAGGGGCTAGATGCAAAGGGGGACGTTCACGGATCACTGATGATTCTAAACGCCAAAAATCTCTGCGAATACTGTGATCCTGCCTCTTTCAGAAGCGCTCAGCTGGCTAAACAGAACGCTCTGATGGCCTACCTGGATGGCCGCGGTCTGACAGGTGACAGTACGGATACAGTTGTCAATGAGGGTGAATGCGGTAAGGAGCGGCCCGATCGCGTCTATGATCTGGGCGACAAGATCATTGTGTTGGAGTGCGATGAACACCAACACAGAGAACGGGCATGTGAGTGTGAACAGACCCGCATGGTGAACATTGGGCAGGGATTTGGCGGTATTCCAGTATACTTCGTACGATGGAATCCCGACAATTACACTCCTGCAACAGCTGGAAAGGAGCAGGAATCTCTCTCTAAACGACACAAACTCTGTGGCGATCTGATTGAAGATATCAAGAAGGGGCGAATCGTGCCTCCTGCTGCTCTAGTCGCAGCCATCTATCTCTACTACAATGGCTGGTCTTCCCTGAACAAGGAGAAGTGGGTGGTGATCACTCAATGCGAACAACCTTGACCTCGGCGTCGTCAAACACAATTTTTCTATCGCCCCCTCCCTGCTGTACAACTGGTGCGACCTCGGCCTGCAGGGCTTTGGGGACCTCGAAGGTAGAGATGGCCTCGGCTGCTGCCGACTGGGGTCCAGGCAGGACTGTTGTACCGGTCGGTAGGGGCGGGGCTGTGTAGGGATTGGCCACAGTGAAAGTCGGCTCGCCGCGAGCGGGCTCATTGAACGTGGCCGAATTGATCTCTGTACCGACTGTAACAGCTGGTGTCGGTTCGACTGATGCTCCGCCCTTCTGTATAGGGGGCGATGTTAACGGGTTGGGTATTGTGAACGTCGGCTCACCGCGGGCGGGTTCATAGAGGGCGGATGTATTGATATCTGTCCCTATTTCGTTGAGAGGGGCACCTGCACCACCCGACTGCAGACACGGTCCCTCTACACTGTATTTAATTGTTCCTCCAAGATCGGTGCCCTTCAGGGCTGTGTCCAGACTGGCCTGTTCAGAGGCAGTGGGTGGTTCAAACGCGTTCGCACCGCCCTCCATTTTATGCTCTGTTGGCACAGGATCTATTGCATTGACAGGAGCACCTTCTAAGGCGGCACCACCGTGCTGGTTCGCAGTCGCCTCCTCATAGATGATCTCGTTGGGTGGGCCGGGCAACCCGTCAGAAGGCGATGCTGTCTTCTGCAGCTCTAGACCCGCCGTGGCCGCCTTCACAAATAGGGGATCTTGGGGCGGTCCACCGCCGCTATGATTGCTCTCGTTACTGCTGTCAATGCTCGACCATTTGAGCATATTATCCTTCAGTCTGCCGACTGATCGCTCCGTAACGTAGCGGAAGCCCGTCCCCGTAAAAGCAGTGATCTCCTGATCCAAGAGTTTGAGTGCGAACGGCATTGCGATCTTAGAGAAGGTGACACGCGAGCGCTTGAGGGGCTTGATCAAGGTGATATTCTCCTCCGTTGTACCACTGAATTCCACTGGACCGTCGCACATAGGGCAGACAAAGAGCCCTTCACGTTCATTGTAGATGGGGATAGTGCCGCAACCGTTACAGATCCAGAAATCCGTAGCGTCAGCACGCTTCATCATCGACTCTTGCAAGAAAAGGGAGACACCGTGGGCTAGGACGGCGTCGCGTTCCATCTCACCAATACGCATGCCGCCCTCATTACCGCGTCCGCCCGTGGGCTGATGGGTCCGGACCTCACGTCGTCCAGCACCACGCGAGTTCAGCTTGTCCTGTGTCAAGTGCCTCATACGCATAAAATAGAGCGGTCCCATAAAGATTGAGCAGGCGAGCTGCTTGCCCGTAGTACCACAGTACATCAGATTCTCGGTATAGGGATTGAGTCCGATGGCCTCCAACGAATCACCGATCGTCTTCACAATATCCTCGCGATTGAAGAAGGAGGTAGCGTTACACTTGGCACCCGTCTCGGCACCGAAACGGCCGAAAAGAACCTCCAAAAGCTGGGCTACAGTCATACGACTGGTCAAGCCGTGGGGATTCACAATCACGTCTGGAATAATCCCACTTGCCGTGTGTGGCATGTTTTCGGCGGCGATCAACATCCCCATCGTACCCTTCTGGCCGTGTCTGCTGCCAAACTTATCGCCCAGTTCAGGGATCCGCTCCTCCAATATACGGATACGGACTAGACGCATACCGTTAGCCTGGTGAAGTACCACAACCGAGTCGACACGACCGCGTGTGAAGACAGAGGGCATCACAGAGGAGTCCTTTATCTGATGCGTCTCAGGATCCTCCAGGTAGCGGCCCACAAGGATCGTGTGATCCTCTACCACTTCGCCCTCGCGAATAATCCCCTGCTCGTCCAGTTTGCTGTAGTCGTAGCCTGGGCGAATATCCGTCCATGCAGGGATCAGCTTCGGGTTGGCGATCTTGTACTCGACCTTTGAGAGCTGATCGATCTCCTCCAAGGCGTCATATGAACGGAAACTGAGTGAGCGGAACATTCCACGTTCAATAGCGGACCGATTGAAGAGGATACCGTCATCCTGATTGTAGCCGTCCGTAGAGGCCATAGCCACAATGCAGTTGAATCCGTAGGCCGCTTGGCCTCTGCCAGCGTGATCGAACGCCAGGGTGCGGACCAGGGGTGCCTCACCGTAGCAGAGCTGTGAAGCGTACGTATCATAACGTTGGAGATAGTTTGTGGCGTAATAGCCGATGCCCTGCTTGGACTGCGAGCAGGACAACTGGTTACGTGGCGACTGATTGTGGTTCGCAAAGGGGATCATGTTCACCATTAGACCCATCATTGTGGAGGGATGGATCTCCACATGCGTGTGTTGTGCACCCAGATCGGTAGAGCCCCACCAGCTTATAAAGGCCTCGTTAGACTCGTATGGGTCGACATACTCAATAACGCCCGCGTGGGGCTTCAATACCTTTATGTAGTCATCCAGAGTGGCGGCCGGTGTGTCGTAGAGTGGATCGATAAAGTCCACGTCGGCTACGGTTCGCTCTTTAGTGAGAGGGAGTGTACCGATCAGTAGATTACGCCAGACGGGGATCGCATCGGGTGCGGCCATCAGCTCCTTGGCCACGGTCGGCCACTGCCCGCCCTCGGCCAGGTGCCAGAGTGGGCGAAGGGGGCGACCCTCGTCCAGATAAACGCGGATCTCACGATCGAATGTATTGAAGCTGACGGAGGCGGTGGGGGCCAGACAGGCGGTCCACTTCAGCAGCTTGAGCACAGTCAAGAGCTTGATAGGCTCCTTCACGAAACCCACCGTTCCGCCGTTGATCTTCACCAGGGTTCCGCTTGCCCGTAAGGCACGGTCTGCCGAAAAGATGGAGGTCATTCCACCACGTCTCTCCAACCAATCCAATACAGGGGCTACAGGGCCGGCCAAAGAGACATATGTCAACATAGTATAGTTCTTAGTCACACCGATGTGAGCACCCGTGGGGGTCTCGTTAGTACAAAAATAGCCGATCTGACTGGGATGGAGCTGCCGCGGGCCCTTCTGCTTCAACGAGGTATCGAAGTCCAACAAGATGCGGCGGCTGTGCGACATCGCATCATAGAACGAGATGCGTGCTACGGGCTGTAACACACCAGCCTTCTCATTCTTTGGATTTGTTCCCCAACGACCGCGAAACCCGCGCATAATAGCCTTCTGTAGGGCGTCGATCTGGAACACCGCATTGGCGTTACCGGCCGAGAACAGATCGATAAAACGATCGCCCTCATAGAGCGTCTTGTTGTAGTTGTACTGTGTATCAATGGCCAGACGTACAGCCTTCTGCCAGTCCTTCCAGACGGCCGCGAAGAGATCGCGAAGCAGTGTACCCGTGGTCAGAAGTCGCTGGTTGCGAATGTCGTCGCGATCCGTATTGGCCAGAATACGGGCGTTTGATTTGACCGCCTTCTGGACCATCTCGGCCAGAAAATAGGCACGTGCCATGGGTCGGTTCGGTACGTGGCTGAACAGTGAGTTACGCAATATATCCAGCACTGACGCGACCGACCCCTGATGTGTCAAGGATGCAATAAAATGAATGGCCATCGCCTGTGTAGTTATAGGCCACGCATCCTCAATACTGGGGATCAGGAGATCCTCGTAGAGTCTGGTAAACGCAGACGTCTCATCGGGAAAGATCATACGGATGATCTCACGGTCGGATTCGATGCCGAGGGCACGGAAGAGAACAAACAGCGGGATGTTACCACGTACGGAAGGGACACTCACACGCATCACGCTGCTCTCGCGATCTAGGTAGATCGAGCACCGGCGATTCGTCTTCGTCTCTGGGTTCTGCGAGACAACTGAAACATAGACAGAGGTCTCTAGATCCGTGGGTGCCTTGCGTGCTACATAGAGTGAGTTAAACGCCTGCTCCTGGCGAGTGATCAGGAGCTTCTCTGCACCGTCAATGATGAAGTAGCCACCGTGTTCTAGAGGCGACTCACCCATCTGAATAGCAGCGTCGTCGCTGAGACTCTCGCCTAACACGCAGAGCTTGGACCGCAACAACACAGGGAGCCTGAAAAGGGGGAAGTTCGTAAAGGGGATTGTCCGCTCACTCGAAACAAACTCCTCACCTTGTTTTACAGTACGCGTAACAACAATATCTATGTCTGCACGGATCAATGCAGCATAGGTCAGCCCACGTAAGCGGGCCTCATTAGGGAACATGCGGCGTACAGTCTTACCACCGTCAAGGGTGATAATGGGTGCACCGACATTAATACGCAGATCCTTGGGCTCGGCAACCTTACCACCGATATAGATCTCCGTCTTGTACTTGTAGAGCCCCTGATCGGGAGCCAAGGGTTCCTTCAGTATCAGAATAGGGTTCATCGAGTGAATCAGTCTGGACATCTCATTGAAAACGAAATGCTCATACGAATCTATGTGGTGACGTGTCAGAAACAGTGGTGTCTGCTCATAATAAGCATTAAGGATTCTGAGAGGCAAATCAGATACCGATTCGTATGACATTTGCTACTCATTATAGGAAAAACAATATTAGATCCAACCGGATCGCCGACCTCGGTCTCTTAGTTGACCGCTGGATAAGGGCTTGGGTTAGCAAGCTGAGTGATGTCCTTGTTTACAATGCTGATCTGATCTGGGTTGATCGGTGCAAAACCGGGTGTAGCCAGTCTCACAGCACTGGTGGAGGGATCGGCAGAGTTAGTCTTGTACGGTCCCTGACCCATCCACGCCTCACTTGCCTGCTGCAGAAAGCCAGACGGGTTAGAGGCAGCGAAATCACGGACGCTCAGTGCCGTCAAGAAGTCACCACCCCGCTTACGCATAGTGCGACGGCGGCGGGCACCGCCCTTCGCTGGTACAAGATTGGACCCCATATCGTGGCTCACGTGAGCACTGGTGTTCTCGGATCCACAGCTGCGGCTCAAGGCAGAGTTGTAGTAGACATCAAGGTCCTGGACCGCCTTGGGATCGGCACCAACCTCTGTAGGGAACGTCGCATAGGTCGCAACAGCAGGCATACCGGGTCGCATTACATAGTCTAGCGGAGCACCCGCCATGCTACCGCCATGCTTAGCCTTCCGCTTACCGTGAAGGTTCAAGTAGTGATTGCCTAGCTCGGCAGCTGCATTACCGGACAGATGCTTATTGAAGAGCCCAGCCCAGTGCCGGGACACCTGCTTGCCCAGCTCACGGGGGTTGTTCAGATTGTTCCGCTTGATGAAATCACGCATAGAGGAGTCCATCACCTTAAACTTCTGACGGATGTCAGCAACGCTCATCGCCTTGCGGGTCGAGCGGCGGTTAACGCGCTTCGCCGGAGCCTTGCGGGACTTACGGTTGGGAGACTTCTTATTGGACCGTGTCTTCGAGGGCATTCTCTACATAAATCTAGTAAAATCATTCGTTGAAAATAGGGTTATTTTGCCCCGCTGGGACTGGCCTGTTCACTAAGAACCACCTTCTTCGAATGAGGTTCTTAACTTCTGCACTTGACACGCACGTACTCAATTGCGACCGCGGCCGCGGCCGCCCAACATAGGACCCGTCGACGTAGATGTCATGGCAAATGCACCATAGGCCAGTAGAATTACCAGACCGACCATAACGAATGGGGCCATAGGCCGGAGACCATTCTGCCAGGTCGAATTCTTGTAGTCAGTCTTAAACTGGGACTGGTTCATGTAGTACGCATACGCCAAAAGTACTGTTGACGATACAAGAAGCACGAGCGGTGCCATCGATGCCGCTGTAGCGAACGCCACAGAAGTCAAAAATAGGACGAATGCCAGGATGGGTATCAACAGATTCATGTCTCTCTGTGTCCCCATTAGATTTTCTCAATCAGGTCCACATGAGTCAATAGGACTTTTCTGCAGCAGTATCGGGTGAGATGAAGCTCGTCGAAGATCTTCTTCTCGGCAGTCTCGGGTACCTCTCCGCCGCTGAAGTAGGTTCGCTTACCAAATGCATCCCCTCGGAGCTCGCGGAGCCGGCGCTTGTAGAACTCCCACTTATCGGACAATAGCTTTCCACATGATACACACCGGACGGGGATAATCATTCTTACTGTTCCTTCTACTTGTATTCGCGGGCTTCAAGTTTAGGTCTAAATTAGAGATTGCCGGGGCCCGCGTTTGGAACCGCTAACCCTTTTGTCCGGGTCGCTTAGAAATGTCTTCAGTACTCTTCGGTCGCGGGGTGAACTCTCAGGGCAACAATCCCCTTCGTAACGAGATCAATCGTGTCATTGCACTCAACACTGTGCTGGAGCGTCGTGTCAGCACGTTGGAGCGTGAGCTAGCCAATACGGCGAGCAGAGCTGCGGCGCCCGCGGTAGCCGGGCCACCTGGGCCACGTGGTGAGCGTGGTGAGGCCGGTTCTAAGGGTGAGCGTGGTGAGGCCGGTTCTAAGGGTGAGCAGGGTGAGCGTGGCCCACAGGGCGAGCGTGGTGAGGCTGGTGCGAAGGGCGACCGTGGGCCGAAGGGTGACAGGGGCGATAAGGGTGATAAGGGTGAGGCGGCACCAGCGGCCTCGAGCTAAACAACCATATTGGGTTATATCAGTTCAATGCTTATAATAAGCCTTAAACTAATAATAGCGTCAGCATAATCACAAGGCACGTTTCCACTGCCTCAACAGACCCACTGTAATAGTGATACCAGTGATCTTGTTCAATTCCACTACCATCTCCTTCTCCCTCTTTTTGGCAACTATCAGACGACGCAGGGTATTCTTCACTTCATCGGTCAACTCCTCTTTCACTGCAGGTACCTGCGGCACCACTGGCGGTGTGACAGCCTCCCATTTCAGCAGAGGACCCGTACTAGTATCGACCCAACCGAGGATCTTCAGTAGACCCGCGTGATGACGATCGTGGCAGTAGCTACATAAAACAGTCAGATTGGATGCGTGATGCGTCCCCTGGCCGCCATCAACAAATCCGTTCTTGGCCGCCGACTGGTATTTGATATGATGGGTCTCTAGATCGTGCGTGGAATCACATACCTGACATTTCGTGATTTTCACCGCTGAATTATACCGACATGTCTTTTCGCGATTTTGGTTTGCCAATTCAAGAAATTCAGCATCCATATCCAGTCCATAGCAGACCTCCAGACCGTACATTGCCTCTCCTGGACCCGCTTCCAGGGTTCGCCTGTATTCGATTAGACGTTTAGCTGAATTATAGTTGACCCCCAGATGGGCGAATTTCACACCCACCAGTGAGCGAATCTCAGGCAGATCCGTAATTTCATGGAGATGGGTTGCAAAGAGAAACTGTGCACCGCGGCGGACCAGGACCTGGACACCGGCCGAGAAGATCGCAGTCGCTGAGCGAGTCTCTGTGCCAGAACAGAGCTCATCCCCCAGAATAAGCGACCGTGAGTCAGCGTATTTCAATATCCCTCGGAACTCAGTCATCTCGACAGCAAAGGAGCTGAGGCTGGCCCAGAGGTTGTCGTTGCTGAGGATCCGTGTGAAGATCGCAGTATAGGGAGATAATTTAAGAATGGAGGCAGCAACAGGGATACCGCACTGTGCCGACAACACGGCGATACCAACAGCCTTCATCAGGGAGGATTTACCGCTCGCGTTTGTACCGTAGATCAACAGTCCGTTCGCCGCTGCACCAGGTGCATCAACGGCAGCAGCAGGTGGACCAAGAGACACATCGTGTTTCACATATGTACTGTTGCTGATCCGCTCAATGATCAGATGCCTCAAGCCACTGAGTTCACAGGAGGCGGGTGCATCCTCCAGAAATTCAGGGGTGACCAGATTGTACTCGGTTGCACACCGAGCCAGGGCAAATTCTACATCCAGGTTGGCGATCCATGCAGTTATGTACTCGGCGATTGGTCTACCGTTCAGCACCTCATTGCTGGCCTCTGACCAACTGGTCAGACTGCTAAACCAGACCGCGTCGTGCTCACTGTCCCACATCCTCTTAATCTCAAGAGCCCGTTTCTGTAATTCTACTGACCTAGGGGATTCAAAGAGACCCGCTGTGGCCTTGGAGGAGAACGGATGGAATCTCATGCCGGCGGACTGAATCTTTTCGAATCGCTTCCTGGTAATTGTAAACTCGATCGGATAATTCTCTCCCTGAATTACCTGAACGGGCTCTGTGAACGAGGCCGCAAACTGCTTTGCATCGGTAATACAAGCGGCCCACGTGTCCTCTAGATTATCCAGTTTGGTGTACAAATTACGCTTCCAGGGGTGAAAACGGAGAATTTCCTCCGCGGCGGCTAATTTCATCCGCTCCAGGTCCCATGGCTCAGCCCGATCATCTATCCACTTCTGGATTTTTTCTAGATGGAGAGCTGCACAGAGGGTGTTCTTGAACGTCTGGAGGAGATCTGAAATCGCAGCATAGCTGGAGAGAAGATGCTGCACCTCAAGTATGCCGAGCGTACCCAGACTGAGTTTGCGGTGAAGCCGTGAAAGATCGTAGACCGATCGTAGATTCTTCTCAAGAGTGGGGTGCGGCTGGCGAAGCAGATCAATTCGAGAAAAGCGAGTCCGCAATTCACCGATATCCGAAATTGGGGTGACCAGACGCTCACGAAGGGCCCTGGCACCACATGCAGTGAAGGTCTTACGGAACCAGTGAAGTAGACACTCACTATTTCCGCTAATTATGTTGAGCTGCTCCAGTGCTGCATTTCCCAGACGGACTCTATTTTCAGGGATCCAGTGTTGGTTCATCCGCAACGATCGTAATTGAGAAGGATGGTGTTCGCGGATGAATTCTAGAGTCAGGGCTAGAGCACGATAGGCCTGGGGGTGGCGGTCTAGACCCAGAACCACGTGCGGCTGCAGTGCCGTCTGCATCGAGTAGGCTCGTCGCATTGCCTCTGCGTCCGGCCGCACCAGCGACTGTCCCGTACGGATGTGCAGCACCGTCTGTTTGGGCAAGCGGAACCAGGTCCGTAGCTGTGCCGCCGTAGGGGTGTCAGGGCCCTGCCACCAGACAACGACCTCTGAGGGTGGATGGACCATAAAAAAGGGCTCGATTGCGTCTATATTGGGGAGTCCCTGCAGGAACGGCATCACCAGCTCCGTGCTCCAGGTCTGCCCCGTCTGCGACTCTACGGCGGCGATCCCCACACAGAGACTGGTCTTATCGTTCGGTTCCAAGAGTAGACCGATCAGACAGGCATCGTGGCTGGACTGGATCCTACTGACTGAATTGTAGCGATCGTCGAAGATCCCTGGACTGCTGATGTGGTCAATGATCCGCTCCTCTACTTTCGATGCTCCGTTTTTCACCTGAATTACAACCACCACTGTGTAACCGGCCTCCACCAATTGGGATTCGAATTTAGGGAGACTCTGCTCTGGAAACCCTCCGCACAATTTCAGAAGGTTGTCATCCTGTGGATCTCTGGCCTCAGAGAGGTTCAGAGAACAGAGATCCGCAATTTCACGAATATTTGTCTGGGTCTGGTTCGTGGTGAGATTCAGACGATCGTAGATCTCAAAAAACTTCCCTACCTGCATGAGGACTGCTGTGTTCGTTCCATATTTGGCTCGCTCTCGGTGATACCAAGCCAAGTATTGTTTGAACATCGATTCCATCTGAACGCTCATCTCTATAGAGACTATGCGTTCACGGTTTAAGCCGACGCTCTGCGTTTTCTTGTTGCACGTAGACCTTTTTCAGCATTTTTGAAGAGCTTAGTTGTATTGCGATAGATCTTGTTAATATCACTGTGACCCGATTTCTGATAGGCTATAAAAGGGTCGCTGATGACTGTTTTGAACAGATTGTTATGAACGTCTATCCCCATATCAGGGATTAGAGCTGTACCAGAACTGGCTAATTCATAATATCGCAATAAGGTCTCATATGATCGTTCTGGTACGTAGAGCCAATGAGCGGCTACCGACCAGAGAGGATCGTAGTAGATTATACCGTCCTCACGACCGACCTCTCGGGCGTAATGTATCTGATGTGCACCACCCGAATAGAGATCCCATTTTTCGGGATTTGCATCCAACCAGCTCTTGATCTTGTGCCATTTGGACCGCCAGCCATTAACAGGGAGACAGTCGTCTTCTAGTATCAGAACGTTTGGTAGGTGATTTCGCTTAGCCAGTTTCAGAGCTTTTATGAAGGAGCGAAAGCACCCATGAGCCCCATTGTACCTGGATTTCACTGCATCTATGCGAGTCAGCTTCACATCTGAATTGGCGAAACGCCCCTTAATGGCTGCCCATCGTTCTGGACTGGATTTCAGATTTATCACATAGGCCTGCATGGCTCTGATCTAGTAGAAGAAAATTGAGATCCCTTACAGACCACGGTAAGGGTCAAAATGCCATTCTGGTCTACAAGTGCACTACCTCCGCGGCCCCCATCCAATAACGACAACTACACCATAGCTATTTCACCGCGATGTAAGACACAGCAAATTACTATAAGTACCGAGACGTACGATATTCTTCTGGCTCGATTGAAGTGGTTGGAGACCCCTGAATGTCGACAGTGTATGGAGGAAGAGAAGCGTATAGCCGTTCGCAAGGAGATTACCGAACGCTTCCGCAAGGTGCTTCAGACTCAGGCGGTCTTTGCGAATCTGCACGGGTCTACGATGATGGTCAGCCTCTACAATTGAGAAAATTGAAATCAAGTAGATCCTTGGCTTAAGGATCAGGACGGCTACAGAAACGATAGTCACCGCACAGAGCCACACAAGAATGTCGCTCAACATCGTGAACAACACCGACGGAACGACGTCGATCAACGGCCGCGACACCTTCGACCTGAAGGAGGTGATCAAGGCCGCGGGCGGCCGCTGGACCGCCGCCACCCAGACTTGGACCGTGCCCGCCGGTCGCGACCTGCAACCGCTGAAGGACGCGGCGGCCGCCCTGCCAGAGCGTCGTAAGGCCGAGCGTGCCGCTGCCCGGGCCCAGCTCGCGGCGATGCGGGCCTACGCGGCCACGCCCGAGGGGCAGGCGGCCGCTAAGGCCGCGGCGAAGGAGGTCATTCGTCGTTGCCTTGCGGAGAAGGCGGCCACGGGTGCCTACCAGTGGATCTGCTGCGAGTCCTGTGAGGTCGTCGACTGGCAGCGGCAGCACACCTACTGCTGGGACTGCGGGCATGACAACGGAGCCTGGCGCGACTGCTTCCGCGTGCGCGGCTCGATCTACACAGGGGACTGAGCCAAACACCACAAAAACCCAGTTTTTCCATTATAAGAATCATAACATGGAAAAAATTGAAATCACAACCTCGCCCTGAATCAGTATTCACGGCCCCCCTCGCGCACGCCATCGCATCACACACGCCACACACTCTGCTCAAAGAAAGCAAGATGTCCAACCTGTTTGACCGGCTCCCGCTCGACGTGATCGACTACGTCATCCGCCCGTTCGTCGGCAACGACTACTTCGCGCGCATTGGCATGAACTTCCTCCTGCCGCCCGTGGACCGCCAGGGCTCGCCGCTCAAGCGCGACGCCGCCAAGCAGCTCGAGCTCAGCCTGGCGTCGGCCCGGCTCAAGCCCCTCCTGGCCGAGGCGGCGGCGGGTACCGCACCGACGAAGGCCGTCGCGATCGGTGCGACCTTCGACTTCATGGCGGCCAATCCGCTCATCCTGCAGCACAACCGTGCGTTCAGGGACGTGGTCTTCATCCAAGCCACGACGTTCGCCAACCCGGACTGCCCGCAATACGCCCTTCTGGAGGCCGTGGTCGCGGCGACCCTCGTCGCGAAGGCGCAGCGGCTGCTCGATCTGGTGACGAATCTGCAGGGACCGTTCGAGCAGATCTCCACGTCGTGCTCGGACCAGAAGTGGAGTGCCGTGAGCGGCGGTGCTGCACCCGTGATCGTCGACAACTCCCTTCTCCTCGCCGAGGCGGAGGCCGCGACCGCACTGGCTCGCCGCTCGACGCCGCACTGGCGCTGCATCAGCCGGCGCATGCGGTACCGCCGCGGCCGATGGGACAGCGACGACGACGATGATGACGTCGACGACGACTGGGAGTACGGCTACTTCAACGACGCCGACCGGTGGGTCTGCATCGAGCGGGAGTCGGCGTGGACGCCGAGGAGCGACGAGCCCGAGGAGCAGCCGCGGGTGTCCCGTCGCGGCACGGTGATGGAGGCCGACGGGTGGGAGAAAGTGGTCGGCCGCCGCCGCTAGGCACGACCCTGTAAAGCAAAAAAATACAAATCAGATAAAAGGTTTTTCAGTCGCCCCTGATCATGGTCGCGGCTCCAGATATGATCTCGTGATCCTCCTCTAGAAAGAACATCTGGATCCATCCCTTGAAGGGAACGAAGGCAAGACCATCGTCTGTCACGTCCTCAAATCTGTAGACACGACCGATATAGTCTCGGATGTACCACTCATCAGCAATCGCATAGATCTCTTGAATCACAGTGAAGCCGGTCGCTCTATAGGACCGCGTCATGTAGGAAGTCAATCACCCTACGGGCCGTTAACTTTTTAGATTTGTGATTTAGACGTGCACTGGAAACATCATCACGTCTATCAACATATTACGCTGCATCTCCTCAGGGACCTTAGCGTTAGGCCGTGTCAGACCACGAGCACGGAGCTTCTCAGAGACCTCCTCAATCTTCATGTTGGCCACCTTGCGGCGGATAGCATCACGGGTCTTGCGAACCTTGGAGGCACTCTCGATCTTTACGACCACCTTCTTCTCGCTGAACTTCCGCTTCAGCGTAGTGTTTTTACGCTTCTCAGGGTTGATCTTCACCTTGTTTACGGGCTCAACGCGACGGGTCTGTACCGGCTTATGTACGATCTTCACGGCGGGCGGTGCAGTCTTTGGTTTTGGGGGCGTAGCCACAGCAGCTGCAGGTGAGTTATTGTAAGGGAGTGCAACCTTTACGATCGGCTTCTTGGTCGGTCCAGCCGCAACGATCGCCGCTACAGGATCACGCTTCTTGCTGCCACCTACTGCTGTCGTGGTCGACAGCATGGGACGGGGTACGGCAGAAGCAGTGCCCACTGCTGCACCAGCAGCCTGGGCTACAGGGATCTTGGGCACGGCCACCGGCTTAGGCTTCGAAGCCGGTCCCTGCCGGGTCCGTCTACGAGTGTTCCTAACTGGTACTGCCGGTACATCGTATACAACCCTCTTGATATCATCGGCCATTTGAGCCTATCTAACTCTACGCTACAAAATGTCGGGGGTGAGCTTTTGCCAGCAAATCGACCTAAACTTGACAGACTGAGGTGACTGAGCCCAGATTAAACAAAATGTACCATGATCTTCTTGAGCGATACTTTGCCCAGCACAACAACCGGCAGATCATCTATCATCAGATCGCATCCTTCAACCAGTTTATGGAGAAGGAGGTCTCAGAGACGATCCTACGCTCCTGTCCTATCAAGATCCTTGGTAGTCCCGATTTGACGCTAACGGGGACCACGCGTGCCGCCGCCGGCACCGCTGGTACGGCTATTCGCGTCAGTATCGACCCTGTGGAGGAGGTCGCGGTGCCCACGGGACCCGTGGCACCTCCGCGCGAGGTGGAGGTGACCATCGAGTTCCGCAACGTCAACATCCGTAAGCCGACCATCTTCGAGAACAATGGTGCTGTAACACCGATGTACCCCAACGACGCCCGTCTCCGCAACATCACGTACGCCGCCCCCGTCTACGTCGATCTACACATCTCCACTACGCTATTCGATCCGGCAACGGGTGAGAAGGAGACCCGCACGCGGGCTCTACAGCGGATCCACGTCGGCAAGATCCCCGTCATGGTCGGGTCCAAGTTCTGTATGCTCTGCGAGACGCCTGAGAAGATGCCGCGTGACCTGGGCGAGTGCAGCACGGATCCTGGCGGCTACTTCATCATTCAGGGCGGCGAGCGTATCATCATCAGCCAGGAGCGGATGGCCGAAAACCGCATGTTCGTGTTTCGCAACTCCAAGAATCGCAACAAGGAGGCTGAGAAGATCGAATGTAAGTCGATCGGCCTGGATAACGAGGGTGCCCCCAAGTCGATTGCGGTGGTGATTCTGCACAACGTGAAGAATCCGGCTGCACCTGAACACATCCGTGTCTCCCTTCCCCGTATCAAGACGGAGATCCCGCTCTTCGTGATGTTCCGTGCTCTCGGCTTCCAGTCGGACAAGACCATTATTGAGCTGATCATGGGCTCTGCCAGTAGCAGCTACGACATGATCTTTCAGGAGTGTATCCAGGACGCCAAGGAGATCCGTACGCAGGAGGCGGCGGTCGAGTTTCTCAGTAAGCACATCGGTAGCGGTTCCAGCATCCGTGAGGCACTGACCTCGTCGACGCTGCAGATCACCAAGATGCCCAAGACGGGTGTATTGACCGAGATCCTGGCAGAGGAGTTTCTTCCTCACATCGGTGGCTTCAATACCCTCTACGAGAAGGGCTGCTTCCTGGCGGCGATGACCAAGAAGGTCCTGGAAGTCTACACCAACCGGATCTCCTACGATGACCGCGATGCCTATCCCAACAAGAAGGTGGAGCTACCAGGCAATCTACTGGGGAATCTCTTCCGCTACTTCTTCGGTACCAAGGTGATCAAGGACATGAAGTCGACGATCACCAAGGAGATCCACAACGGTGCGTGGAAAGCCACGGGGAAGTTCGAGGACATTATCAACCCAACCAACATCTACAAGATCCTGAAGTCGACCATCGTGGACATCGGTATGAAATCGTCGCTAGCAACGGGTAACTTCGCCGGCGGTAAGATGGGGACCAAGATGGGGATCTCTCAGGTGATGAATCGGCTGACTTATCTCAGCGGTATCTCCCACCTTCGCCGCATCTCTACGCCCATTGAGAAGACGGGTAAGCTGATTCCGCCACGCAAGCTCCACAACACCCAGTGGGGTTTCGTCTGTCCAGCGGAGACGCCAGAGGGTCATTCGGTCGGCGTAGTGAAGAATCTGGGCTCTACGGCTCTGGTCTCTCTTCCCTCCAATCCGGAGCCGATCGTGAACATCCTCTACGACGAGCTAGGGATGGTGAATCTGAGCGAGACGACGCACGCTGAGAAGCACAGCCAGTGCCGCGTCTATATCAACGGCGGCTGGGTCGGCATCATCCGTGAGTCAACCATGAGCAGCATCGAGGTGGTCCGCCTGCTTCGCAAGGCCAAGACCGCGGGTCGGATGAACCCGCACACTAGCGTGATCTTCAATCCCCGTCTGAACGAGGTCTGGATGAACACGGAGGGCGGTCGCCTGCTCCGCCCTGTTCTTACGGGCAATGCCATGCGGGATCTGCAGGCGAATCCCAGCACGCCTCGACCTTGGGACGCTCTGAAGGAGTGGAACGACCTGATGCGGTGGACGAGCCCTGCGGGCCACTCCCTCATCGAGTACATCGATCCTGGTGAGTCGGAGACGCTCTATATCGCGATGTTCCCAGAGGACCTCAAGGGCCCCCGCGGCGGCGACTTCACGCACTGTGAGATCCACCCCAGTACGATTCTGGGGACGATGGCCTCCAACATCCCCTTCTGCGACCACAACCAGTCGCCCCGTAACACCTATCAGTCGGCAATGGGCAAGCAGGCAATGGGGATCTACGCCCTGAACTTCCGCGACCGTATGGATACGATGGGGAATCTTCTCTGCAATCCCTCTCTTCCGCTAGTCAGCCCCTACATGAGCAAGTTCTACCGTGCTCAGGACATGCCTTCAGGCAATAATATCATCGTGGCGATCGCCACGTATGGTGGCTATAACCAGGAGGATTCCATCATGTTCAACCGTGCCGCCCTGGACCGTGGTCTCTTCCGCTCCTTCTTCTACCGCACGTACAAGGATGAGGAGAAGAAGAATCAGGCGTCTGGCGAGGAGGAGCGGTTCTGTAAGCCGGATCAGACGCTGACCAAGCAGATGAAGATGGCCAACTACGAGAAGCTGGGTGAGGACGGCATTGTACCCGAGAACACGTACGTCTCGCAGGAGGATGTTCTGATCGGCAAGGTCGCACCCATCCGCCTTCGTGCTCCTGACGGTGCGGCTCTGGCGGGTGTAACCCACGCGACACTCCAGGCAATGTCTGGTGCTGCCGCTGCAGCAGCAGTGGAGGCCGCGGGCGGTAAGCGGTACAAAGACGTCAGCAAGATGCTTCGCAACAACGAGACGGGCTTCGTAGACAAGATCTACCGTGGCCGCAACGGCGAGGGCTACACGTTCGTGAAGATCCGCGTCCGCTCGGAGCGTATTCCCACGATCGGTGACAAGTTCTCCAGTCGCCACGGTCAGAAGGGCACTGTGGGGATGATCCTGGAGCCCTGGGACATGCCCCAGACCAAGGACGGGATTGTGCCTGATATCATCATTAATCCTCACTGCTTCACCGGTGAGACGCAGGTCTCACTTCCGAATGGGCTCAGTCGCCGCATTGACAGCTTCTCTGAGCAGGGGCTGGAGAAGGTCTGGTGCTTCGACCCAGAGACGGGCAACGTGTACGAGTCATTCAGTCTGGGTCGGAGCGATCGCGGTGTCAAGCCGACTATCCGTCTGACTCTGGATGATGGTCGCACTATCCGCTGTACCCCTGATCACAAGTTCAAGGTTCGCACCGTGGATGGAACGACTGTAGACAAGATGGCAGGGGATCTGACCTTCACCGACAGTCTGGTTATGAGCCTGCGGGGAACGGAGGATACGGCATGCCCTCTGGAGGCAGCCTGGTCTCTGAAGATGGGCGACTACCTGTTCAACATGAGGACAGAGGAGAGTCGCGAGCGGGTGTTGGCATTCGCCCGTATTCTGGGCTACCTCAGTACTGACGGCTGTTTCACGCACTCTAGAAACGAGTACAAAGGTGTACTGTATATGGGGTGCCTCATGGATGCCAGAAGCATTATGGGCGATATCTACACCATTACTGGGAAATCTCCGATGATTCGGGACTGTCTATCCCCTACTAACGGCAGCAAGTGCTACGTGATTAATCTACCAAATGAGTTCAGCTATTCTATGGCTCATCTCTCAGGGATAACCGTCGGCCGTCGCACCACGCAAGAGGCCGTCTATCCCGACTTCCTCTTCGACACAGCTTGCCCCAAGTCTGTAGTCCGTGAGTTCCTGGCCGGCTGCTTTGGTGGCGACGGCTGGACTACCTACATTAACGGCAACCTCTTCAGCAATGTCGGCTTCAGCCAGTCGATCTGTACTGAGTTCCTCGATACGATGGAGGAGAGGATGGCGAAGTTTGTAGATCTGATGGCGGCTGTCGGTGTCAAGGCCAGGATCAACCGTACCCGCCTCTGCCACATGAAGACCGAGTCTTACCAGAACAATCCGCGTGCATCCGTCGAGGTAGTGGTGGATTCCAATGCTGAGTTCTACGAGAAGATCGGCTTCCGCCACTGTATCGACAAGCAGCTCCGCCTGGAGGCAACGGTCGCCTACGAGGGGTACTGTAAAGAGGTTCGCAGGCAGCACGACGCCGCGATGGCCACAGTGGACACCTCTATGCTATCGGTCAAGTCTTACCCTGCCGCTCTGGCTGAGGTGAAAAAGCTCTACACAACTGAGAAGCCTCTGAACAACTACTATTCTCTGCTTACAAGTACGCTGATCGGTAATAGGCGTAAGCCTGGTCGTTCGACAGAGATGAAGGTCTTCGACTACACGTACATGTTGACCGCTAGCGAGTGGGCCAAGCAGAGTGGTTGTGCGGACTGGTTCAGTAAGACCGAGTATACGGTGCTCCGCGACGCAGTAGATACACCAACGTATAGCATGGGGATCATGAAGAAGGAGGAGGCACTACCAGCACCAGTATTCGACATTGGGGTTGCCCGTTCCCACACGTTTGTATCGCAGGGTTGTGCGGTCTTAAATTGTATCCCGTCGCGCATGACAATTGCCCAGCTGATGGAGACGCTGATGGGCAAGGTCGGTTGCAGCCTGGGTTTCCTCGGCGACGGCACCCCCTTCAACGAGGTGACCGTAGAGAAGCTCTCGACGATCCTGCGGGATCAGCTGAAGATGGAGCCCTACGGCAACGAGGTCTTGTACTGCGGCACTACGGGCAAGCAGATGCGGACGAACATCTTCATGGGTCCGTGCTACTACCAGCGGCTGAAGCACATGGTTGACGACAAGATCCACTGTCTCACGTCGGATCATGATGTGCTGACGGCCTACGGCTGGAAGCCGATAACGACGATTTCTATTGCTGACAGGGTCGCGACCTTTGACGGACCAAAAATCGTCTACGAGCATCCCAAGGCCTGCGTGAAGTTCCTCTACCACGCTCTGATGTACACGTTCCAGACGGCTGACGGCAGTAGTCAGACGGTGACACCAGAGCATCGCATGGTGGTGGCTACTGTATCCGGTTCGAGCATGAACCACTGCTACGATTGGCGGTTCATGATGGCAGAGGAGGTATATATTATGTTGGAGGGGGCACAGGTCTCTATGGTCTTCACCACTTTGGACTCGCAGGAGACGCGATCTACCAGCGATATCGTCAGCTGGACCAAAAGCGTGGGGACACCCGATGGGTCGGTCTACTGCCTGACAATGCCAAACGAGCGATTCATTGTCCGCAAGCACGGGACCACTACCGGTGTCTGGACAGGTAACTCGCGTGCCTCAGGCCCGCTCGTAATGCTAACGCGCCAGCCCGCCGAGGGCAGGGCCCGTGATGGTGGCCTCCGTTTCGGCGAGATGGAGCGTGATTGCATGATCGCTCACGGGGCAAGCGAGTTCCTCAAGGAGCGAATGCTCGAGGCCTCAGACAACTTCCAGGCCTTCATCTGTCGTGGCTGCGGCCTCCTCGGCATTGTCAACCCCGTCCGCGGTACCTACGAGTGCTCGGCCTGCCCCAGCACTACGGGCTTCAGCCAGGTCCGCATCCCCTACGCGTACAAGCTGTTCCTGCAGGAGCTGGAGTCGATGAATATCAGCAGCCGTCTGATCACGGAGTCTCGTCTTCGTGAGCAGGTGGAGAAAAAGCGTGATATGGTGGGTGATCGGGCTCGGCTGGAGGCGGAGTAGATCAGAGTGCCGCCGCCAGAGCCGCCGCAGCGGCCAGATACGCATCCCGTTCAGGACTGGGTGTCTTTGTACCTGATTCAATCCAGGCCGCATGGGCTGATTTTGCAGCCGACTTGAGTTTTTCGATTGGCGACCGTGACTTACGCTCGGCAATCTCCCTCATCCACTTCTCTCTGAAGGCTGTCAACTCCTTATTCTCCATTTTATACCCGATCAGCAAGAGCCAGTTGACTTCATTTTTGCTAAAATTGAACTCAATAGTCTAAGAAGGCCTGGCGTCCTGCGTACCCCTGAGAAAGTTTGAAGAAATCGTGTTTTCTTCAAACTTTTTCATCAAAATCACGATTTTTACTCCTTATTGGCCGCAAAAGTGGCCAGGGCAACAGCAATTCCGGCTACCAGAAGTCCCGCCGCGGTTCTGCGGTCAACGTACTTCTCCCAGATATACCGCGATCCAAAACCCTCAATCGCAGATCCGTCCGGATAGAAGGTCTTTGGCGAATTCTCGAAATCGACTCGGCTCATGTACAGCGGATTCCCGCGTCCATCGCGATCGTGAACCCAGCGAGTCTGCCTTGGGCGACCACTCGAGCGATCGATGCTACCCTTTATCCAGACCGCACTTGAATCGTGCGGTGATACTACGTTACCGTTCAGATCACCCACATCCATGGTGACCTGCTTGCACTTAGGATATCCACTGCCCATTGCCGCTCCAAAGATGGGCAGCGGATTGAGGGCATTGCGTGCATCCTCAAGGATACCGGGTGCCAACCCGCGCATACGTGGGAGACCCATTGCCTGTAACGACGAATCAACCCGTTTCCCTAGGAGATCGCCTTTGGGTGTGGTATCAATGTACTCCCACATCAGTGCACCGTTTGAACACGTAGACCCCGTGGACATAAAATAGCGGAGCCCCAACGGGTTCATATCGCGCGTATTGAACATTGTCTTTTGGCCGAAGCCGATTGCATCGACATAGTAGTTGATTCCGGCAGCAGAATCCATAATCGCCCCCGCATCGCCACCTGCACGAACGCCAATCTCGTTGGGTGCCGGTAGCTCATCTGCAAACGAATAAGACGGGCCCAGTAGACCAGGGCTGTCAGCAGAACCCGACTTGGCTGCACCAGCCTTCTTGACCTTGTCGTTGTATCTTGCCATATTATCCTCTCCATCTCGGATCTGTTTCTGTTGCTCTGGGGTTCCACCAAAGAGATCCATCCTCCTAAAAAACACTGTGAAAGTTGATACGCCACCTAAACCCAGATATTGGTATCAATGGCCGACCTTCTTCCTGGCGTAGGCCATAGACTAACCGACGAAGATCGACGTATGCTGGATTATCTACGTCTCGAACTGGACCCATGTGACACCGAAGAGGCCGTTGATCTCAGCTCATGGTGGTGCGACGGCTGTGAGACCGACGAACACATCCATGTCGAGACCGAGACGGTGATCTGCCGCCGTTGCGGTGAGATTTTCGAGAATATCCTGGACCAGGGACCCGAGTATCGCTGGTTCACGGGTGATGATCGCAATCCTGACCCTACACGCGTTGGGGCCCCGCAGAATCCTCTGCTTCCAGAGTCATCGTTGGGGACGACCATGCTGCTCCGTAAAAATCACGGCAATGTCATGCGAAAGATTAAGCGGTATCATACGTGGAATCTGATGCCGTATCGTGAGCGGAACCTCTGGGGGATCTTCGAGGGGCTTCACGTGCGAGCCATCAATGCCGGGATAGGGATAGGTGTGCTAGAAGAGGCAAAACGCCTATACGCTCAGTTATCGGCCTTATGTGTCTGTCGCGGAACCCAGAAGGAGGCCCTTCTTGCGGCCTGCCTCTACGAGTCCCTCAAGCGTTCTGGTACACCACGTAGGCCCAAAGATATCGCCACTATCTTTCAGATCAACCTGCGACACGTCACGAAGGGGCTGAAGCAGTTCGCCAATCTTCTGAATATGGACGAGCGAATGGGGACGCGAGTTGTGGCAGCAGAGAATCGGCACAACACGAACACTATGCCCGCGGCTGCCGGTGGTGCAGCTGCCCCCGTCGTGAATATTGAGTCCCGCCGCGCAAAGTGGGACTCAATCTCACGTTCCACCACGACATTTGAGCACTATATCGAGCCCTTTGTCTCTAAACTGGAGGCTCCACGAAACTTTACGGGGACCCTCGTAATGATGACCCGGCAGATCTGCACGCGGGCAGACGACATGGGGATCTGTCCAGAGAACACGCCTCCTTCGTTGACTGCCGCCGCACTAGCCCTGGCCTGCAGTGCATTGACGATCCAGAAGAGTATTCAGGAGATAGCCGCCGTGTGCGATATCAGTGTAGTAACACTGCACAAGTGCCTGAAACGGCTAGAGGTCTGGAGACAGAATCTTCTCGAGACCAAGTAGATGGGTGGAACACAGAGTGCACCACAGGGGGTCGACCTGGGCCCCGTACAACTAAAATCTAAGGACACGGAGCGTCTTGAGCTCTTCTCAACTGTATTTTTACGTCTATTGAAGTCTACCGATATTCTGGATGTCCGTGCGTTGACCAAGGGCCCAGGTGCCTGCGGTGACTACACTATCCTCTTGGCATCGGACATTGATAAGGAGTTTCGCAAGATCAAACTGGAGGGGACAGATTCAGGCAAGACGGCCATCAAAGACTTCCTCTTCGCTCGCTCAAAGGGAATAACCACCGAATCCCCTTCTGACCAGGTTGCCTGCCGTGCCTTAGCTGTTTTCTATATACGTGCCCTCCAATTGGTAGCCGCTCTCACTATGAGCATCTACACACCCCCGGATCTAGTGAACCGTATTCGTAACCGTGTCTTTCAGGGGGAGTTGAGACGTCAGCGAAAGAACGTCCCCCTCTCTCTGGTCGAGAAAGAGGAGCTGCGGATCAAGCGTGAACAGTGGTGGAACAAATTCCTCAAACCGACAAGCCGACCGGATATGGCGTCTCTTGGGGGTTCGGGTCAACTGAAATACAACAAGACGACAAAAACTGTAATATACACCGATCCAGAGAATCAGTATGAATACAGGGCACTTGTGGGCGTCAAGGAGTTAGAGACCTATAACGTCGGACCCGAGTACATGCGTGAGGGCTCCTATTGGGTGGAGCTCTACAACACGGCAACCAAGGAGCCCTTCTTCCGCTCCCTGGTGAATACAGATAAGAGCGGCTATCTCTTCTCCGTTAAGCCAGAGGGACCCAAGGAGGAGGAACCGGTGATTTTCAATAAGGATTGGACCACGGAGCTGCCAGAGCAGATAACGACCTCTATACAGGGTGTAGCTCCTCTACCTCGGTCGCCGAATTCACAGACACGCCGAAACGGCTCGCGATTTGATCCCTATAGCTTTACGCGCACCGGTGGTGCGTATGGTATTCCATATAATACGAACAACGTACAAGCGAACACCACGCGTAAAAACACTGCTAAATCGGCCGCCAATATTGCCGCAAATACACTGAGACAGGAGGAGGCCTCATTACAGCTCGCTCCCACCACCACGCTGCCACGTGCCTTCCAGGAGTCCTATAAGTCGATGGTGCGTTGGACCCTGGACATCTCTACCTGGACCGAGGCTGCGCCCGCCTCGTATCGTGCGGTGCTTCTCTATATTCGACCCACCCTTCCTGCCGGTGCGGCGGCCTCGTATCTCTGTGTAGATAACTGGACTGACAAGTCTCTCCGTTATATACAGCCTTTCGCCGCACTCGAGGCACTCTACTTCAACAAGGATGACGGTAGCATGACCTCCGAGAACAGAGCTGGATTGAAGGCACTTGTTGACGACTTCATAGGGATCTACCAGGGTGCAGCCCCGCCAAAAAATACGCAAGGGAAGGTCCCCTCCACATTCGACGACGTCTATATGCCGGCTATAAGCGAACCACTCAAGGCCCTGTTGTGTGGTAAGCGAACAGCACAGGGTGACGTAATGCTCGACCCTGTGAGTGCCCAGATTCTGGAGAGTGCTCAATCAGCTATATTGGCCGCCTACAAAGCTCATTTCGAAAACGCTTACGCCCTCCTGAATCGCCTGTTTACTATTGGCAAGACGGAGACGGGTGAGCAGACTGTTCGTTTCGCCGATACATTTGCTAAGAATCCCGGCTCGGCCCGTGTAGTGCTCGAGGAGATTGTACGTGAGGCACGTGGTCTGATCGCCGCCCACTATATAGATGTGGAGCGTATCTACGCCGATACGATCAAGGAGTTGATCAAGCCGCGTGCCTAACGTCTTGAGTCAGCAATACTAACCAGACCAGTACCAATGTTAAGCTGGGGTGCTAAACTTCTCTAGTTGGTGGTAAAAGAATCCGCATAATATAAGGTATGAAGAACTACTTGACACCGACATATATTGAGAATCACTCTATATATGACGTTTTCTACAGTCCTGAAAACATAATAGTCATAATCGTAGCAGCTTTTAAAGGTCCGGTAGACATTAGATTGATCGAGGGTAGCGAAACAAGCAAGTTCTCAGTTATCTCTAATCCATATCAACATATCTACACGCATCCTTCTACCGATTATTCTAGACAGATTAAGATCAGTATAGATGGGGTAGAGAGCGATCTCTCCGTAAACAGATACGTAGACTGCTCTGGGCAGATCATCATGTCTACTCTAGTAAAAAACCAGAATAACTATATTATACAGTGGATTGAATACAATAGGGACCGCGGTATAGAGCGATTCATTATCTACGATAACTCTGCTAATTATACATTGGGTGACTTATTGGCGGATTATATCGCTACAGGCAGGGTGATTCTGATCAAATGGGCCTATCCCTACTGGCTGCCTAAAGGTCCGTCGTCGCCTGGTGCCCAAGTCACGCAGCAGAATCACTCAATCTACGCGTTCAGAGATGCACGTTACATCGGATTGATGGATGTAGACGAGTATCTGAATCCACAAGGATCATACAGTGACTTGACCGCTTTATTCAACGATCTATCTAAAACGTTAGATACAGAAGAGATCTCCGCTTTTCAGATTCGCAATAGATTTTTCTATAACCCAGACAAGCTCCCTTGTGATGGATACAGATTTCTAGAGATCTATACATGTGACGAAATTACAAAGGTGAAACGTGAGAAGTGTTTTGTCATACCAAAAAATGTTCGTACCTTTGATGTCCATCATGTAAAGGTCGGAAAACCGATGCATCAGGTGAATTGCAGCCTCTTATATTTCAACCACTACTGCTATCTGAACAACCCAAGAAAATTGGGATTGACAAGAATAGAGCTTACTGATAACTCTGTTAAGAGTCATGCGGATCGTCTGGTAACCAGACTCAAGACCTCTTAAGGAGGAGTGGTAGTAAAATATGTTAGTCTCTATGTATGTGTATTTTGAACCTAAAAATGGGTTCAATGATATACTATACAACGTGTTACGTACACTAAAGTATTGTTCAAAAAAAAAACGAATACTTTTAGTGAACGGTAGGAAAACCCTATATGGAATAAATTTTAGCCAATACTTTGCCATACCGGAATATGCTAGATCTATGATAATCGATACCGAGGAGATTAAAAAGATATGCAGTAAGCAACACTACACGGTCTACCCTAACAATTTGAAAGGCGAGTTGATTAATATGCTAAACGCTCTATATGACGAGAGTCCTTTGCTAAACCCTACTCGTGAAAAAAATGATAGGGCAATTTATGCTTATAAAAACACTGTACTCTCTCTTCCTGTTGAAAAGCGACCAGAACATATACTTATTCACAGCAGGGCAGGTGGTGGAGGCGGATACGCATTATTAAATAAAATACAGTTTCACAAGGGTGTGCTCGACATATTCAGAGATCGCTACAAGAGACTAGACAAACCGTATTTAGCTATACATATTCGTAACACCGATTATAAGTGTGATTATGAACAGTATTTTTTCACAAATGAGATATTGATACGGTCGTTTAAACAGATATACGTGGCAACCGACGACGTGAACGCAATAGAGTTTTACCGTAGGAGAGGGTTGAACCTTACAAATTTTACCACTTTTCCGAAAGAGACTGCTTATATAAGTCTACATTCCACGAATATAGATGGGCATACTAAATTCATAGATATGTTATGCGATATGTTTATAATGGGTCTAGCAGAAAAACTCTTATCAAATTCGAAGGGTGGGTTTATAGAATTGGCTAGGTCTGTACATCAAAATAAGCCTATTTGGATGAAACGGCTGCTTTGAATTATACCTCCATTTGATCGGCGCTGTCAACAGGCTGGGCCTGCTCCACCTGGGCCTGCTCCACCTGGGCCTGCTCCACCTGGGCCTGCTCCACCTGGGCCTGCTCCACCTGGGCCTGCTCCTCTAGGCGTCTCCGCTCCACCTCCATCTCAGAGAGCCCAGTGCTAGCTGGAAGTGGAAGATCTACGTGTTCAAGGGCATCACAGAGAATAGTGCGAATAGATTCTGCAGCGGGAAAGTAGACCTCGGCATAATTGTCGTACAGCTTTCTGATACGACCAATGTCGCGGGGTCGCTCAGCGGGCGGCACTAGATCGGGCAGACTGGGGTTATAGACAATAATGTCACCTGTACTGAATAGCATCATATGATTCACTATTAGTGAACCGTATGTGTATCAAATTTTGCAGAATTCAATAGGTAATCGGAAATGGGACTACGTCGCGAATATTCTCCATCCCCGTACAGACGCGAACCAGGCGATCAAAGCCCAGACCGGCACCGGCAGTCGGTGTGCTGCCGTTCTTGCGAAGATCGATGTACCACTGAAGCGATGTGATATCCATCTTGCGATCGGCGACCACCTTCATCAGACGCTCGTAGTCATGCTCCCTGACTGAGGATCCGATCAGCTCACCCAGGCCAGGGACCAGCAGATCACAGCCCTGCACCGTCCGACCATCCGCGTTAGCTCGCATATAGAAGGATTTCAGGCAGGCAGGATAGTTGTAGACAAAGACGGGCTTGCCAAATACGGTCTCGGCAAGATAGTTCTCGCATTCGGATCCCAGATCCTCGCCCCATTTCGGAATCGTGAAAACGCCATTCATCTGATCGCGACGCTCTGTAAGAATCCGAAGGGCCTCGTCGTAAGAGATCCGTTCATAGGAGAAGCTGACGAGGCTCTTTAGACGCGTAATCAGCCCCTTGCTACTGAACTTATTCAACTCCTCCAGATCGTCTCTGTTGTGATCCAGAACATAGCTGATTGCATACTGCGTGTACTCTTCTGAAAAATCCATCAGATCATCGAGTGAGGCCCAAGCCAATTCCCATTCCACGTGTTCGAATTCGGCCAAGTGTCGCGAAGTTCGTGATTTTTCTGCTCGAAACGATTTGTTACTAGTCCAGACCTTGCCTAGACCAGCACAGAGTGCCTCCAGTTCGAGTTGCGAGGAGACCGTCAAAAAGGTCGGTTTTCCAAAGAATTCGCGTGAATAATCGATCTTCTTGGTGATCTTGTCTAGAATTGGGATAGATTCGGTGGTCTTGTCTAGCAGGGTGGTTGCCGTAAAGACCTCGCCCCCACCCTCGCAATCGCTACTGGTCAATATATTGGGGTTGAGATGATGAAATCCCTTGGCATCAAAAAAAAGGTGGGTTGCATGACTCAGTGCAGCCCGAATTCTGAAAACAGCGTTCATCGTGCGGGTCTTCACACGGACCTCCTTGTGCCCCCGCAAAAACTCCAGACTCATCTTCTTTGCATTCAGTGGGTAGTGGATAGGATCGGCAACAGTGGAGGAATATTCAATACTGAGAATCTTCAGCTCAACTTCGGCTTTCACAGGGTGTGCAGAGACGAGGCCACGGACGGAGAGTGCCGAGCCGACAGAGAGCGGCTTCAGAACTTCCTGTATAAGGGGATCTTCACTGATCAGCTGGAGGGTCTTCGAGCACGATCCATCGTAGAGCTCAACAAAGAGCATTGATGACTGAAACCGGATGTTGCGGATCCACCCGTTCACCAGGATCGTCTGCTCTACCATGGTGGCGTCGATCGCTCTGATCTCCAGGTGCTTCTGCTTGTAGGTCACTAGAGACATGGCTTGTCTCTGAATACATAACCTCTGTTTAGATACTGTGCGAAGTGGCAAAATTGATTACTGCCGCTTCAGCGGCAGTGTATACCAACCACAAAGATGGCAGCCCGACGAATCCGATCGGAACGCGAGCATCAGCGTGCAATAGCTGACCTCTACTACAAGTGGGACCGCAACGATGAGAGTTTGGAGTGGTGGATACAGCAGTACGAAAAGCGTTTGCGGGCACCGCTTCGGCATGTGATCGAAGAGCGGGTGTTCACCACCCTCCGAGACCGATACGAGCGGCGGCTGAAGGAGGGTCGTAGTACCGTTCATGAGATTGAGGCGATAATCTGGGGCGACGCAAAGCTCCCGTCTGTAGGGGAACGCCTCTGGTCGATGCTGGACGTCTGGGAACGCCAGTGGCCGTCCCCCCCAAAGTCCGAGCTCCAGACGCTCGTGACCGACTCGCAAAATGTCCACACGCGAGTGGTGATCAAGCAGACGCACAAGTCGATGGGCCTACTGGTGGGCCAGGTGGTCCCAGCTGGGCAGCGGACAACAGACGAGATCCTGACGGCCTGGATGACCACTCGCACCTGGGCCGCATGTAAGCCCCTCTACGAAGATATGGTGATCTGGGGAGGGACCGCGACCATCTACGTAGACGACGACTATCTCTACCGCAAGACACTGCGTTCACTGTGGGCTCTTATCAAGAGCTACCACGGTGAGGTATATGACGAACTCGTGAATCGCCTCTGGGAGGAGTGTAACGAATCCATCGGTGTCTGTGCACAGGGGCACATCACGCGCCTGGCCAATGTGATGGTCGGCTTCCACGAGGAGTTTCTCAGCCCGCAATGTAGCAAGGAGCAGTTCCAGGACAAGATGTCCGCAATCGCCGCCTCAACACGGCCACTGCCAGAGAAAATCGCAGAAGCCCGCCTGATAATGGATGAGCACGCCGTACCGGAGGGTGAGCGTGCAGCCTGGTTCGAGGCCTTCGATTGATCACCGCAAAAAGCGTGTTTTCTTCCAGAGCAGACGTTCAGATCCGCTCCATTTTTGCCGCCTCCACCTTGGGCATGGCTGCAGTCAAGAGAGCCTGACTCACCGCCTTGTAATCGAATGTACACTTGTGGTCCTCTGGATAGCGGTGCTTGGAGCAATAGCGGGCTCCGCACTTGCAAGTAATATCGGCCAGATTGAGCTTCGCCTTGCATCCGCTGCATTCACACCGGTTAGAGGGGGTCTTTTTAGGCTCTACTAGGGGTGCCGGCTCCACAGTGATCGAATTCGCCTCTATCTTCTTCATCAGACTTGCTAGGTTGAACATCGGGATTGACATCTTCTCAACAGGACGGGGTCCTATACAATGGGATCAATTTTCTACCACCGGTACCGCCAAGTACCGAAGTTAAGCACCCTTAAGGGCTGCGCGTCGGGACTGGCCTGGTTACCGTATTCAGATCTGAGAGATGAGCCAGTGAATCTTCGAATCGGCAAGACCCGTGGTTGCGAGGTCTGCATGAATCTCCAGATTGGATCCATCGAACCACTTGATCGAGCGGAGGATTGCCGCGGAGCTGAACGTCTGTAGAAAGCCGATCGTGGTTCGGATCCAGATATTGGGTCGCACAATCCAGACCTCTTTCAGAAGCGGATCCTCGTTTAACAGACTGAGTAGCCCAAGATTGAACGAGAATTCTGTATAGTGCTTCAGTTGCATGTCGGCACAGTCCATCACCCAGATCCATGGTCCAGAGGACGCTTCCTCTTTCACATGGAGCTTGATGCTGGCCAGCTTGGTCCCGTCCTCGTTGAAATCCTCGGTCTTGGCTGGGGCGGTATAGAAGAGGTCGGCGTCACCGACTTTGGCAAATTTCACAAAATTGTGATAACCCGGTTTCGTGATACACTTTGCACATGGCATCGATCTACCTTCTCTAGGTGTTCAGTGCTTAAATCTATACGATGTAGTATGATGAGATGTCCTACCACTTCTGGGAGGATGCAGAGTACGCAGGTCCAAACCTCTCGGATTTAGCCCGTTTCTGGGATCGTAGACCACGTCTCCTGCGTTTCCTACCGCGCGAAAATCTCCCTGAGATCGTCTTAGATTCGGGCCATTCGATCATCCCTACTGAAGCCCTTCCAGAGGAAGCTCACGAGATCGCCACATTCTGGAACACCCACTATGCAGATCATTCCTGGCGTTTCAAGATAACTGCTAAAGGGGTAGAACAGGTGATGAAACGGGGGTTCATCCTGGTTGCTAGAACAGAGGAGGGAACTCTGGTGGGGACATTCGTCTGTCGTGTTATGACAGGGCTCGTCTGTGGAGGACCCTGTAGCACAAGTGGTCTGCTGGAGGGATTCGTAATTCACACGGCCTATCGCAAACGCGGTCTAGGTTCGCTGCTTTTGGCACACATGGATAAATCTGTCTACGACCGCCCCCTACTGAGTTCTGCCCTCCTAATCTGGTTTCGCGAACACCAGTCGCCTAGCGGTGCCATCCCACAACTTCCGGTCGCAGTTTTGCAGTATAGATTCCGTCTGATCCACACACTCACACAGGTCCCACTACAGGTCAGAGCCTCTCGAGTGGGCTCCGAAGTGGCGGGGCCAATTGTAGACCGAATCTATCGGAATTACCAGAAGGCCTTAACACTACTCTCGGCTGACACCACTGATGACGACGTCTACTGGTATATGGTGGGTCGTAGTCTAGTGGGTATAGCAGATACACATCGCTACTCGGTGAAGGAGGACTATCCATTCTGGGAGGTCGTCTTTGCTGCTAATCTCTCCGAGCCCTATTTCACGGATCTGAAAAGACCTATAGAGATTGCTGCGGTGGCACTGCCTTCGCCAACAGGGGTTCTTTTTGCTTCTAACTCGTTGACGCGAGGCAATATGGTTACACCCGATGAGAACTGGGTGATAGGGGGTGGCTATCTTTCGGCACACGTCTATAACTGGATGCCGCCGGCCTTTTTCAGCGGCGATCTTCTCTTCCCGCATGCGTGTCTCTGAATCCATACGTAATATTAGATGTATACATAGGATAATGCTCTACATAGGATCCTGTAGATATATGCACGGATATGATTGGGATTATTTCCCGGCACGATTACATTCCACTAGAGAGATTATATTTTTCCTAGAACATATTGCGAAGATAGAGGAGGTTATTGAGGCTCATCCAAGCGATCTGACTAGATTCATATTTGGAGATATATATCATCCACGTGTTAAACCTCACACCATGCGGTTTTTGGCAAAAAAACTGGATAGAGAGATCGATGCGGTGATTCTTGAGATAAGCACAAGGAAGGTTATGTACTATAAAAACACCCCATTAAACTACTATTATGCAACCCTTAGTCCAAATAGAGATTATACGTTTGTTGCTAAAATCCTCACAGATGAAGAGATTGAGTACGATGTGAATCGTATAATTGAACTATGCAAGAGCGTATTTAATGAGCGTATACGGATTCATATAATTCCGCATCTCAACTTAAAAACTAGAGTCACGAACGACTACGTTCGTGACCGTGCTGCGTTTGTTAATCTATTAGAGCAGCTAAGTACCAAATACCCGTTTAAACTACATAACATTGGCAGATATCTGGAGAATAGTAACAGTGATGTTTTTCTTGAGGACTATATGCCCGATGGAAGACATTATGCTAAGACTTGCGAAGATACTATAAAAATATTCTTAGCGAAAACGATCTACCGCCAACTACCGAAGTTAAGCACCCCAGCTTGACTTGGTGGTAGCTAAAAATTGATATCATCGTCCCATTAATCGATGATATCAACAACCCAAAAACGAATGTACGAACTCCGATTCTACCAGAACCACATCCAGACGGGCTCGACCCTAATTGAGGCCAGAGACGAGGCCCTCAACCTGCTCGTGGCCTGCACGGAACGCTACACCCACACCGACGGCTTCTACGTTGACGAGAGCGTGTCCGACGTCTACACCGTGGTCGATCTCTCGAGCACGGGGTGGGTCATCAAGCTCGCAGGGCCGATCGACACCGTCTTCAAAAAGGAGCTCACCCACCGCTTCGCGAACCTCCTCAATAAGTGGCTCACCCCTAAATCCCAAGCACCGCCGTCAGAATAGCCAGCTGCCCTGCAGCGTCTGCCTCTCTGAATAGCGGCACCATGTGCGTGACAATCCACTTCTCCTCCGCACTGAGATTCGGTCCGCCAAGATCGTAGAAAGCGGCTATCAGCCCCTTCTTGAGTGCCGTTTTTTCGGGTAGGTGGCGGGCCGTGTTGAGCAGTCCCATTACGTCGTACTTCACTCCATTCGCGATATAACTTGCCTGCATCTCTTTGATATTTCTCTATCAATGAGCAGTCCATTCAATTTTTCGCTTGGACGTTAGGCCTATCGAACAAAGCAGAACAGATACTGGTACTCGTATCCGATGGGCGTCAGGTCTACGAACTCCTTGAACGTGAAGCCAGCATCTTCGATCTCGCGAACGACAGACTCCATTGTCGGCATTATGAGGTGGTGCTTGTTGCGGCGCACTTTGCCGTTCTTGAATTTAAAGGTCTCGTCGAATTCGGCATGGTTGTCCTGGAGGTTGAATTCGGCAGTATAGTCGAATTTGTCAAATGAGACCTTGCTCTTGGTGACCCGCTCCTTGGCGTATTTCTGAACAGAAAATGCAACAAAGGGGCTTGCCGCCTCCAGAATTGGATCGAACTTTTCACGATTTACTAGGTGGACAACAAAGCCCCCGCCGGGCTTCAGCCAGGTGAAGACGTTCCGCAGAATCTGATCTCGGTGGTGGATATAGTAGATCGTGAAATAGTACATCGTCGCCAGACTGAATTGCCCAGCAGAAAACGTGGTTGCCAACTCACAGTTCCCCACTTTGTAGGTCTCGTCAGGGTGGACCTTGCGAGCTCGTTCGATCATGGCAGCGGACCTATCTATACCGATGGCACTCCCGATCTTCTCCTTCTTGAATTCTGCCACGTGCCCACCTGTACCACAGCCGATATCGAGTAGTGCGATCGCCTTGTTGTCGGGCCAGTACTTCTTCAACCATCCCATCGTAAACAACATCTCGGCACGTGTTCTGACATCGCCCTGGACGATCTGGTCGTAGATCTTGCTATAGAACTTGTCGTAGAGAGTCTCGTTAGTATATTCGTCGGCCGCCACCTCTTCTACGCCGCCGGTAAAGCCCTCCCGACTCTCAAAAGCCTCATCGGAGTCCTCTATCTCAGTCGTTATTGCAGTACTGATGAACATCTTGATGAACAGATAGTTGACCAAGAGGGTGGCTAGGAGAATGAAGAGAGTGATCTGCCAAGAGTCCAGCTGCATGGTGCGTGGTCCTTCTGGAATCTGTTTTGTTTGTTCTTACAGGGAACGAACCAGATGTCCGCCTCGGGTAAAAAGACCATTTGCGGATATGATTGGAACGACGTCTATTCAGCACTCTTCCGTTCGATTGGTAACGGCGATATGAACAGAGCACAGCGGTGGGCAGCCGAGCTCCTCTGCTCAGAGACGGGTGTCTCCCGTCTAGAGGCCGTCCTCTTGGCTGCCTGGGGTGAGCACGTCGGAGCGGCACAGGCCAAGTGGCCTGCCGTCTGGCATGCTCAGATAGCGACCCTGAGGTCGGAATTCATCCGTGCCGGGGGTGATAGCCGAACATTTCGCAACAACCCGACTATCAGAAACAAGATAGCTGAGTGTGTCGGCTATCTGGTGGTTTCAGCAAAGCGGCCCCGTCCTGCTATGCCGAAACAGACGGACATCTATAAGGAGGCCGACGTCATAAAAGCCCGTCTTGCTGGTGGTGGAGCATCACATGATCAGGTCTCTACTGGGCGAGTCTGGGACACGCGCGAAGACGCTCCCACAATGCGAACGCTGGGTAACGAGCTCGAGTCGGCTATTCGCACAGGACAGGCCACGCGAGCACTCTTCTGGATCGTCTGGATACTGACACTGGACGGGCAGAAGACGCATCCGGTCATCAAGGAGCGGGCACCCGCCACGTGTACTGGTAAGACACGAAAATCGCTCTGCTGGTACATTTTAGCACTCCTTGACGACATGGCCGTAAACGGCCTGGATCTCCACAACTCGGTTCATCAGACCATCGAACTGACAAAGACCGTCTGGATGCGATTGGGGTCCCGATACAGAAAGGACCTGCTAGGCACAATAGTGGTACTATTGTGTGAACGGGTCCGCTCGGGACCGATTGAGGTCCGCCTGCCACACGAGACAATCGATACAAAACCCGTGCGTGCCGCTATAGAAGACATCGATAGCATCTATGAAGAGTTAGCTCGTGATATTAAAACGGTTCCAACTGTGGTGCCCGGTACAGGCACCGCCGCCGCCGCCGAACCGGTCACCACAGCTGCTTCAGCACTAAAGATTCAGAGGGCAGCTAAAAAAGCAGAAAAGGAGGCAAAAGCTGCACGGGCCAATATGTCTAATACCAAAATGGAGCAGACGTATAAGACTATGAGGCAACTTTATGGGATGGATGACGAGGATTAAAATAGACGAAGGAGGCAGAGGGGATGGCGGACGCACTAGAAGCAGGTCCGAGATTAAATCCGGCAATTACAGCACTTTTTGAGGGGGCTGCCGCTGCCGTAAAGAGTAGACCCGCCGCGGGTGGCGGGCTCCCGTTCTGGGCCTATATATTAGCTGCGATCTTGGTATATCTCTGCTTAAGTTACTACGGCAAGGTCTACTGGACACTAGAGACTCCAGCCAATATCCGAACCCGCCTTCGCACTTTCACCGACAAGTTCAATCTCTACGGGGACCAGCGCTCCAGTCGCCGGAGTCTTACACAGTATCTCGAAGACCTACGTAAATTAGGTGTACCAGACACCAGTTTCGCCTTGACAAACTTCTACGTCTGTTCGGCCAATACGGCTGCTACGTTCACACCCGTCCGCGATGGACTGGCCTCGCCCGATGCCGTCCGTCTAGCCCTGGCTGCGGGTGCTCGCTATCTGGACTTTTCAATCTGGTCTGGCGGGGCCACTACTGGACATGCACCCTTTATTGCCGAGATGGACGCGGGATCAAAATGGCGGCGTCTCACCATGAACGAGATCAGTTTCCGTGCAGCTATGGACGCGGTAAAGAGCTATGGAATGGCCGGCCCGCAAGCGGCGGCTGACACGAGTATGGCTCCCTATGCACACGACCCACTGTTCATCATGCTGCGATTTATGGGGTCGCCGAAGCCCGAAACCTTTGACAAGGTCGCCGATGCACTCAATAAGACCATCGAGCAGTTCCGTCTTGATTTCACGTATTACAAGGGACGCGGCATGGACCGATTTTTCAAGACCCCTATTACTGAATTCATGGACAAAGTGATCGTTATGACGAATCTCTATCCCCCTGACGGGTCGCCTTTGAGCGATTATATCAATATTGGGCCACGCTCGTTCGCTCTGGAGATGAGCCCGAAGGAGATACTAGGAACACCTGCTACAAACAGACCAACCGTCGTTGCCAAAATCCAGCAGAATCTGGTTGTCACCCGATCATCGATGGAGGAGCCGCAGGGTGACACCAACACTTGGGATTTCGCTCCGGCTCAGGCCCTGGGTGTGCACTTCACGGCGATGAATTTCTGGAGCCAGGATGCGAATCTTGCTGCCTATCGCAAGCCAGAGATGTTTGGTGTCAACAGCTTCAAAATCAAGCCAGCAACAATGCGGTACATCATTGAATACATAAGACCGCCAGCCCTACCGGATCCGTCGCTCAACGCCCGCGATGGCAGGCCCAATGCTCCCCCTGGGATTATCATGCCGATCTGAGTGGACGCCAAGGGGCCGGTGGTATATCACTGCCGCCGGCCGGATCCATGGAGAAGAGTGGAGGAGATATACAGACCCAACGCGACTGCGTCTTCAGATAATCGTTCATAATATGGTCTATACAGTTGTAATGACCGTGCTCCTGGATGATTTGCAAGAGTTCAGCCGCCGATGCCGGTGTAATGATATATGACATTGTCCCTAGATTACGGTCAATGCTACAGATTCGCGGTGCTACCAAGTTAGTGAAATTATGCGGTCTAGTTGCAGTGTTTTCAGGATGATTACTGGGTCCGGCGTAGAGGAGCCCGATCGATGCAGCTTGCATCGACTGAATGGCCTCAGATAAGACGTCCAGAGATCCACTAAATATAGCATCGTCTTCTAAGACAAGTGCAGTGGTCTGCGTCTTTACAACCTCTTTCCAGATCGCGACATGACTGAAGGAGCAGCCCCATTGCCCGCGCCCCTTCTCAATCTCCCAGTTTGCCGATCGGAGAGACCAGCGATCATCTTCTGTCAAAACGTGATTTCGTCCATCTACTGCACCAAAAATTCGCAATTTCGGTAACCAGGCTTTTGGAAAGCGCTCCAGAAATCGAGTTAAGCGATCACGTCGCCGCCTGAGATTGATACAATAGACAGAATCAATGTGATTCATCTCTATCAGATAGATCGCAACACTTCACTTAAGCGGCTGCGTTTTCAGATTTGGCTTACCTCTCTTGCAATTAAACTTGCGTAGGGTCCGACCACGGCTCTGTAGAACCGACTTAGTGCAGATGGCAATAGCTGCCCCCTCCTTGTTCTGCGGTGTTCGTCCGCTGCGAGCCTTCACTGTCTTGCGGACCTTTTTGATGCAACCGCAGTACTTGTTGGCTAGAGACTCGCGCATTCTACATGTTGCAGCGATTAAAAAGGCTTTGTTGCGAGGGCAATAAGAGGATTCGCCTGCTGACCCTGCATAGCGATCACATTACCGAGCTTAGGTGGGTGTGCTGTGTACCACTCCTTCATTTTGGCACTGTATTCGGCGTACTTCTGCGGATCTCTCATCGTATTATATGCGTTCTGTACTACTTTTCTCTCGGCGTTCGTCCCCTTGTTCTTCTTAGAATTGTACGCGGCCCTCAGTCTCTCTGGCGTGTAACCGGGTCGATCTGGGTCAATACCGAGTATACTGGGGTAGACAGGGAAAGGTGCACCAGTAGTAGTCTCTGATGGTGTTATGTTAGCCCCTAGGAGCCCTTTGGGGTGGCCCTCGGTAACATACTGTGCAGCGGCAATATACTGGGGTATACCCGTAGTGTAAGAGGCCTTGTGTCCCTCTGCATTCGCGAATGACCGTTCACCATAGAGGGGAATACCACCGGGTGCACCCACCTGCCATGATGTGTTGGTGTGACTCCCAGTAAGATCGGGGCCGCCTGTCCTAATCAGTTGACCATTGGCACCTACGGTCATCTGAACTTGGCCTTGCGGGGGTCCAGTGACTGCTGCGGTAGGCTTACTTGAGCCGAAGAGTCCGCTGAACGGCCAGAAGCCGCCACGAATGGTCTTTGAACGTCTGTTGCGACCGCGACGACGAAGGGTCTTGCGTCTTGGCATCTCTAATTTTATGGTAGAAATTAGAGATGGCAACTAATCTGAACATCCGGCAGATCCTGATGACCGATCCGATTCTGAACGGGGCGAACTCGCTGCGCCCGGCTAACAGTAAATTGAATCGCAGTCTCTATCTGAAGGAGAAGGGTGAACAGGGATTTCGTCTGGCCCGCCTGAATCGGATGATGGCGGCTAATCTCAACGCACTGCTTGCGGCGGAGCCAATAGTGGTTAAACCTAAACCGAAGGCTGGACGTAAGATTAACGGAACAATGAAGCAGCTCTACAGTGTGACCAATGGGCGGCATCGTCTGGCACGCTCACTGGCCAATAATAGGAAGACGATAAAGGCACGCATCAACAATGCTTAGGGGAAGATACGAACAGCTGCTGTGCAACAGGGGCAAGGGGCCTGCGTTACGTAGACGCCAATAGGGATCCTGATGCGTACCTTGTTTAAGCAGCTGATACATTTACGGGTGTAGTAAGTGAATTCCATATATCGATTAGGCCGAAAAAGCCTGGGAGGTCCATCCTCACCTGGAACCAGAGACGAGACTGGCGTGCACCGTGGTGTATGATGTGACCCCGTACGTCTCTGAACGGATCCAGCAGTCGTTGGTGGTGGGGTTGATCGAGACTACTGTGCCCTTCAGCTTCTTGTCAAATGCACGGGTCGGGCCGCTGTCCATGTGTTGCCACGAGACCTTCAATCCGGGTTGGATCTGGTCGTAGGTCTGCAGTGCCCGCATGGCGGCAACAAGGTCTGCGTTCACCATGCCGACCGTTGTGGCACCGCCGTCCATCTTGATCTCGAAGAAGAAGGTTTCGGGATTGTACGAACTCACAGTCCCCTCCACGGCGACGGGTGGCTCATCGGGCAGAACACGGATCATAGTTGAGACGGGCCGCCCGACACCGAATCCGGCGGCCTTGGCCATGATGTACTCGCCCATCTTGTAGGCGCGCCAGGCAGCGACCCTCTTGTTCCAGGCAGACCGCTTTGCCTGGTCGTCTGGTGCGGGCACGCGCGGTAGAAGGTGGTGGGCGGTGGCACCAGACGAGTTGAAGGGCCCAGGGATGCCGCGCGTCCCGGCCCATGACGGAGTCTCGATCCCGTCAAACTGAATCTCGTAAGAACCGTTCGGGTTGACGGCATTAACAACGGCAGACCATTTGTAGAGGTCACCGTTGGGAAGGTAATAGACTGTGTCGTTCACGTGGAAGACCATTTTGTTGGTTTCGGTTCGCATCTGCAGAACCTACAGGTGCTATTTCAATTTTTCAACACGACCCTCCCGAACAGAAAAATCGCAGGTCTCTGTAGATAATGCCTCTCTACGCCCCCTTCTACGCTGGTAAGAACAAGCCCATCGGTGCTAAGCCCCTTCCTAGGAAGGCGACTACTCCTAAGGCTTCGCGGCCCGCGCCCTCCACGAAGAGAGCCTCTACGAAGAGAGCCTCCACGAAGAGAGCCTCCACGAAGAGAGCCTCTACGAAGAGAGCAGGATGCGGCAACGCCGCCCGACGACTTGTCTCCTGCCGTCGTGGAGTGAAGACGCGTGGCCGTACTGTGAAGTGTCGTGGTGCCGGTAAAAATCTGATCTCGTGCCGGTGGCGGCGTTAGGACCAATCGATGACGATGTACGAATTTGCAAATGCGTTGATTACCAGATCCAGTATACGGTCGTCCATTGTAGCAATATCGTAGATTCGTCCATCGCGGCCCATTCCTAGAAGTGTATGTACAATCCGTGAATCTGGAAAGAGTCTGCGGAGTGAAGCCAGAATCTCATTCATGTATTTCACGTGAAACGTGTTACTCGATGAGAGGCTATTGGAGGGTGAGTCGAGCGGGACCTGATATCTATACGATTTTAGACCCTGCTTTGCGGCAGAGATGGCCTTTGAGTAGATTCTTGATACGATGTTGTCGATTTTGTTCAGGCGGGACTCTTCGAGTGCCTGCTCATTCATTTGAGACAATTGCAGGCGGGTCATTGGTTCCATTTGACTTCTACACTAAGAGACTGGTCGACATCAATTTTTCTGTAACGTACAGAGTTCTCTCTAGTCTAGAACCACCTTGACCGATCCGTCGTGTACGAGTCCCTCCTGTGAATACCGTTTATATCCATCCGCTGCAGCAATCAGCCGGCCCGCACCCTCAATCACAAGGGTGTACGTATCGATGTTGGCCTTAGAAATCGCGTTCTCTTTCAGATACTCAGAGATATCGATCTTGATGTTGGTTCGGGTAACACGACACCGTTCACACATTCGTGTCGTTCGGTTCAATCCCAGCCAGACGGCCGAGCCAGCAAAATGCTGCTCTCTGTCAAGAATAGCCCCCTTGGGCACAAGATAGGCCTCAAACGCGAGCGTCTCTGGTGGTATAGGAATATCAATCAGTTCAACCTCGCCTATACGAGCAGCTGCCGCGGTCGGTTCTACGATCATATACGTGTAAGAGTAGCGTTTCATATCCAACATCTGATTGATTAGCAGATAGTCTGGATGGAGGTTCGTCCACCCGTAGCTGTAGGACTGAACATCACTACTATAGGGGTATTTACTGAAGAACGGGGCTAACGTCGCGTTGGCCACCGTTGTGGTGATCTTCTCAGGACCCAGAGGTCGTTTGAAGCCGTCCGTATTTGCGTGAAGCCAGCTGTAGAAGTGGCGATCCATGTTGCAGTGGTGGAGCCAGAAAATAGGATCAAACGCCGAAATGGAGATGTCACTCATATTGCCACCCGAGCCCCCAACAATGTCGTGCACCGAGTTATGTGGTGTCTCCAGTGGCGTGTAGGTAGAGACCGTACCCGTCTTCACAAAGGAGACGGGGTGTGAACTGAACATCTCGTAATTAGGAGCATACAACACATTGTTGAGCTGCCTCTTGATGGTATTCAACTGCATACGCTCTTTTCTGGTCCGCGGCATCAGAAACCCATTGCGTGTTGTCTTGGTCTTCGTACCGTTAGGATAGTAGTAAGCCGACGCAAGCGGGTTATCGATAGTTGTCCGCTTCTTGTCATAGATGATCGTGATTGTCGGATCATTCATAAATCCGTAATCTGCTGGGTACGTGAGATCGATGTAGGGGAGGGTAATATAGTCATCGTTCTGGGAGCGGTTGTACTTATTGAGAAGAAGCTCAAACTGGTAGAGGTATGGAGTGTGCCATGCAATAAAGGAGTAGACCTTGTGTTTGCAGTAGACGGGTTCACCTGTCTCTGCAACGAATTTCACAATATCAGGATCGGTGGGACAACGGACCTCTGCGTCATCGGGTTTGAAAGTATTACCGTGAATTCCACAGATTCGCGACCAGTCATCTGACTCCTCGAGGTTCTTAAGGGCCATCACAAAGCGGCCGAAGCGCTCTGGCGACGAGTTTTTGAGATCAACAATGTTGAGGCGGTACTGCTTCATTATAGTGAGATATTGAGGGCTCTATTTAAATCGTCATCAAGGTGCTACGCTGGCGTTAAAATCCGGCAATCTTGTAAGGTGGAAACGGTTTGCCGGACCAACACAGCTCCTGTGTGGTGGATTCTTCTGCGGCGGACCAGAACGGGTGGTCTTCGGATAGACCCAACACTGAGAAGCCCAGGGTTGTCAAATAGAGACTGCCAGAATTGATGTAGTCCTCAACAATCCCTGGTTGGTGTCCACAGAGACCGAGTGTCAGAAACCCGTCACTAAAGGGATCGTGTCTGATAAATAGATTCGTCAAGACACTTGTCAGTGCTCGACGGAGCTGTCCGTACGTCTGTTTATCTGAGATTCTATTCAACAATACACAGTGTGCTATAGGTTGAAAAACGGCAAGCCTGTACGCGATGCTTCGGCCGAGAGGGGGGTACGTACCATCTGGTGCAATCAGATTCTCCAGAAATTCCGAATAGCGGATCATCCGCTTAATCGCAATCTCCCTCTTTGCATCTTCACCCAGTACAGTCAGCATCTCTACATACAAGGAGTGGAAGACATACGAATTGTAGTAATCGATTCTGAACAACTCTCCATCACTGTAGAATCCATCACCGATATAGAGCCCTTCTACAGTTTTAATCACCTGCTCTATTAATTCGCGATCTGGTTCGGCATCGACCATTACAAAGAGAGCTTGGCAGATTCCGTAGAAGAGAATCCAATTATTGGTCAAGGTACACTGACGTTTTCTCTGGTCGGTTAGTACCTTCTTGAACCGCTCAATAAGCCGTTTACGGACAAGCTCTGGTAGAGGATCCCATAATGCAGCTCTAGCTCTGATAAATCCCAGTGAGAGGAAAGCTGCTTCAACGAGCGACTGTATCGAGTTCCAATTCATCTTATCGTAATTCTCAATAATAGCACGAACTACCAGGTCTCTACAGACTGTTGCTTGTTCTGTCGAATCACTGGCTAGCCAAGGAGCGACGCCAGCAGTGATGCGGGCAAGGGTCTCTAAATATCCTATTGTAGGACCTCTCTTCTCTTGCACGTTCATCAGTGGCCACGTCTCTCCGTTTGCAAGATAAGTGAGAGGTCTCTCAACTATGCGAAAAAGGGTGTCTACCCAGAGCTTCCGCACGCTCATTACTCAGATAAAGGGCGGACCTGTTTAGGTGAGCCTGCATCTACGGTGTCTGCACCCGTCGGATCCACGGATTGACCGCGGGTGGCGGGCCCACGCGGATCGTATACGTCGCCTCGAACTTGGCCCGTGCTGCCGCCGCCGCAGCCTCGGTGTCCGCCTTGGCCTTGGCCGCAGCCTCGATGGGCAGGCGTTTGCGGCGTTCCAGGAGATAGGGACGGATCGCGCGGCGAATAGCCTCAATCTCGGTCCGCGACCCGATGATTAAGGGGAACGTTGTCATGGCGTTGACGAGCCCCACGTAGTGGCACTCGCCGTGCAGCCACGTACTGGACTTCTGGAAAGCCAGGTCCTCCCAGTGGCGAAGCGGACGGAAGCGACGTGCCTCCGTGCTGGTGCGAAGGGTGAAACCCCCGTCCGCGTGCAGGCTGAACGGTGCTGGGGTGAACCCCCAACGGGCCGCGTATTTCGCGACGAATCCCGCGACGTACTTGCTCGTCGTGAGCAGCTCGGTCGCCTCCTTGTTGTTGAGGAACGACATGAGCGGCTGTGCCGTGGGGCCGAGGTGGCTGAGGATGGACTCGAAGGAAGACATTCTCTTGCACGCCTACCTCCTCAACAGTATCAGATTTCAAATTTTTCATTATGGATGGCGTTGTACAGGGGGCATGGAGACAATCATCATCAACTATTGAACGATGTATGGGTCTGAAGCGGTCATTTTAGACTCTATTGATAGAGATCTTCAATAAGATGTCGAAGGTCTTTATCACATTCGGCGCAGGATCTCAAGACTATCTGGAGGCCGTCCAACGGTTGACGGGGCAGGCCCGAGCTCTGCATCTCTTTGACAGCATCGTAGGATTCACCGACGTGGATCTGAGAGCAGATGAAGCGTTCTGGGCTAAACACGGGACCTTTATCGAGAAGCACAATCGTGGTTTCGGCTACTGGATCTGGAAACCCTATCTGATTCTGAAGACAATGCAGACCCTCAAGGACGGTGATCTCCTCTTATACGCAGACGCAGGATGTGAGATCGATGTTAGTAAACGGCACGAGATGCAGAAATCATTTGAAATAGCCAAACTAGACAGATTAGTGGGGACAACCACACCGCATAGAGAGATATCATGGTCGAAAATGGACGTTGTTCGAAAAATAGATGTAGTAGATCCCTGTCATCTTAATACAGACCAGAGGCAGGCGACTGCAATTCTCTTCCTCGTCTGCCCAGAGACGAGTGAGCTCGTCTCTAAATGGTATGAGCTAGCGTGTGATTATCATCTGATAGACGATAGCCGTTCCAATGCTGCCAATATACCAGAGTTTTGCCAGCACAGACACGATCAGTCCATCTTCTCTCTACTCTCTAAGAAGTTGCACCTCTATAGTTTGAGAACCACTCTACGTACATCAATCCGCCTCTCACGTAATCGCACTGGTTTATCCATACTACCTCCAAGTAAGTAAGTTAAGATGGGGTTAACGTCTTGTACCGAGCCAGTCCCCATGGTAAGCTGGGGTGCTTACCTTCGGTACTTGGCGGTAGCCTACTTACTATTATATTGTAAAGTTGATTGTCCGAAAAATAGAGGCCTAGAAGCAGAGAATGGAGGACACAGTGATCAGACTCCCGTCCCGTCGTCAGCGCCTCGCGATCTTCGATTTCGACTGGACACTCGTGAAACCGAAGATGGGGCGACGATTTCCCACCAAGGCCACAGACTGGGAATGGCTGCGACCCTCGGTCCCAGAAATTATCCATAAATTCGCCAAGGACCATCAAATTGTAATTGTCACCGACCAATCCAAGCCCTGGAAATTGGACCAGATCAGGGCTGTAATTGCGGAATTAGGGATCGTAGACCACCTGACAATTGTAGTGGGCGTCAAAACCCAGAAGCCCGACCCGTCCCTCTTCCTATCGGCCTATCCTAAGTTCCATAAGGAGAAGGCCTTCTACGTAGGGGATGCTGCCGGTAGACCTGGAGACTGGTCCGACAAGGATCAGAAATTCGCCGCTGCAATTGGGGTCGAATTCAAGACCCCTGAAGAATTATTCCCCCTTCCTGAAATTGCGAAGCCCAAGGGTCTAGAGTCCAAGACCAAGGAGGTGGTCATAATGGTTGGCTACCCTGCTTCAGGGAAATCAACAATTGCTAAGACGTTGGAGGGGTACCATCGTGTCGACGGAGATTCGTTAAAGACAGCGGCTGCTATGGTACGCGACGCAAAAGGGCACGTTGCCGCCAACAGCATAGTCTTCGATTCCACTGCAGGTACCAAGGCTAAGCGAGCCGAATTTGTCAAATTCGCCCAGGAGCAGGCCCTTCCCGTTCGCGTATTCTGGGTTCAGACTAGCATCGAGGACTCTATGGAGCGGAACCGACAGCGTGCTGCCGAGGGCGGCCCGAAGGTCCCTGATGTGGTCTTCTACGTTTATCGTAAGAATTTCGAGCCTCCGACAGCAGACGAGGGGTTCAAGATAGTGAAATTATAAAATTCTCCGCCAAAATTAGGGATGAGAAGAGTCCGCCGCACCAGAAAACGCGGCGGACGTAGACTAGGCCAAGGCGTCGAAGGGGAGGTCTATACACCACCACTTCGATGCAGTGGTGTAGCAGATGTGGAGTGGCAGTCTCCCGATTATGTATCAAAAGTGACCGATGCAGCGGGCGTGGAACAGGAGTACAAGGCCTCTTATCTGATCCGTCAATTGGACCCTGCTGGAGACTGGTCGATTCATGCCGAGCAGCGATGTGCGATCTTGCCGAAACAGGCAAATGCGAATTACAGAACAGCAGCGGATCGACTCGAACAGCTGATCTTCAGAAATGGCGGTGCCTCCCTCTTGGACTATCTTCTTGATCAGAGTGGCCGGTCAGAGCACTTCCAATTCTACATCCAGGGGATCACTGAAGCAGGTGATCCGGATCCACGTGCCTACACCTATCTGAATTACAGTCACCTGACTACTGTGATAGAACTGGTAAAGCGGCTGCTTCCAAAGATAGATCTACTGAATTCGATCTATCTACACGGTGACCTCCATCTGGGAAACATTGTCTACGACGGTGATCGACCCCGCATTATTGATTTTGCAGGACTCTCCCCTATAGACGCAGAGGTGGAACGTGCTAACTCAGTATGGAGCGAACTGGGGGTCGACGCTCTTGTGAAAGGTCACCCGCAACAGATGAATCTGATAGATGAGGCTACTAGAGACAAGGCGGCGGCCCGCGATCTGGCTACGCTCTTCCATAATATCTTGACAATTCTTGCGTCCAAGTGGGTCCAAGCGGAATCTGGGGGGCGTTATGACGAGTGGGTGAAAAAATATCGCGATCCCACCATCCTTCACTTTCGTTCAGATTTCAAGGTGGCGATCATGGAGATACCCGCGTAAGTGCAGACCACGAGGCAGGGAACCGCTCGGCCACTAGCTTCGAGACGGCCTCGGCGTATTCGCGTATCTCCTTCTGAGCATGAGGATCTAGGCGGAGCCCACACAGACGTGCATACCCAGCCAATGAGGCCGTTTCGATGAACTCGGTGTACATGGATTGTGGCAGTACACCACGCGCGATCTCGGGTGCTACACCTGACTCTAATAGAGACTTATAGGAGTGTAAAGCGACGTCAACCGTCTTTACATAGACTTCGCGTGCCGCCTCATTGAACTCGACAGATTCAGACTGCGAACCCTGTTTTGCATTGGGATCGCGCTTGCGAAGCTCGGTGGGGATCCAGACCTCTGGTGCCTCGTCTACGTAGCGGCGACTGACCTCATTTCGGGCAAATCCTACGGTGTGACGGAACCACTCGCGGGCCACGAAGATCGGCATCTTCAGGCGGAAGCGGAGCTGCGGATGAAAAAACGGGCTGTTGTGGTTGTGCTTTGCCAGATACTTGATCAGGCCATCGTCACGGGGCGTGAATTCATTGCTCTCCTTGTGAAAGGAGACGCGCGCCGCGTTGACAACCGTCAGATCACTGCCAAACGTCTCCATAAGCTCGACAAAACCGGCATTACCCACATCTACCTTCATCTCTACTAAATAGAGGACGAGCGACTTTATATCGAATTCGATCAGAAGTAGAGTACCGACCCGTACTTAGTCAGTGCCCATCGATTCTCTGGATCCACGGCACGCATCGCATCAAGTATCCAGTTCATAATATGAAACCACTTGTTGTTATGTAGCTCACGAAAGCGCTCTATTCTGTAGTCGATGGCAGTCATTGCTCCACCCAAACCGTCTCACTCGAGCATCAACTTTCCTGAACGCTCACTCATAAAGACGTGTGCCGAGTACGCCGTCGATAAATGCATGGCAGCATGGTAGGCCATCTGCGTGTTCCAGTCCGGATGGAAGGACATGACGCGATACTGCCGTCCTATAAAATAAGAGGTGAGACTGTAGGCCAGACTGGCTGCAAAGAGGCGTCCAGCGTAGGAGGAGCTACCATAGGATTCGAGAAGCGAGCAGCCTATGAAATTCAATATGGCAATGCAGTCCAGATGAAACAGCATCTCGTTTCGCGTTCCGTGAAATCCCATAGTGGTTGCTGTCAAAAAGAGGTAGGACCACATATTGTATGTTGCCGAGATCCGGTAGGCCAGATAGGCGGGAAAGAGATAGGCTGTACCAGAGAGCACCAGGATCGGTTCGGGTATGGTATGCGGATCGTGAAGCATGTTCTGACCTTAAAAACAGTCGCGCTGCTTAAATAGGCTTAAACTCTATGACACTGAAGAAGGTAAAATGCTCAAGGCTCTTGTCACCCTGCTTGCTGCAGCCACAGCAGCTCATGAGAATTACACCCAGGTCGGTATATCTCCGGCTAACAACTGTGTGCATTTCTCGGTGGCCGCCGGAACGGGTTGTGCCTGGATGTGCTCCTACTGTGCAAATCAGCTCGGGACCTTCAACTACTATTTTCCAGATGGCGTCTGTACCTATCAGACGGGTGGATGTGTAGGCAGCCCGTTGGCTGGTAAGACCTATTCCTGTTGTTCAGTCTAGACGAGCTCGCTTTGCCGAAGGCGGTCGATCCAGACCGGCGTACATCTCATAACGTGCTCGGTTATAGAGGTGGACATCTGTTGCCTTATATAGAGAGATCTCGGCAACATATCTGGGCTCAGGAAACCACATATTCAGGTCTACCAGTGTCCATGTCCAATTGATGATAGGCGTCCCCCCTTGATCGCCGTGCGGTCCCGTAAATAGAACCACGCCTGTCTCCGAGATCAGTTCGGCAATTGTTGTTGATCGTGACACATGTATGAGCGGTGCAGCAGTACCATCGGAGCGATAGATCTGGCACGCCACTGTTGCCATTTTTGATCAGATAATTCTATGAATCGTCTCATCAATTTTCCACTATCTCTGTAAAACGTTACCCTACACGGACTAGATTTACTTCATCAAATACACCGGATCCAGGTCCGGTATTAGGCGGAACTCCAAAAGAGAGAAACGTGGTTGTGTATCCTACTGTCTCATTGAGTGATTGTCCGTATACGCCAAATGCAAGAGGCGGGTTACGCTGCGGTGTCAGTTGTTTGACAAGACGCCATACAACCACTACTTCACCACCGGACAAACGAAAACGTAATTCGCGACCCATGTCCTGAAGTAGTGTACCTACGCCCACGGTGTATCCAGGATTACCGCCTCCAACCGGTACAGGAGGTGGTGTAGGATTCGACGCAGCTGTCTGAGCGAAGATGTCATAATAGACACCAGCAAGTGCTGTCATGTCGGGGCAGGTAATGAAATCCCCGTCGTAGGTGTGCGGGTATGTAGTTGTAGCCAGAGCTGCCTCTATATCAACTTGCGGGTAGAGCCAGACTGTATTGCCGTAGGTGATAAAGAGATTTTTCCGAGTCTTGGTCTGTGAAAACGTGTGTCTCATCTCTGATATTAGTCTACAAAGTTAACCAACGCGACCAACAGTGATGATCGCTGGTACATCCGAAGAGGCCCAGACCTGAACGTAGGCGTTCTTAGTAGCATAATTCAGAGGCACACCCTCTGTTGCCGGACCCTGTTGCGGTTGAACAAGGGTATAGAATGCCACCTCCGCATTATTTGTACCAAACGTAACAACGCGTTTCCCCATATCTCTGAAAAGAGTACCGGAAGGGTAGGTGGACGAAGTAGTGGAGGCACTAAACGTGGCTACAGGAATATTAGAGGCAACAGCCTTAGTCGGCGTATAGACTGTGGTTGTAGCAAGGGCTCGTAAAAATCGCACTGATGCATCAACCTGTGAATATGAGGTTAGCGAAGAGGACATCTCTGTCTATCGAGTTGATTTTATTTGATATTCATCGCGTCAAAATAGGGAGACTACATAGGAGATGTCCACACGCAAGGCGTCGAAGGCAAAACGGACAGCAACCCGGAAACTGCTACCCAAGCACCTGAGTATGACGAAAGCTGAACACGCACGATTTGATCTGATAAACAAGATCCATCCCAGCAACTGGACTCCGCAAGAGAGCTATGAGTTCTATCTACTGCTTGGGAAGCACTATCTGGGTGCGGCATACAGAAAGTCTAAGCGGACTGCCGACAACAAAAAATTCAGACGAGACCAGGGCTACTACGCCTTGGATAAAGCGGCTAGAATAAGAGCAAAATATAAGTTGAAGCCTATCAGTGTTTAATCCACCTCCTCTACAACGGGGGCCTTTGGTGGCTCTTCTGCCGGAGCAGAGGCCGCAGCCGTCATAATAGGGGCAATCACACCCTCCCACGTCTTCTGCCTCTCCTCTACCTCCTCTGCAGTAGCATCACGATTCGAGTCCAGCCACTCCAGCCCCTCCTTGACAAGGGCCTCGACCCTCTCAACCGATTCGGCACCGATTGCCGTTTTCAGCTGCTCCTCGCCAACAGCCGCGCGTGCCTGGTAGAGGTAGGCCTCGGCCTTGTTGCGGGCCTCCACGCGGGCCATCACCGCCTTGTCCTCCGCCTCGTACTTAGCAGCATCAGAGACCATCGCCTCGATCTCCTCCTTGGAGCGGACGCGATCGTTCTTAATCGTGATCTTCTCGACCTTGCCCGTACTCTTCTCCACGGCCGAGACATTTAGGATACCGTTGGCATCAACGTCGTACGTGATCTCGATCTGCGGTACGCCACGAGGCATAGGCGGCAGAGCCGTAAGGTCGAACTCGCCCAGCATGTCACAGTCCTTCACCATTGCCCGCTCACCCTGGAAGACACGGATGCGGACCTGCGGCTGGTTGTCGCTGTAGGTCGAGAACGTCTGCGTCTTCTTGGTGGGAATGGTCGTATTCCGCTTGATCATCGGCGTCATCACACCACCCGCCGTATCGATGCCGAGCGTAAGCGGTGCGACGTCGAGGAGGATCAGGTCGTTTACCTTGGCCGAGTCCACACCTGCTAGGACTGCACCCTGAACGGCCGCCCCGTAGGCAACGGCCTCATCCGGATTGATGTTCTGGCAGAGCTCCTTGCCGCCGAAGTACTCGCGGAGGAGCTGCTGCACACGCGGAATACGCGATGAGCCACCCACCAGCACAATGTTGTCGATCTCAGTCTTGGAGACTTTTGCATCGCGAATCACCTGCTCCACGGGTGCAAGACACTTCTTGAACAGGTGATCGCAGAGCTGCTCGAACTTCGCCCGCGTAACGGGAAGATTGAGGTCCACACCCTCAGCCACCGAATCCACCTCAATCGTCGCCTGCGTGCTGGTCGAGAGGACACGCTTAGCCCGCTCCGCCGAGTTACGGATGCGGCGAAGTGCACGGTGATTTGTCTTGATGTCGATCTTAGACTTGCGGCGGAACTCCTCTACGGCCCAGTCCACCAGCAGCGAGTCAAAGTCCTCACCACCCAGGTGCGTATCGCCAGCCGTCGCCTTCACCTCGAAGACACCCTCGTCGATCGTGAGGAGCGAGACGTCGAACGTGCCCCCACCCAGGTCGAAGATCAGGACCTTCTGCTCGCCGCCCTTCTGCTTATCCAGACCATAGGCCAGAGCCGCCGCCGTCGGCTCATTGATAATGCGGAGCACATTGAGACCGGCGATCCGACCGGCGTCCTTGGTCGCCTGACGCTGAGCATCGTTGAAGTAGGCGGGCACAGTTACGACTGCGTCGGTCACCGTCTCACCAAGGTAGCTCTCCGCAATGGACCGCATCTTCTGCAATACCATTGCACTGATCTCCTCAGGGTAGAACTGCTTGGTCTCCCCCTTGAACTCGGCCTCGATCTGGGGCCGATTCTTGCCGTCGTCCTTGACAGTAAAGGGGTAGTGCTTCAGCTCACGCTGCACAGCTGGGTCATCGAAGGGGCGCCCGATGATCCGCTTGGCGTCGAAGATCGTGTTCTTGACATTTGCCGCCGCGACTGACTTAGCCGCCTCACCTACAAGACGCTCCTCGGCCGTAAAGGAGACCCAGCTGGGGACCGTGCGGCTCCCCGTATCGGATGCAATGATCTCCACGCGGTCGTTCTGCCAGACACCCACACAGGAGAAGGTCGTGCCAAGATCGATGCCAATAACGTTCTTCTTTGCCGACTTTGCCATATTCTATGCCAGTAGTTCAGCCGCAGGCTTAACCTTCAAATTTAGGGGTCTAACCCGAAAAAAAATCGCTCAATCGCTCTAGCGTCCTTGTGCTCTATGAGATTCTTCATAGGGTGGTAGAGATTCACTCTGCCGATCTCCTCTATCTGCCACTCACGTATATAGGTGATTGTCGAGAGTTCTGGTGGTTCATTACAGATCAGGCCATAGTGTCTGGCCACAGTGGGAAAGAGTGCCTCCAGGAAAAAGAGGGTCTTATTCTTCTCCGCATACTGGCGTATGAATCTTAGCAGACCCCGCGAAACACGAATAGCACATACCATCCCCCTATAGTGTGGTTCAGGGAGATTGATCGCAAACGCCGGCCAGTGCCAGAACCAAGACGACGCTCTATCCTGATTTTTTGAGGTTATGGGGGCCGAGAGAAGATCATCATCCTTATAATGTAGGTCTATATCACGAAGCGTCTTCTCATGATGGAAGAAGACATCCTCTTCAATCAACCAGAGATGCTCATAATTCTGCTTTTTACTGAAATAGTAGACCGCCTTATCCCATGCATTGACCACCTGCTTCGGTGAAACAGCCGTAGAGAGGTTGGAGAAGCCGGCATCAGACGCTTCGGATGCAGGCATCTGAATAAACCTGATTTTTGGATAGGTCGCAGTCCACATAGCACCATAGTCCTCTTTATTGCAATCACAGACTATATAGAGATCGTATTCGGTAAAACTGCTTAGTAGATCCATCCATATTATGGAGGGTCTGATAGCAAGGATCGCCACAGCGTGCCGCATCTGAATCTGTAGACGGTGTCACGAGTTTATATGATCTCGGTTCGTAAATTTGAAGAGATTCAAGAGTCACATATTGAGCAAAGATGCCGTTTGTCTCCTATCTAGAGGCACACGAGCGACTCAATCTCCCTGGGTCCTACCAGGATGAGATCAATGGGTCTGAGACGGCAGGTATCACCTCTCTGAAGCTGACAGATCACGCGGATTCATATAATCAGTGTACGAACCTAGGTCGTGTCATCTATTATGTCGGTGAGGGACGCCGAAAGTCACCGGGTCACCCAGCCGGTAATCAGATGGAAAACAGGCAGGTGGCCTTTCGTCAGAGCTGGCACCTCCAGAATCTTATCCCGCTGCTGCACAAGAGGTCAGACGGTTCCGTCGTACTTCTTGGGTATTATCGCGTTAGTGGTATGCGTAAACGGATGGGTAACGAGGGTTTCACGTATTTCGAGTTCGAACTGAGACAGGAGACTGATCCGCGACGTCTACCAGAGGAGGACCTGACGCGTCTGCCGCCGAGTCCTGTTGCGTCGAGTCCGCCGGTGCCCACCACGTACGTTCCGAGCGGACTTGCGTGTTACCGTTGCAATATAATAAAGAACCTCTTTGATCTGAGCTCTGTCAAAGGGGTTCCGCTTGGGGCTCTCAAGTGATCTGTAAGTCTTTAGTGAATAGTAGCGGTTGTGATGGCGTTCGCCACAGAAATCGGCCATTTTCATACCGTCATTGATCAGCTTATCCGTTATGGCATCCCTGGTTCCGTAGGGGACAGGAAGCGGACTAGTTGCAGTTTTCTCCACTATTGTAGAGTTGGGCGGCGACCAATCGTTGGCGGACTCAACGGACTGGTATGTAGTGACCGATGCAGCGTCTGCTGCCATCTCTATGGTAATACATGATTATTTGTCAAACATACCGACCAGAGCCGCTATAGCAACTGGCCAAGAGAAGAACACTGGGAGCCAGAATATGGGAACGTAACTCCAAGCAACATTTGACCATTTCCCCTTAGCTATTCGGGTGATCAGTATCCCTAGACCGCCTGTCCAGGAGATCAATATGGCAAAGACTATATTCCAGAGGACTGCTTTCCAATCCATCCCTATTCTTAGTGTATTAAATAGTCGGGAGACATCAATCGACGGCTCCACGGTGTGCTTAACGTCTTGTACAAGCCTATATTACAATATCCACCAAGTCATAAGCACCCCAGCTTATCTTTGGGACTGGCTTGGTTTGTGTATCGCAAATCTAAGAACTCCCCAAGAAGGGAGTTCTTAAATTCGGTACAAGACGTTACTGCCCACCACGAAGGCGGAGCACAAGGTGGAGCGTGCTCTCCTTCTGGATATTGTAGTCCGCCAGAGTGCGACCGTCCTCCAGCTGCTTACCAGCAAAGATCAGTCGCTGCTGATCGGGAGGGATCCCCTCCTTGTCCTGGATCTTCTGCTTCACGTTGTCGATCGTATCGCTGGGCTCTACATCCAGGGTGATCGTCTTGCCAGTCAGGGTCTTGATAAATACCTGCATCCTTATACTCTCTATACATGAGACCACGGTTTAAGCTTGAAAGAGTGAAATTGAAATGGGTGAAACACGTCTCAGAACCGTGATTTCACCTACTTCCGCCACCTCGATCCATTCGGGATGTGTGGCTAAAAACCGCCGCAAGCCCTCTTTCAGTCCCATCTTCACGCCCTCCTCTGTAATCTGTAGCTCTTTCGCGACCTGTGTTATAGAGAGACCTCGCACGACCGCCTGCGACGCCGTGCCGTGTGAGCGAGTACCCAACACAAAGATCGTCTTTTTCACGTAAGGTGAAATCCTGACAAGGTCGTCGAACAGGTTGCCCCCACAATGAAATGTATCCCAACAGAAGCCGTCTGTCTCGTGCAGCGGATACGTCTTGGAGTGCCCGCACCAGAACTCGAATGAGAGACCGTTTTGCGTGGCCAGCCCCCGTAGGTTTTTTACCGACTCGTCTTCTACGAGGTCGACGCCAACATACCGCCGCGGCCATTTCGACTCGGCATCCAGAAGACCCTGAATGAGAAGGAGACCGCTCATCCCACCTCTGCAACCGAATTCCAGCACTGTATCACAGTCTTTAGTATGATCACGGATGAGGTCGGCAGTCGCCCGCGTCTCGGATGTAGTAAAGAATCGATCAATCAGGGATTGCAGAGCCATTGTGGTAAACGATCGTGTAAATTTTAAGTGGTAGTTGTAGAGATCTTTGCGGCCTGTGCGTCAAGACGCCGCTTCTGCTCGTCCGTGTCATTGACAATGCGTTTGCTCTTTTTCAGGATCTTATTCTGAAGAGCGATCGTGTTAGCCATTATCTGTAGACCTGATACGAGATTCTTTACATCGCGTTCCAGGACTGCAAGCCGCTCAGCTATTTTGGGGAGCCGCACATGCGGCTCGGCTGTCGGGTCGCTCACGGGAGGCTTTGGAGGTGTAAATGTCAGTACCGGCCCACCATCATCAAAACCCTCTGTAGCGGACGCCTGCACCTTCAGCATGTTCGTGATGTTCTTATCGGTAAAGGCCAAGCTCGTATAGTATGTTGCTAGTTGCCTATCATTGACGTCGGCACGGAGTGTGGTAAAGGCCTTTTCAGCCGCCCCCATGGAACTCTCTAAGTCGTTCAGTCCAGAGAGAATCCCTGTGCGTAGCCCTTCTAAACTCTCCTGTTCATCGGGACTGATGGTATCGAAACACTCCACCAGAGGTGCATTGTCGTAACCCGCACTGAATCGTTTTTTCAGATCGGCTAGGTGGGTTGCTGCCCCAGCTTGACGCTTAGCCTTACGACTGGCCTGTTGCTCTGCAGGGAGTCTATACTCCTCCTCTGGAACATTCCCCACATAGTTTCCTGTAAGCCCATCGTCGACCTGTGTCATTACGCTGCATATATCGTTGTGCATCCCATCGTAGAGATCTCTGGCAGCAGCGATCGCTGCATTGACAGCCGTTATTCGTGTATTGTAAGCCTCAATCGTCTTTGAAGATGAATCAAAATATCGCTTGGCAGAATCACCGTCGCTACTGAATCTCTCAAGTACTAGACCTGGGCGATGTCTACCGCAACCGTAAACGAGCAGCGAGGTGATCTGTGATATCAGCAAGTACGCCGCAAATGCTATGAGAACTATGTAGACTACACTAAAATAAGGGAATGTTGCAGGTAGGTCCTGCTTGACCATTCACTATCGGTTAGTACGAAAATTAAGCCCCCATCGGGGTGCACTCGGGTACCGTGTTGTATTGGTTCGGGAAAATTCATACGCACCTGTAGAGATGGCCGCTTTAGTGCTCAATCAGCTCAGGGGTGGAGCAGCGCAACCCAGTTCTACTGTAACTGCTCGACAGAGAGATGCAGTAGTGATACAGTCTAACAATCCATACGATCCAGCGACCCGTTTCAGTGATCTGTTTCAGGCACCGGTTCCCCCACCGCAATTTCTGCAGGTCCCACGCGAACGTGTTCAGTATGAGCCTTACGCAAGAATCGCCCCGATCCTACTCTTCGCAGTACCGAAACTACCAATTATACGACCTAAAGTGGGCAGTCCCGACGCACCGGTTCTTACGGGTGTCATAAGTGATGAGAGTATTGTACTTTTATGGACAGTACCTGCCGCAAATGGGAGTGCAATTATTGATTACGAATACACCATCAATAATGGCGACGAATTCATCTCGTTGCAGACCACAAAAAAGTACGGCACTATCAATGGACTTCTAAATGGAACAGTCTATACTGTGTTTATCCATGCGGTGAACAGTATTGGGGCAGGAGCACCGAGCAATGTATTGCAATTGCAGCCAGGCAGAGTCCCCGATAAGCCGGTGCCGTTTGACGCATGGGCAGGAAACCGACTGATCAATATCAGATGGACTATTCCCTATGACGGCAGCTACGAGATCACTGGTTACGAGTATACAATTGACGGCGGTAAGTCGTATCGCCCCGTTCAACCTTATATAAGTACGCGGGCCAATGTCACGTCCTACTCGGCAAGCATGAGATCTCTGGAGAACGGTATCCAGTACAGTATTGCAATACGAACCGTGAACACGGTAGGACCCAGCCAGCCGACCACTATACGGCGGGCGACACCACATGAGGACTATCTTGTGACCTACATATCGGACATGGCGATCGAGGATCCGCCAAATCTCTGGACACTCTCATACGATTTTGAGATTCAGCGAGGCTTTCAACTGACAATTGATCACGGGTACAATCTGCTAATTCCACCGAATTTGAGATTGATAAACAACGGCCAGATCACAATTGAGGGACGATTGACTGTGGACGGATATTTCGAGAACAACGGTTCTGTGCAAAACAACACCGATGGGACCGTAGAGCTTATTGCTATAGCCATTGAAGACCCGTCAGGGACATGGACGGTTTGCGGGGACTATACGATCGATTACACACAGACACTCACAATACCTGCGGACACGCTTCTAATCTTACCACCAATCTACAGACTTTTCAACTACGGTACCATCGTGGTAGAGGGGATATTTACAACCAGCGGTACGCTTGTTAATAACGGATCCGTGTTCAATCGCGGAGATCGCGTGATGAATTTAGCAGATATTGCCGATGAATCTCCTCTAGGGATCTGGACCCTGAAATCGGATATCATAGTCCCCCTCGGATCAATCTTGACCATCCCTCTCCTGAACACGCTAATAATCCCTTTGGCCATCACTCTTCTGGTACTGGGTCGCCTTGTAATTGACGGACGAGTGACAAATAATGGTAGCATTAATAACCAAGGGTTAATAACCAACAACTCCGACGGTATAATAGAGCTGGTGACCATTGCAACAGAGGATCCTTTGGGGACATGGACCATATCTGGAGATTTTACTATAGATTCCACACAGACACTCACTATACCTATTGACACAGTTCTGGTCTTACCAACGGGATATAAGATTTATAACTTCGGTACCATTGTGATAGACGGACTATTTACAGTTGACGGTACGCTCGTGAATAAGGGGTCTGTTGTCAACCATGTAGACCTGCCTGTAGCCCTAGTTGATATAGCGACTCAATCGCCTCCAGGGACCTGGACTTTGAACTCCGATACCACAATCGCCAGCGTGGCTAAGCTGACCATCCCACCCCTGAATACACTGATAATTCCACCGCGCCTCACCCTTCTTGTATTGGGACAAGTGGTAATTGATGGAACATTGACAAATAATTGGCACCTCGATAATCGCGGCGTCATAGTCAACAACAGTAATACGATCCTCAACAATGCGACGTTCACAAATACCGGTTCTGTAGTAAATGTGGGAACTGTAGTGAACAATAGAACTGGTACAATCAACAGCAGCGGTCTTTTCGACAACAGTAGCACTACCTCAATACTGACAAATCTGGGTGCCCTGGTGGCGACTGCGCCCACCGAGGTATTTAATAACAACGGAAATTTCAACACGGCAAACGGTACCCAGAATTGGACTACTATCTCAGCGGTTCCGACGCTGGTCTCTGTGGTGAGTGGGGACACGACGCTTACGTTGACCTGGACTGCCCCCGTCTCAAATGGTGGCTATGCTGTGACCGACTACCTCTACACTTTCGATATAGCACAGCCGTATACCTCTCTGAATACGACAGGTACTACAGCAACGATCTCTACATTGACAAATGGACAGATCTACGATATCTATATAGTAGCGAAAAATCTGGTTGGTCTGAGTGCAAACTCTAATTCTCTGACCGGTACACCGCGTAGCGTACCCACCCCTCCCAGGAACGTTCTGGCTGCACCAGGCAACAGGAGTATCGGACTCACTTGGAACACACCTGCAAGAAACGGCGGTTTCCCTATCACCTCCTATAGGTACACTACGGATGCGGGTCGTTCGTCGCTTCCACTTGTGGTAACAGGAACTACCGCCTCCATCACTAAAACCTCATCAAATATCGACCTAGTAAATGGCACCCCCTACATAGTAGCTATATTAGCACGGAACGTTGTAGGGGACAGTCTATACGCCGTTGCAGCGGAGGCCATACCACTGTCAGTCCCTATTGCACCCGTTCTACTTACGGCTGTAGGCAGTAATATGACCATAGTGCTCAGTTGGTCCGCACCTACTGATGTTGGCGGTACACCGATTACGGATTACAGCTACACCACCGATGGCGGTGTGACCTACCAATCGCTAGGTACGACCAGTACAACAAATATCACCATAACCGCCCCTTCTACATCACCGTCGCCGTCGCTTGTCAACGGCACCTCTTACACAATTGCAGTCGCCGCTAGAAATCTACAGGGTCTTGGTCTGCCAAGTAATGCACTCAGTACTATACCGGCCATTCCACCCACTGCACCCACGCTGATCTCGGCAACGGGTGGCAATGCTAGAATCGCTCTTGTCTGGTCCGCTCCCTCATCCACGGGTGGCCGCCCTATAATAGACTACCGGTATACGACAGATGGTAGCACCTACCTCAGCCTTGCTACAACAGGTACAACAGCCACTATCACCACCCTCTCAACAGGCGGTCCACTAGTCAACGGTACGGGATACACGATACTGATTGTGGCAGTCAACGGTATATCTGCTGGTGCTCCCAGTAATCCAAAGGCGGCTATTCCAGTGTCGGTCCCTTCAGCTCCCGTATTGACTGCTGCAACCAGCAGTAATGGGAGCCTCATACTTACATGGAGGCCCCCAACCGACACGGGCGGTTCGGCCATCACGGATTATCAGTACACAACGGATGCGGGTCAGACCTACATCAGTCTGGGAACAATTGGCATTACTGCCAAAATAAGCAAAACCTCCTACGGAATGTTACCTCTTGCGGCTATGATAAACGGCAACGCCTATACTGTCTATGTAAGAGCTAAAACCATAATCGGTACGGGTGCCTCTAGTAATTACCTCACAGGGATCCCAAATCCTACACCGCCTCTAGCTCCCACCCTGAACACTGCCGTTGGCGGGCCTAATGATATAGTTTTGTCATGGACCGCACCAGTTTCTGACGGCGGTCTCCCTATTACCGATTACGAGTATAATACGTCGAACACACAGGCCTATCGCTCTCTAGGAACCACAAGTACGACGGCGACCATAACTACCGATTCAAACGGGCAGGCCCTTGCGACCGGACTAGCGTATTTCATAGTGATCAGAGCTATGAATACGGGTGGCGGCGGCGGCGTACCGAGTAGCCCCCCACTGGAAGCCACTCCAATCACTGCTCCCTCTATTACCACGCTTATTTCAGCGGTTGCGGGAGATAAGCGTATAATACTGACGTGGACCGTTCCCGCGTTCAGTGGTGGTACAGCAATTACTCAGTATGAGTACAATACGGCAAATAATTCTGACTATGTCCCTCTAACGTCTACACTCACCGCATCGGGTGCCCGCACATCCACCATAACAGTGGATTCAGCTGGTGTCAATCTTGCAAACGGAACACCCTACGCAGTCTCAGTACGAGCCCGAAATATAATAGGACCTGGACCAGCGACCGTTCTTACCGCTACTCCAGCTGTGGTCCCTGGTGCTCCAACCATCAATACAGCCGTAATAGGAAACACCGCCGTAGCGTTGACATGGGCCGCTCCGGTCTCCAATGGTGGATCTGTAATTACATCATACGAGTACACCACGGATGCTACTCACTACGTATCTGTAGGGTTGCTAACGTCTATAACAGTAACCTCCACTACTACGGTTGTACCGGCGGCCCTAGTAAACGGGACGCCGTATACATTCGGTATCAGAGCTATAAATATCATGGGGCCAGGCCTAGCCGCTACTGTTACGGCCACTCCATCCACGGTTCCTCATATCCCCATATTAAATCTGGTTACAGCAGGTGATCATAAATTAACTGTTAGTTGGACAGCGCCCGATAACGGAGGTGCAACAATTACGGATTATGAGTACAACACGGCAGATAGTGCTATTTACAAATCACTGGGTTCAACGGCAACAACTGCAATTATCACTACCACATCCGAAGCCACACCGGTCACTCTCTCTAATGGCACACCTTACACGATCTCTATCAGAGCTAGAAACATCGATGGACCAGGATTACCCCTTGTCTTCGCTTCTACACCCATCGGACCTCCTGAGGCCCCTGTTGTCAGTGGAGCAGTACCTGGAAACGTAAGCATCACTCTGTCATGGACCACTCCAGCCACAGGTGGATCACCGATCACTGATTACGAGTATAGAACCAATAGTAGCACTGCGTATAAATCGTTGGCCACAATCGGCAACACCGCAACTATCACTACCACCTCGGCCGCCGGTAGTATATTATTGGCAAACGGGACTCCCTATACAGTCTATATCAGAGCTGTCACAGCGATCAGTCCAGGTCCACCGAGTGTTGTCGGTGTGACGGCTATACCCGTTACGGTCCCTGGTGCCCCTGTGATGAGTTCAGCTGTACCAGGAGACCAGCGTATCACCTTGACGTGGAGTACACCTAACATCGGTGGTTCGGCAATCATAGATTACGAATACACTACAGACAACAGTACATACAAAAGCCTGGGTACAACGACTAATTCCGCAAGTGTAACTACCGACTCTACTGGCCTGCAACTGGTGAACGGAATCTTCTACACTCTCTATATCAGAGCCGTTAATGGTGTCAGCTACGGTCCAACAAGCCAAGTAGGGCTCTCCGCTACACCTGCGACGGTCCCCAGTGTGCCAACTCTCTCTACAGCAGTGCGTGGAGATCAGAGCATCGCTCTGTCATGGATCACTCCTGCTTCGGATGGTGGGTTGGCGATCACCGATTACGAGTACTCAACAGACCACAGTCTCACATACAAGACACTGGCAACAACGGGTAACTTTAAAATTATCACTACTACTTCCGCTGCCATTAGTGCACAGCTGGTGAACGGAACCCCTTACACCATCAATATCAGAGCTGTTAACGGCGTTAACCATGGTCCCTCGACTCAGCCTGGGCTCACCGCTACACCCGCACGGTTTCCTAATGCCCCTGTTGTGGGCCCTGCTGTCGTAGGCGACCAGACGATCACCTTGGCATGGGCCACCCCCAGTTCAGACGGCGGATCGAGCATCACGGATTATGAGTACAGAACGGATAATACAACCGTCTACAGGTCCCTGGCTACGGCAGGTAATACAATGACCATCTATAAAACATCCGATAATCTCAATCTGGTAAACGGAACCCCTTACACGATCTATATCAGAGCTGTTAACGACGTTAACCACGGTCCTGATAGCCAGCCAGGAGTTATTGCTTCGCCTGCTACTGTTCCTGATGCCCCTACGCTGAATACGGCAATAGGTGGGGCCAATGGTATCATTCTGACATGGACCGCCCCAGGTTCAAACGGTGGGTCGCCCATCCTTGATTATGAGTATTACACTACGGGCAGTAGTCTATACAGATCATTGGGTACAACGGGTCATTCCGCCACTATCACTGCGACTTCTGATAATCTCCCTCTGGTGATTGGACGTCCTTACACAGTCTATATCAGAGCTAAAAATGCGATCAATCCTGGTCCGGCAAGCCAGACGGGGCTCACAGCCACACCAGTCACTGTATCTGGTGCTCCAACTCTGAACTCGGCTATTCCAGGAGACCAGAGTATCACTCTCTCTTGGACACCCCCCACTTCAGACGGTGGGTCGCCAATCACGGATTACGAGTATACCACGGATAATAGCAGTACGTTCAAATCCCTGGCCACAACAACTAATTCTGCGATCATCACCACCACCTCATCCAGTCTCCAGCTGATAAATGCAACCCTCTACACGATCTATATCAGAGCCGTAAACGCGGTCAGCCCAGGACCAATAAGCCAACCAGGAATCACAGTTGCACCCGCAACGGTTCCTGGTGCCCCTATTCTCAGCTCCGCTGTTCGCGGAGACAAGAGTATCACCCTGAATTGGGTCACCCCCACTTCAGACGGTGGTTCGCCAATCACGGATTACGAGTATTCGACAGACAACAAAAATGCATTCAAATCACTGGGTACAACTACTAATTCTGCAACTATCACTACCACTTCCGGTAATGTGCTGCTGGCGAATGGAACAGCTTATACAGTCTATATCAGAGCTAGAACTGCGATCAACGCTGGTCCTGCGAGCCAAGCTGGGCTCACTGCTACACCTGCCACGGTACCTAGTGCCCCTGTGGTCAGCTCGGCTGTTCGCGGAGACCAGAGCATCACTCTCACCTGGACTACTCCTGCCAGTGGCGGTTCGCCAATCACGGATTACGAGTACTCAACAGACGGCAGCACGTTCAAATCGCTGGCTACAACAAGTAATACCAAGACTATCACTACCACCTCGGCGGCCGGTAGTGTGTTACTGACGAACGGGACCACTTACACCGTCTCTGTGAGAGCCAGAAACGCGGTAAACTCAGGCCTTGCAAGCCAGCCAGGGATCGCGGCTACACCCGCGACGGTCCCTGGTGCCCCAACTCTGAACTCGGCTGTCGGTGGAAACCAGAGTATAGCACTGTCGTGGACTGCCCCCACATCAACCGGTGGCGACCCTATCACATCCTACGAGTACAATACCTCCAATAATTCACTCTATCGGACTCTTACGTCCACAGGTACGGGGCCGATCACAGCTACAATCACTGTGGACTCGAACAACGTCGGTCTGGTGAACGGGCAATCGTACACAGTAATTGTCAGAGCCGTAAACGCCGTTAACCCTGGTGCATCGAGCACATCGAAAGACGCTTTGGTTGCTAACACTCCTGCAGGACCGAGCAACATAGTGGTCACCCCTCTCAATGGTCAGATATCGGTGTCATGGACCACACCAAGCAATACCGGTGGTGCTCCGATTACAGAATACAGATATAGTACCGACGGTATTACATATATATCACTTGGTTCTACAAGCCCCGCCATCATAACGACGGATTCTCAGGGATTGCCTCTTGCAAACGGTCAGTCTTACACCATACGTATAGTGGCTGTAAACCAGACAGGACCAAGCACCCCTGTTACTGCATCAGCTGTCACACCCTTTGTACCTCCTGGTGCACCCGTTCTGGGTTCGCAAACTCTCCCCGCCGAAAGGACTATCGCCATGACCTGGACACCCTCAGGATTAAATGGTGGTCCAGCGATCACTGGATACGAGTATAATACCAGTAACACATCAAATTGGCGTGCCCTCACGTATACTGGCACCACAACTCTTACAGCAACAATAACGACCGATTCTAATAATAATTCCCTGGTTGCAACACCGTACACGGTCTCTATAAGAGCACTGAACCCCAATGCGGGACCGTCAAGCAGCTTTTCACCGATAGCCCCTTACGTATTGCCTCTGTCACAGATTAGTCTGATACAGCCTCAAAGCACCAGTCTTATATTACGCGGAAACGTCGTTTTCAACGGTGCTAGTTATTTCTCCGTAGTAGAGCACCAGTATACAACCGACGATGGTGCGAACTGGACGTCTTTTCCTGTCAATGAAGTGCCAAATGATTTCGCCCAGCCTGTAACTCTTACGTCAAGCGGTACACCGCTATTGAGTGATGTACAATATACTTTTAACCTAAGGGCGAAATTGAATGGCAGCACACTAGGCGTAGGCATTCTATACACAGTTGCAAGTGCCCCTGTGCAATCACCTGGGTACGCGACGGTCCCTGGTGCCCCAACTCTGAACTCGGCGGTCGGTGGAAACCAGAGTATAGCACTGTCATGGACCGCCCCCACTTCAGACGGCGGCGACGCTATCACATCCTACGAGTACAATACCTCCAATAATTCAGTCTATCGGACTCTTACCTACACGGGTACGGGGCCGATCACTGCCACGATCACTGTGGACTCGAACAACGTCGGCCTGGTGAACGGTCAATCGTACACTGTAATCGTCAGAGCCGTAAACACGGTTAACCACGGTGCACCGAGCACATCGAAAGACGCCTTGGTTGCTGACACTCCTGCAGGACCAAGTAGCGTAGTAGTCACGTCTCTCAATGGTCAGATCTCGGTGTCATGGACTACACCAAGCAATACCGGTGGTGCTCCGATTACAGAATACAGATATAGTACCGACGGTATTACATATATATCACTTGGCAGCGTAAGCCCCGCCATCATAACGACGGATTCTCAGGGAGTGCCTCTTGCAAACGGTCAGTCTTACACCATACGTATAGTGGCTGTAAATCAGACAGGACCAAGCACCCCTATTACTGCACCAGCCGTCACACCTGCGGGGCCTCCTGGTGCCCCAACTCTGGCCCAGCCCGTGGGTGGAAACAAGAGCATCACTCTGGTAATAACGCCACCAGCCTCAAACGGTGGCTCACCAATCACTGGTTACGAGTATAAAACCTCCAACAGTACGTCTTACAGATCGCTCAGTGGTGCTACATCAACCATTACGACCGATTCCAGTGGTAATGCCTTAGCGGATGGAACCGTGTACAACATCTCGGTAAGGGCCAGAAACGCAAATCTTCCAGGACCGGCGACCACTGCGGTCGCTGTATCAACCATGGGAGCCCCAACTCTACTCTCGGCAGTTGGCGGAATTGAGAGTATTATTCTGACATGGACTCCTGGTTCAAACGGTGGTTCACCATTTACCATCTACGAGTTCACTACCAACGACGGAAATAACTATCAGACTATACCTAACATCGACGCCACTAGTGCCACTACAGGGACTATAACCGTAGACTCTATCAATGCACCTTTGCAGGGCGGGGTCGGCTATCACGTGATGATACGAGCCAGAACTGCAGTAGACGCGAGTCCCACGAGCGGGACGTTGTCCAATGTCATACCGCTTCCACGACCGCCAACAATACTTCCAGTGTCGGCTTTCGTAATACCCGATACTGTTAATAGTACAGGAGTAGCATTAAACGTCCACTACCAGGGCAACTATGGTCAAAGTACCAGAATAGATGGTGCTCCCCTACAGAACGAATACACAACGGATGGTGGTACTACTTGGCGTACATTTCCCTTTATCCTGGATGGTTATAACCAATGCGAGCAACGTGTAACTACTACATCAGACGGTACACCGCTATTGAGTAATGTACAATATACATTTAATGTGAGAGTAAGAGTGGACACCAATAATTTCGGCACTCTGTACTCAGTGATGAGTGCCTCGCAGCAATCATATGGATATCTACGCATATTACCTGCTGCCCCCGTTCTTGGTTCGCAAACTGCGACCACTGATAGGACTATCGTCGTGACATGGACACCCTCCGCAACAAATGGTGGTCCAGCGATCACTGGATACGAGTATTCTACTGGTGGGGGAAGTTGGCGCTCCCTCACATATACGGGCACGACAACTCTTTCATCATCAATAACACTAGAGTCAACAGGTATCGCACTACAATTCGTGTCATACGCAATATCTATCAGAGCGTTAAACCCGTTTGCTGGACCCTCAGATAATTTTCCGTATATAGTTCCTAAGATAGTACCTCGAGTGCGGGCTTTCGTCATACCCCGAGTTGAGAGTGGAGGAGTAGTATTAAACGTCCGCTACAGCCTAAGTGACGGGGCAGACGACGTGACCTCTACTCAGTCTGGTGGTTTCTCCCCCATTGAGAACCAGTACACAACGGATGGTGGCTCGACTTGGGGTGCATTTCCCTTTATCATAGATGATAGCAGTCACTCATGCGAGCAGCGTGTAACTACTAAATCAGACGGTACACCGCTACTCAGTAGTGTACAATATACATTTAATGTAAGGGTAAAAGCAGACGGTGGTGTATTTGGCACTCTATACTCACCGATGAGTGCTGCGCAGCAATCATATGGATACCTCGCGGCCTCAAGCCCTCCGTCCCTAATATCAGCAGTTGGTGGAGATCAGAATATTACCATGACATGGACTCCTGGTACAAACAATACAGGGTTAGCCTACACCCGTTACGATTACAGTACTGATAATGGTAGCAATTTCAGCACTATACCTGGTATCGATGCTGCCACAGCCACTAGTGCGAACGTAACTCTAAAGTCTGACGGTGGTGCCCTTACCAACAACACCAATTATAATGTGGTAATCAGAGCATCAATCGGTACCTCCGTAGGACCACCGAGTGGGTCGATATCTGTTTTTGTACAAACACCGTATGTGATAACTATTACAGTTAATACTAACTACGGAACTGATCTAAAAATAGTCGGAAGAGTCGACGAGAGTCTGTACGTCTATCATCCCCCAATTATAGAGCTTCAATACACGACAGACGGTGGCACATCTTGGAGCGGGTTTAATTACATCTTTAATGGGCAGTATACTTTTGAGCAGCACGTTACAACCACATCAACAGGTTCATCGTTGAATAGAGGTACAATTTATCCATTTATTGTGAGGGCTAAATTAAATGGCGGTGCAGGCGGTATTTTATATTCACGTAATAGTTCTGTGTCCACCGCTGAAGGATGGCAATAACATAAAAATACCATAACGTGTAAATGGTGGCGCTTGGAATAGTTAATCTATGCCCGTGAAATACTGAAGGCAGCTATTGTCCTAATCGGCATAATTTTCACAGCAGTTACTAGAACCAGTAATGCCCACCTCGGTACACGACGCCTCCTTGACGACCCGTCTCCGCAGACAGCGTGCTCTTGCCGCCTTTCGCACCAGCACCAACTTTCCTGTAAACAATTCTACGCACCCGGAACAGCCCAATACGCAGACGGGCGATGTACCCGCAGACGCTCGTTTCGGCTGCACGGTAGGATGCACATCAACATCCTCGTTCAATTCGGCCGGCTACTCGTTCCACTACGGCTCACAGTCGAGCGGCAACGCTTCTGGCCGATTCTAAGCGACTCATTTTATCATTATAATTCTGAAGTTCAGAATCTTAATAATAGACGTTGCACCATCACTTCTCTCTGTTCAGCGACGAGCGACACATCCAGAACATCACCATTGCACCGACAGCCTGGAAGACCAGAGCCATACTGTACGCAACAAGAAGCCCGGTCTGCCCCTTCTTCAGCTTACCGAACGCAAAAATCAGCATTATCAGAGTGAAGAACGAGCTCAGTCCGAGGAGTGCCGCACTCAGCAGATAGAAATAGCACCAGTTGGCCGCCCACCGGGGCGGCGAATCAAGCTTATTGAGTAGCTGTTGGCAGTCCATGGTTTCTAATTCCTCCAGCCAAAATAATCCGCAATAGCAGAGATGAGGGCAACACGTCGATCTAACAGAAGGGTCAGACGCACCAGACGCGGTGCCCAACGTGGTGGAGAACGCAAATACGGCAAGGTTGACAACGCAAGCGACGGGTACAGTGGTGCCTTCTGTGGGCAGATCAAAGACGCCGCAGGCGTGGCCCGCGATGAGCACTATTTCTGGGATATTGACGAAGGCTCACACCAGTACATAGACGAGAAGCTGCAGACGCATATTGCCGACCACATAAAAGAGCAGGGCGTGAACCTGAACGCAAACCCCGAATTCTTCTGTCAGGCCGGATATGGTGGAGACAGAGGTGAAGGTAAGGTGGAGTTCCTTCTGGATGACAAAATCGCCAAGCCCCCGCCTATGGAGTTCAAATACATGGGTGAAAAATACACTATGTTATTTAGATTTTGTGATTAGTATTGTATTTTGTTTGTTTTTCAGTCAGTCAAGCGTGCTCCTTACTTAGCACCGGCACGCTTGACCACCTTCTTCGCACCGCCGGCCGGAGCCGCCGCCGTCGCAGACGCCTTCTTCGGCAGTGGCGGGGCCTCAACCACATCCTCCTCGTCGTCCTCGTCGTCGACCGTCGCCGCCACCGGTGCACCACGCGTGGGAAGAACCGCATCGACAACGTCGCCGTCATCATCGTCATCGACGGCAGCGAAGCGGTTGCCAGCAGGTGCCGGAGCCGCACGGCCACCACCCGCCGCCGCACGAGCACGCGGTGCAGGAGCCGAGTCCTCATCATCGAGGATCGCACAGCTGCGACCGATGCTGGCAGGGACCGAGTCCATGCGGACCTGGATCGCCTTCCACGTAACGCCGAACTTGGAGCCGGCAAACCAGACACCCGTGCACTTGATGAGGATCGTCGCACGGGCACCCTTCACGAGGAGCTCGTCGACCGTAACGCCCTCGTAGGGACGCTTCTCCGAGTCGTAGAACTGGGCCTCGAAGGCACCGTTCTTCTTGGGGAGCTTCACCTTGAACGTGGGCGGGTACGGCTTGGGCTTGCCGTCGCGGTCAAGGGAGACCTTGATCGAGGGCGTGTAGAACGCCTTGATCACCTCGCGGCTCGCGTCCTTCATCTTGAACCACTTCACACAGTTCTTGATGCCCGCCTCCACCATCATCTCGTCGAACTGAACGAGCATGTCGTAGAAGGACTGGAGCTTGGGGTCCTCCTCCGTACCGCGGAAGCTGAGGTCGACGGAGTAGGTCGTGGGACCGGCCTTGTCGTAGACGTTGAGGCCGTACGGCATCGCCATGGAGGCGGTCTGCGTCTGGAGTGCGCGACCGTCGTAGTTGAGGTAGACCTGCTTGGCACCGCTGTCCATCGTCTTCGGCTCAGCGAAGGTCACCTGGGTAGAATCAAAGTCAGAGGGGCGTACGATTGTTGAGGCCATTTCTTGTGTGTTCAGAAGCTTCTTATGCCTAACCCTCCTCGGTCGGCGGGCCTGTCAATTTTTGGGCCACTCGGTCCGAAAAGCCCCTCTCATTCCCCCTCGTTCTCCGGTGGTGCATTCAGCAGTGCAAGTAGATTTCCCAACAACTGCTGCTCCAGGGCTGGTGGGGGAAGCGCCAGTGGTATAATCTGGTTACCACCGCCGCCGCCCATCAAGAGCTGCATCAGGTTTGCGGTGGGAGCAGGCGTATTGAACAGGCGGTATCTGGCGTAGATCCCAGGCGTCGCCGACTCGAACATCCAGGGATACTGTGCGGCACAGTCCTGGTTGACCAGGGTCATTGCCGTAAGTACGTACATGGCCCCCAGGGAGCGGTCGGACCGATCGGTCGCCGCCGAGACAAACATCCTGATCAGATCCAGATTGGTCTTTCGTAGAATCTCCAGGGATTTCAGTGCCACGACCTCGCGGATCAGGAGGCGAAAGGGGCGAGCGGGTGGTGGTATAATTGTGTTCCGCATCTCATTGCTCAATTCGGCACGGTGAAACCAGATATCGTGCAATTCCACGTAGAAGCACCGATGGTCATCCGCTGACATACCGGTAAACCACGCCGTATTAGTGTAGTAGCTCAACTCGTCGATCTTCTGGAACAGGTCGGTCACACGTAGCCCGAACTGCTGGTCGGGTGTGGTAGGTTCAATGGGTGCCCACCGGGTATCGATACCGTGTTTGCGAGACCATTTAATATAGGCCAACGCCTTCGTAACAGTCCGAGCGGCAATGGGCTGCCGATTATAGGGGTTCTGTGGCGGTTCCTTTCCTGCCTTCTCCAACAGAGTGGCGAACGAGCGGATATCGAACGCGTAGACAATCTTGTCCGTGTCGGCGAACGAGAAAACATATGAGCCACTGATATCGGTGATCTCCTCCATGGAGTAGAAATCAGCCGAATTTGTACTAGCTGTACGGAGCCATCGAGCGGGCCCCTGACGATTGAATCCACGCAGACCACGATACAACGCCCACCATCTCTGTATCCGCCGCGTGGGTTCTACAGGATCAACGGGTATAACAATATCGTTAGACTCGGAGGATTTCCGCAGGCCGATCTGGGACTGGGTCTGAAAGGGCCGAGGAAACTTGTAGTGCACACCGCAGTAGTCGCCGTTTGTTGCAGGATTAGGACAACGCCGGTCGGGATGCCGCCTAGAACGTATATTCTTACAGACGGAGGGCTCCATTGTTTTCCTAGTCTTGGATGACATTTATCTTGGAAAGGGTCCGAGTGCTTAAGCCTGGGCGCCCGAAACCGAGCGATTTTCATTTTTATCGTGGGAAAGTCGACCGCACCTGGGCCTCCTGTGTGGACTTTGAGGGTCGCGAGTCCAAAAATTGACACCGCACCGTTCCTCAACTCCAGAAGGCATAGTGCGTTAGAAACTCACTCATTAATACCCGGCAACAAGTATAAATGAGCTCCAAGACGACCAACCCCAAGACGACGACGACGGCGAAGAAGACGGCTCCTAAGAAGGAGGAGGTGGCTGCCCCCGTGGCGGCCCCTGTAGCGGCGGCCTCGGGCCGCTCTAAGGCGGCCTCTGCGGCGGCGAGCCCTGCCCCTGTGGCGGCGGCCGTCGTGGCGGCCCCTGCGGTCCCTGCGGCGGCGGCCTCTGCCGAGGAGGAGGTCAACCTCGTGGCTGAGTTCAACGCTCAGGTCACGAAGGTCAACGACCTCCGCAACACGCTGGGCCTTGTCCTCGCGGACATGAAGAAGCTTGAGAAGCGTCTTGCCCGCGAGATCAAGAAGGCGGGCCGCCGCCGCCGCACGCGGGCGCCTGCGGTGGACGAGGCGGGCAACCCCCTTCCCAAGAAGCCCTCGGTCTTCACGAAGCCGCAGAAGATCACGGACGACCTCTGCGTGTTCCTTGGCAAGGCCAAGGGCACGGAGATGAGCCGCTCCGACGTGACTCGCGGCATCATGGAGTACGTGAAGAAGCACGGCCTCAACGCCAAGCAGCAGATCAACCCTGACGCTGCGCTTCGCAAGCTCCTCAAGGTGCAGGACGGCGACGTGGTGAACATCCTCAACCTCCAGCGCTACCTCAAGATCCACTACGTGAAGGCCCCCGTCGCCTAAGCGTACACAAGCGTAGCCTAGGCAAAAATCAAATAGAAAAGCGTAAAAACCCCTAAACAAAATACAAGACCGGTTTCTGGCATTTTCAAATTACAGAGACCGGTCCCTTAGCTCAGTTGGTAGAGCGTCTGGCTGTTAACCGGAAGGTAGTGGGATCGATACCCACAGGGACCGATATCATTTATAGGGATGTCTTACATCTCGATAAATGGTCTAGTAGCTCAGTTGGTAGAGCGTGGTGCTTATAGGATTTACTCTATACTTAATGGCACGCCAAAGTCGCGGGTTCAAACCCCGCCTGGACCAAGTTTTTTTGGCCCGTCAGATTAGGGAGATGGCGGCACGACGACAGCCCGCGGAATCGCCAATGTCGCAGGATATATTAGTGGAAGTAGCCCCTATAGTTGCTGAGATGCGTGATTTCAGAGCAAGGGCTCCAGCCGATGTATTTGAGAGACAGCAGCTCCTACTCTGCGGCAAACATGCCATCAACCATATTTTACAGGAACGAAAGGTTGACTGGCAACCCCGCAGCCGTGAACTGCTTTTGACGGGTAGACGTCATGTGATGGATCCTGACACCCACATCAATTTGGCCCAATTCTGTGGTACGTATTTTGAGTATTACAGAGCTGCACAAAGAATCCCGGCCAATGCACGTATGCCCCCGTGCGATCTGATCAACGGCAACGTCAGTACGGACGTCATTCAAGTGCTTTTTGCTAGTCTCCTCGGTTACGGGGTCGATGTTATAGGCTTCGCACGCCATAAGGCAACAGACCTAAAACGCTTGAAAGGGCACCTGGAGGAGGACAACTGTATGGGGGCAATTATCAATATAGATGGAGTTCACTGGACTGCTGTGTCACGATACCTGGACTCCTGTCGTAAGCGAGTGGGGGGACGGATTGAGAAATTCAGATGGGCGTACATCGATTCGTTGGCCGAGTCTATCTACGAGTGTACGGACTCACTTGACGAGCTCTTTGAAAAATACGGAGCCCGTTTTGCACAGGCTATACTGATCTACAATCGCCCAGGTGAATCCTATTATAGTGTAGCTGCCAAACGGATGGAGATAGCTGCAGGTAAAAACGCTCGTGGTGCCGCTGCAAATATTGCAGGTGTCTACGCCCCTCCTGTTCTGCCTGCTGCCGCTGCTCCTGCCAGGCCAGCAGGAGCAGCGGCGGCTGCCGCCCTGGCAGGAGCAGCGGCAGCTGCCAATAACGCTCGTTCGTATGCACCCAACAACAACAACAACGCACGGACTTTTGCACCCGATGACGCCTCTGTAGCTTCCTATGATCCGGCGGCGGGTGCCTCTGCTCGTGTCCCAGTACGGGGCCGTGCTCCCACACCCGGTCGTGTCCCAGTACAGGGCCGTGCTCCCACACCTGGTCGTGTCCCAGTACGGGGCCGTGCTCCCACACCTGGTCGTGCCGCTGCCGCTGCCGCTGCCGCTGCACCCAAGGGTATACTGAAAAAGCCTGGTGGCAGACGCAGTCACAAGCGCAGCAGTCACAAGCGGCGTAGTCAGACACGCAGACGCTGACCCCATCTGAACGATTCAATCATATTCTCTGGTCTATCAACCTGCCCAGATAGTATGTTACGTGCGTCGTGGAGCAGTCTGATCTCTGAGACAGTCTTCGTCTCCACATCAGCACCTGGCCGCCGCCAGTTGCTGAAAGTGTGTCTCGACCAGATCTCCTCTAGACCCATGTGCCGTTGCAGCGATCGAAGAGCAACGGACCAGGGTACAATAGGGAGACTGGGAGTGTAGTCAGACCCCATCAGAACACAGAGATCTAGAAATTGGCTATCGGTGAGGCCAAGTGCATTCTGAATCTGAACAGGATCAAGTAGTGTCCAGTTCTGACCAGGGCCAGATGCAATACCGTTGGGGATCAGCAGTTTAACACCGCGAGCCAGGAAATCAAGATCGAAACTCGCCACATAGTCGATCATTGAACGCCGATAGAGATGTGCCAGAACTGTGTCAGCCTCGGAAGCAGAGTTGATGTAGTCGATGTTGTGTGCGTCGAACAGTGCCTTGATCTCATCCTTCATCTCATAGGTCAGTTGTGGATGTGCCGACTCCAACAGAGAGATCTCATTCTCTAGTCGTAGACACGTTTCAGGGTCGTCACCCATCTGCGATCGTAGATCGGCAATCTTAGCCACCGCCGCTCGACGATCGTCGCGTCGCTTTGCCACCACCGCCTCTTTCTCAACCGGTGGTGGGCCGTCAAATACATAGATTGGACGGATGCCCAGTGCAGTGAACGCCGCCAACTGCTCCCTGATCACTGCTACAGGATTCAGGTGACTGCTCAGAGCCCTGTACATAAAGCACTGGATGTCGATACCAATACGCTGCCCGTGCGACCATGTCATGGTCGCAAATACGTGTGGTGCTGTCTTAATGAGACATGTGTTTAGTCCACGGATCCCCATTCAGTTGTGTTGTTACTAACAGAACAACTGAATCCGCGGCCTCAAGTTTTAGAGTTTTACACGTCATGTCGTTCCAGCTGCGGATCCGTCATACGAGTCGATATAGCCTTCCCCAGTGAGCGTTTATCACGGAGTGCAAGCTGATAGAAGGCTCTCTGGTGCGAACGCCAGTAGGTGCACCACTCCTCCGTGTCCAGAGTGTCGCTCAGCCATCCGAGAAGAAACTGCTCCATCTCAATGGCCAACGCCGCCTTCAGAACGTAGTATGCAAAGACTGACGTGTCCTCTGCCCAACCCGTCTGTTGACGCAGCAGAATGGCCGACGCCTGGCTCATCTGCCAGGCCCGTTGTGCAGTCCAAGTCCGTCCCTCACTATCGTCGTCGGGCGAGTGAATCACACACCAGAGCCACTCCGCATTCAGTTCCGTCGCTGCCTCAAAGAGGGCATCCGTGATGTCACCATGCAGCGACTGCTCCATACAGCGGATCGTCTCCGCAGTGGGGTGCACATCCCAGTCAAGAGCGTGCACACATTCGTGTATCACTACACGATCCCACTCCTCTTCGCGGAAGACCCAGACGGCTGGCCGGGCTCTATACGCCCAGCCACCGTTCACTTCGGCCCGAGTAGGGAATCTACCCGCCTCGGTAATTCTGTCAGCAGGAATAGCCCACCAGTGCACAGTGAAGCCGGCGGGTGCACCGAGAAATTCCAGAATACGGAAACAGTGATGGGCCTCGGCCGTATACGTGCGACTGCGTAGACCCCAGAGAAACAGAGTGTGTAGTGGGCTCGTATAGACCAGGCACTGCGTGTCGGTACGTTCAACCCATTCCGAGATCAGCCCGTTATCCCAGATCTCATTTTGCAGGGTTTTTAGTCTTGGTGACTCGCTTGACGCCCTTTGCTGGTTTAGCAGCGACCTCAGCTCCGCCCCCTTCTTCACCCGTCCCTCCGCTTTTAGATTTTCCACCTCCTGTGGCGACGCCTCTCTTAGCTGCAGCGGCCTTTGTGGTGGTTTTGCGACCCTTCGCAACTGCTCCCTCTGGGTCGTCCATATCTCCTGTAGGAGGGGCTTCATGTACGACCTCTACAGGTAGCCGCGATTTATATTCAATCAGGGCCTCGTCGCTCATTCTGGCAGCACCGTTCCAGAGGGCCAGTGTGATGTCTAGTAGAATTTTCTCTAGCGAAACCGGGTTGCGATAACTCGTGTTTGGTTCGGCAATAGCGACGGCGTGAATAGCTGCAGTAAACATACTGTAGGAGCAGTACTTCTGCAGTAGTGCGTGTTCAATTGCAGCGGAGTATCCGTCTAGAAATTCAGTACCCGTCTGACACATCCCCAGTATATCGTAGACACGCTCACGGATCCAGATGGCCAATGAGAGGGGTGGTGTATCAACCTTCTGAATTGCAGCCAGTAGGGACCCCCTGATAATCTCAATTATCAGATCCTCAAAACAGTTTGCAATAATTCGCGGAAATCTGCCAGAGGTCAGACAGACCTGCCCCCAACGAGCCAGTGCAGATGCCCTGTCCATACGTCCATCGAATTCGACATAACGATCTGCTATCGCAGGGTATGCCGACCAGGTCTGCCGCCAGGCCTCCTCTGTGACAATGGGGACGCGGATACGGACGAAAAGATCCTCAACCACCGTTAGCGACCCCGTAATCTCACGTGCACAGAGCCAGATCATCCCTGTGCCGCCCTCCATGCAGACACGGGTCTCCAAGATCCACCGTAGACGGACGGCTGCCGCCAGGCTGAGACAGTGGGCACGCCGTAGAATGACGATCTTACGTTTGTTCGTCTTCATACCAGAGAAGACGTCACCCGCCGAGAACAACATGGAAAGAACCTCTACAAGGATCTGCTTGTCCTGCATAGACATATCAGGAATATCGATCTCGAAGTGGTAGGGTGAACAGTAGACGCGGCATTCGTAGTCGTCGCCCACCTTAAACATGCGGATCTCCTTGGGAAAGACCTCCGCTTCTGTGACACCCAGGCCGTCTGCCAGCATCTTGCGTGCCCGCCGTGTTTTCCCTGTACCGGCAGGTCCTGTAAATAACCAAGGGAATGATAGTTCCATTGTCTCATATTAGGGTTTAAACCTTTACGCCCTATTTTCCATAGTGAAATGGAATTCTCAATACCATGGGAGAACCTAACTGTATCAGACGTACAGTACGGACTTGCTCAGACAAACACACGAATTGAAAATGGGCTATTTGTCCCAATCTTTTATGCAAATAAGGAGATCCGCTGTCAGGCACTCCACATCTTGACGCCACTGCTACCGTTGAGTGACAGAATTGATGCTAACAGTAACGGCACGTACATGACGCTACGGGTCACCAAGGAACTGGAATTCTACAGTAAATTGTTGCAATTAGAGACACAGAATCTCCGCCACGCCACGCTCAATCGACAGACGTGGTCTACGCAACAGCGGCCTCTGACGTACAAGTCAGCTATCACCCAATTACAGAACGGCGATCTGGACTGGAGGATCCAGATACCAGATGCAGGGATCTTCTCCTGTTTTGACACTCATCGTAAGAGCTGGTTCGCATCAAACGAATCAGGTCTTAGTAAGCCGCGATCATGGCGAATTCTTGTCCGCACATCGGGCCTCTGGATAGATCAGACCTCCTTTGGAATGGAGTGGAAGCTGATCGGTGCCTTTGTAGATTAGCTATCGGCAATGGCATTGCGAAGGTTGCTTACAGAGACCGCTGCTACGCTGACACCAATAAGCGTGCCGGGGAGCAACACTAACATTACGGCTGCCAGTAGAAATTGGATAAGCATGGCGGGATTTTTAGAGAAGTAGTAGAGTGCAAGACCGTATGCAAAGATAGAGACGGTTACAGAAAATGCAATTATGATAGAGAGGAGCTTAGTGTTGTTTGCAGTGTCCTTCTGACTCAACGAGCCGAACGTAGCAACTATCACAGTAAAGAGTATTACGCAGATGGCTATGCCGATTGTGTAGATTGGGGTCGACATCCTATCAGGCTCGATGAAAATTAAGCCGCCGGCTGCATTCAGTAGAGAAGACCTGGCGGTTTTGCAGCGTTAACGCCCAGTTTCGGGGGACCAGCGAACCTGATCTTCTTCAATAGATCGTGCGGTTCACCGACGTTCACTGTAACCAAGACAAGAAGCGATGCTATAATAAGTACACTGATGACAATCGGTACAAATAGGCCGTACCAGTAAGTGGTTTTTAACTCCTTCTTCGGTGCCATCCCTAATGTGGGGCCTGTTTTTTCACGGCTTCTGCTGCGGCCGCGGCGGCAGCAATTATAGCATTGTTTTCAGCAATGGTTGCCTCGTAGTCTTTATAAGAGTGTTTTAAAGATAAAAATGCCACTACAACAAAGATCAGCAGACCGAACACTACACCAATTATAATAGAGACGGTCCGTTGTATCTGGGCTGCCCGTGCCCCCGTGGAACTAGTGATATCAGTAAGAGGGCTATCAAGTGCACTCACCATGTCCAGTTCCTCCTTCAATGTGGTCGGTCCATTAGTCTCGTTCAGATAGACCGCATCATTTTTAATATCGCGTATAGGATCGATCCGCTGGCACTGTAGAGCCCGTGTAAGATAGACGCCATTTTTTGAGGATGCGGCGGCAGCAGTGGCTTGATTAGCACGGTCTATCTGGCTCTGTATCTTGATAGTCGGTACAATCATAGCCATATTGCGGACACGCTCTAGTGTAAGTTCGCGTGCCGGTGCTGGCGGTAGTGCGTTAGACAACAGATAGCGTGCAATCTGTGCCGCAGTCATACCGGCTTTCAGGGCCGCGTCATTCGTAGATGGGTTCTGAATGCTGCGAATTTTAGCTGCATTAGCAGGGCTGATAGTGGTGGCAGGTAGTACGAACCAGTTTATGGTGGCTGTAAGACTTGAACACTGTGAACCGGCAGTAGGTGCATCGGCATTCCGGCCTCGCAGATCCATCCCTTTATAGAGCAGGACTGGACCCGCGACGATCAGGCTCTCCAGGGTCTTGGAGCGACTGGCTGTGTTCTGTGCTGTCAGCTCACTGAAATACCCATCGGGTCCATCTTTGATTGTGATAGGAATAGCAACGGCAATCTGGTTACGTGATTCATAGATATCGCGAAAATAGAGATTCATCTCCATGTCATATGGCTTATCGGACTTGAAATTACGGTGAGCCCCCTGCTTCCAGATAATTGTGTCGATCAGACTGTAATTTTGCCCGTTATAGATTAGGCTGGCCAGAGGTGACTCGTCTATCCCAATACCGTCCTTGCCGTCTCTGAAAATATAATTCTTGGGTCCAGCCACGCGTGCCGATATGATCAGATTACACGACGTGCAGCCCACAATATCGCCTATAGATGCTGCACGTGGTGGATGCAACGGTGTCTCCGTACAATTCAATCCGGTTGCTGGGTCCCTTAGAGACATCTCTCTTTATGAGTAGGTGTAATTTTATCAGTGAATCGAGCCGCCCCTCCCCCTAAAATTAGACGGATTCGTCTAATTTTAGTATCAGTCGCTAGATAAGCGGAATATATCGTGGTGCATTATACTTGTAGGTCGTTGCGACAAATGTCTGTCCTAGCAGAGGCACACCCACCGTATCACCGGTACTTATCTCGTCGCAGCCGTTGTCGTCTTCACATGTGCGATTCTTGTAAGAGACAGGCACCTGGACCGGATTGTACCCATCAGTACGTGTATAGTAATTGTACCTCTCACGACCCGACGCTGTACGGCGACCGTAGAGAGGAAGCAGAGTGCGATTGGGGGAAGCGGAAGTGGCCGAGCCACCAGGCGAAGTCAGTACGCCCATCTGTTGAAACTGCTCAGGGAGGCCGCGTGTCGGGATCTGTATAGGGACAACGGGAACGCCGGGCGGGGGCATACCCGCAAAATCGGGTTGTGTATCATAGCTCCGTTCGGGTGGTGTAGGGAGACCAGGCTGTGTGGATGAGAGCGTCTGAAAGGAACGTGGTGCAGCCGCCGGTGCAGCAGCCGCCGGTGCAGCAGCCGCCGGTGCCGAAAGAATCACCTGTATCTGCTCCCGCTTGTAGGTCCAGAGACCCACAAAGATAGCGGCGAACACTACAACAACAAAGACTATGAAACCGGTATCCATACAGAAGAACCCAGGCGGACAGATAGCCTGGACGGCTCCGCCAATCATACGCTTTGCAGATCGACGCATCTCACTAATTCCGGTCGCCTATTTTATCCGCGCCGGCGTGCTTGTCCTGCTCAATCTGCCGCCGTGCAAGGTCAGTGAACGAGAGTTTCGACGTCTCTATGGTATTTTTCCATAGAGTAGGATTGGCAAAGTGAAGGGAAAGAGCACCCACTTTTTTGATGATCTTCGTTATAGGATTCATGACATCAACCGCTGTATCGATCTCTGTGGTAAACCCTTCGGGGATCTCAATTGTGCGACCACGCTGCAGGAGCCAGAGAATTCCGACCAGAATTACTGCTACCGATCCGATTCCAAATAGTGGTCTGATCCGTTCCATCTCTGTTACCCGTCTGTATAAAAGCTACCGCCAAGCACCCTTAAGGGTGCTTAACATTGGGACTGGGCTGATTACTATTGTTGACTTAAGAACTCCCTTCTCCGAAGGGAGTTCTTAAATCAACAAGACGTTAGATGAATTACTTGGCACTGGGGGCGAATTTATCGGCAATTCCGGCCATATCCCCCATATTGGGCATACCGCCAGCACCGAAGTAGCTCTGGAAAGTATCCATAATCTGCTTGCCGTCCGTCATCAGCGGTTTGAGGGTGTTCAGCGTAGACATCAGCTGCTTCTGGGTGTTGATCAGCTCCTGCGTATCTTTGGTCATTGCCGAGATCTGATCGGGCTGGAGCTGCTTATAGGCATTTACAAAGGTCGTACCGGCGTCTAAGTGAAACTCGGGATCGTCTGTCTCCTTTGGCATCTTGTACTTCTTGCCTAGCTCGAAGACCTCGGCTCGGCTACCGTGGTCTGGCAATGGTGCACGCTTCTTCTTCTTTTTCTCTGGATTGGCAAAGCCCTCCTCCTCGTCGTCTGACTCGGCCTCATCCTCAAAATTCTCCTCCACCTCCTCGTCCATTTCCTCTTTCTCATCGGTAAATCCCTCGATCTGTGCATATGACGATACGCCCAGTGGTAGATACGCTGCCAGGAATGTAGCCACAGATGCCATCAAGAGTGATCTGCCCAAGTCTACGCCGGCGGAATTCGAGACAAGGGTGATACCAAGTCCCAGTACAATCGCGTCAAGGCGACCAAATAGACCGGCGAAGACCGCAGTGAATAGTGCAAGCACTACGGCGATATAAATTACCAATTGACCGGGGTTGATTTTAGTCGCCATAGGGGCCTCCTACCGTTAATAGATGATTTTACCAACGCAACCGGTGAGCAGACCCTTCTGTGAAAGGACTGCTTAACTTCAGTATAATACGTTAGAATAGACGTGACACAAGTTTGTCGATCGTATCGTAGAGCCCCATTACAGCCCCCGCCGCCAGGGCCTTGATCGCTAGCCCAGGGATGGAGAGGTGGCCACCCGATGAGAAGGCCCACGGGACGTACTTGGCTAGATGGAGATCGACAACGGGGAGCGAGAAGAGGAAGAAGACGATTGCAACTACAAGAGGGAGCTTGAAAGCGTCGGTTATGTGGGCAAAAATGTTCTTCTTTGCCACCACAGGGTCAGCGGGTTCCGGAGCCGGCTGCTGCTGGACCGGGGCGTCGTACTGTGCCTGATACGCCATCGGACGCCCCATTACAGGGTTGCCGGGCATAGGCTGGTACTGCGGCGGCCCCTGCTGGTGGTAGGCGGGACCGGGAGCTACGGGCTCCGCGTCGCCAGAATTCATCTCATGGATGATACGCTGTACCCGCTCCTCATCCGATGCCTGCCCATCGGGGATCTCGTTTGTCTCAATCTTCTCCAGCGGTGTCGACTGCGGCATTTAGGATGGGTGTTGGAAATCGTTAATTCGGAAAACCGCGTTAGTTGACAGCGGCAAACTCGAATGTCTCTACAAGCTTAGTTCCATCAGTAGGGCATGCAGTGGCCTTGGGTTTGAACTCGTGACATTTTGCCCCTATCTGAAACACGGCTTCACGCATCTGTGAGACGGGTGGCCCCCGTAGAATTACACAATCGGGGCCCTTGCACATGGGTCGGAGGATAGCAGCTAAACCGAACCCTATGATACAACTGATCAACAGGTGGACATTCTTATTCTTGACCCAAGTCTCTAAGTCTGACATCTACCTACCGTTACATAGCAGTTTAAATCTCTCAGTAACAGACAAGGATGAACCTTTTAGGTAATATTCAGTTCTTTCCGATGTTGATCTCGTTCGCGATCGGGATCTTCATCGTCTATATCCTGAAGCCTTCGCCGCTTATCATACTGAAGTACCCCAATCTGGAGAACGCGGGTAAACTGATCTACAGAGATCGCAATGGGACCTGCTTCGTCTATGAGACGAACGAGGTCGATTGTAATGCAAATGAGAAGCGGATCAAACCGTTTCCATTGATTTAACTGGGATTACGCGGGCAGCAAGTTGTGTCTGGCCCTGTACCAGCTTATAGACTGGGAAGGGGAGCGAGCGATCGTCAAAGGAGAGTGGCTCATAGAGACGACGACGTGCAGGGTCTACAATAAGTACTCCGCGATACTTATATTGAGTGTAGCGAAGATGCCGTTCCTGAACAGCCATAGCGTGCTGTAGTCTACCTACTTCAATTGCCGCCGCCGCACGACTGCCGCCCGGCTCTGCCGCCGACCAAGCAAGAGTCGCCTTCATCATCTCATCTTGGGTATCTGCTAAAGCCGTCTCCGCACTAAGAGCCCCCTTAACCAAGGCCGTTTGCAGGGTTTTACAATGGGTAGCGGCCACCTCTACATCACGTGCCGAGGCTGAGCGATTGATGATGTAGGCTGCGTCGTAGCCCTTCGCCACAGGCAGAGTTTTAAGGATCTCCCCCTTCGCATTCTTCACCTCATACGTGGCAGTATCCAGGTTCAATGACACGTTTATAGCTTTCCGCTTGAATGCTACACCAATAGATGCAATATCTGTAATTTTCTTGACATCGGCGGCACGCGGCATCCCTTCCTAACGTCTTGTAATGAATTTAAGAACAATATTATCGGGCAGATCTGCGTCCCCGACCGATCATCTTCGGTATTAGACTGTATTCTTTTCATAGGGAATGGAAAGGATGGATCAGTCGCTGATCTACTTGATAATGGGTCTCGGAGGGATGTTCTTGGCACTGATCCCATTCGCGGTCTTTATGGGAGCTGCCACACAATTTGGATTTACAGACCCGTCGTCGGCATATCTGCTGGTCTTTATGTATGTTGCTGTAGTCTGTTCCGCTTACCTCGGTTCTATGGGAGGATTTTCGCTAATTCAGAGTCATAGTTGTGGTTCAGTCAAAAACATGAAGCAGATAGCCGGTAATGCGGGCATCTCAACTCTGATCATCACTGTCGCACTGACCCTTGCAGCGTTTGTTCCGGGATTGAGGGGTATCATATCAAAACTCTTCCCTCCGACAGTCGATCCCAAGGTAGCAGAGGCCATTGGGTACGCCTATTTCCTGTTTTGGGGCGGACTCTACGGGCTCTCTGCGGGTGGATATATGGCGGCGTATTGTGGCACGTAGATCTGTTAAGCTCTTGTTCCAAAGTTAAGTGTTCACTGAACTCTTAACTTTTGCATCTGTCAGTCCACTAATTTGTCGGAGGTGGTGATGTCCCATAGTAGACATACTGGGCTTGGGTGCCGGGGGCCACGTTATTCTGAAGCACGTAGTATCCGGGCTGATTGTTCGGGATCCCTATTAGCGAGCTGACCGGCTTTATGAAACTATTTTGCGGGACCTGCATCTGTGGAGGTGCCTGCTGCACTTGAACAGACGGCATCGGCATCGACTGCTGCATCATGCTAGGCTGGTCCGGGAAAGCCCCCATCGCCACAGCGGCAAACTGGCTCATCACCACAAGTGCTACACCGTAGGAGAGGAAGGCCCAAAATATAGCAAAGAGCCAGAAAGGCAGGACAGTGTAATTCTCACCACGTCCTACGCCGAACTCTTTCCACGTACCACCGGGCCTGAACATGATACGGGGGCGTAGATACAAGATCGATGCAATTCCAAGTATATAGATGGCAAATGCTACTGCTAAAATAGGCACATGCATCGTGCTCCCTATAACTGGCTCAGTAAAACCCACCGTCAAAACGCCTGTCTGAAAAATTGAAATCACAAGAATCCAGAGCTTAAGACCGCATCAGAGTCAATAAACTCAAGATGCTCTCAAAGAACGCCCAGACTGCACGCCTCGGTTTCAAGGCGGAGGAGGTACTAACAACCCTTCCCGCCGTCACCGCCGCCTTTGCCGCCTACTTCACGAAGGCCGTCAAGGCCGTGGTGAAGGCCCCGCACGGGAAGAAGACGGATGTCATCGTCCAGTTCGCGGACGGGACCAGTGTCAAGATCCAGAACAAGAACGGCGACAACCAGCGCGGTTTCAGCGTCGACCGCCGCGACGGCGTCGACCTTACCGATTCGGCGGCGTGCCGCGGCCTGATCGACGCCGTCTGCTTGAAGAAGGGCGGCCCGCGGCCCACGGTCGCCTCGGAGACGAGCCTGCAGATGGTCGACACCTGCTTCCTGGGGGACGACGCGACCTGGACGCCGGACTTCATCACGCACACGCAGATGAAGGACGGTGCCCTCCAGCACATCGCCATCTGCCCGATGCCCACGTTCGTGGCCGCGCTCAAGGAGGAGATCTACGCCGAGATGGTGCCGAAGCGGACCTGCGTCCACCTGAGCCCGAGCATCTACCTCCAGCGGAAGGGCGGCGGCAAGACGGACAAGCGGCCGGATCAGATCCAGACCAAGTGGAAGCAGGGCTCCGCTGTGGAGAAGCTCTTCACGTCGCTCTTCTGAACCTCAAAACAGACAAAATACCGGCTTTTTCCACTACATGAAGCACGCCTTCACCCCCGCCAACAGAGCCGTCGGCACATTGACTACAATGCTGTTGCCGAGGTAGAACAGGGCGTCCTCGACCCCCACCCCAGGGAACTTGTAGGTAGCAGGAAACCCAAACATCCCTAGACCCTCCTTCACGGTCAGGCGTCTGACTACTGGAGCATTCGCCGTCCCGCCAACCTTATAGAGACCCGTTTTTGCACCAGGTCCACCAGAGGAGGCACAGATTGTGATCCCCACGGCGGCCGTATCGTAGACCCGCTCTCCCTGGCGACCGCCCCGCTTTGTCTTATCGGAGACGACGTTGTAGAGGATCCGTGGCTTTGCCGCAGTTGCAGCCTGCCCAGCCAACCCAGCAGAGGGCATCGGTACAAGCGTATAACCGGCCGAGTTCCAGACAGCCGTCATAGTGGGATCGATAATAGAGGCGACGGGAACAATCGTCTTGTGTGACTCAGGAAAGACGAAGGCAGGTCCACCCAAGACGGCCATAATGAAGATCCGCTGGCGTGCCTGCGGCGACCCATAGTTCGCGGCGTTGAGGACCTTGGCACTCACCGTGTAGCCACGCTTCTCCAGCTCGTCCTTGATCCGCTTGAACGTCCGCCCCTCATCGTGCGTCTCCAGATTCTTGACGTTCTCAAGAATACAGACCTTGGGCCTCTTCGCATCCATGATACGCAGCACATCGAAGAAGAGATTCCCCTTCTCCTGATCCTTGAAACCCTCCTGGTTACCGGCAATACTGAACGGCTGACAGGGGAAGCCCGCACAGAGGATCTCGAAATCCGGCAACGCGTTCGCATCGACTTCGCGGATATCAGCCGCTGGCTCCAGTCCGTAATTCGCCTTGTAGATCGCCCGCGCCCCCTCATTGATATCGCAAGCGAAGACACATTCAAAGTCCTTGGCGAAAGCGGTGTGAAAGGCACCGAGGCCAGAGAAGAGGTCGATGAAACGGGGCCTTGCTGCTGTGTGCCCCGGTTCCACAATCTCATTGACCGGCTGCTCCAGCAGCTTGACTAGCTCGGCCTTTGTCTTACCGCTGTAGCCCTTGATACCACGCTTCTTGCATTCGTCTCTCAGTGCTTGCATTTTGTCCTATTCTGTAGGACATGCCAAAGCTCAATTTTGTCCAGTTTATTTTCTACTTCAACTGTGATGTGAAAAAGTTATGATACTAATAATAGAATATGGTCTGGGATCTCTCGAGTTACGAGCTCTATGATTTAGTGAGTAAGCAGCGACCCGAGGCTCTAGTGCGTCGCATGGACCCAACAAAAGACACCTGTCCTCATTGCGGCGAGAAGAGAAAGATAAAGTGGACGAATCCTGTTGGTCCCAATGGGAAAAAACATCCCAAGCCGACTTTTCCCGAGGGCAAGCCGATGTGCTCGTGTGAAGAAACACAGATAAAGGAGATGATCGATGAGGGGGAGTTAGATCTGAAGGAGTTTTTAAGGCCGCTAGCAATTGAGAAAAATCTCCCCAATGGCGAAGCCCTACATATCGATATCGATGGACATAGAGATCGTAACCTTATTGGGTTTTGGCACGTAAAAACCCAGCAGTTTATTGAACCAGATAGTAATCTGGCTGGCGGTGAAGGTGCTGTTCCGTTTGATTTCCTTGTTGGTGACGGGGACTTTGATCCCGATTTTTGGGATGGCGCTTTCGATATGGGGTACACGTCGGCATACCCTAATCTGAAGCTAATCCTTGAGATGAAGCAGTATTTTGAGGCTAATCCTGAAAAGACTAAAATGGTGGTTGAGATAAACGGGACACCCTACAGAGTCTCATACGATCCTGAGGAATTGGATGGAAAATGGGAGTCTTGTGTCCTTTTTATAGGGCGTAGTATCAAAGTTACGGATGGTGAGCCCCGTTGGCGGCGTGCTGCGGACGATAATCGTGCACGCCCTGAAGCCGAGGCCTATGTCCGTGAAAAGGAGATGATGCGTGCCGAGGCCAAACGTGAAGAGGAGGAGGCACGGGCCGGGGCCAAACGTGCTGCAAATAGGTCCAACGCCAAAAATAGAAACGGAGCCTTAATGGGTCTTGTAGCGCAGCACTTGAATGGCAAGAATAATAACGGCGTCCTTGAAGCAGAGATTAACAGAGCTAAGAGTGGTGCCGGTAGAACTAGACGTAACAGAAAATTAAAGAGGGGGACGCGTCGCCGTTGATGGTCGCCCGCGATTGTAAAAGTTAATTGCACGCGGTGCAATTAACTTTTGTAGATGTCTGTATGGAGGGGTTCTCAGTACCACGAGCGTCTGGTGCGACGTGCAGCTCGCCGTGTCTTACGGCGGCCACCGGCCTTGACCGTCTTCCGGGGTCCAGCAGGACTGGCCGCCGGGCTCCTGTACGCATTCAACTGAGCCTGTGCCGCCGCACGCGCGGCTGCAGCAGCAGCATTGTTCTTCTTAGGCGGACTAGCAGCAAAACCCCACATGATTCTAGTCTAATTACCGAAAAAAATGCAATAACTGAAAAACCCCTCCCTTTTTGTGTTTTGTCTTTTTTCCTACCTAATCCCTGGTGCCCGTGTGCGCGCTTGTTCAGATGGCGTCGATGTCGATCTCGTCGTCGCCCGCCCCCTTGCGGCCGTGCCCGGGCCGCTCCCGTGCCGCCGCCTCCGCGGCCGCCTCGTCGACGCCGTCCGCGTCGCCGGAGCGCTCGAAGTAGTCGTCGACCAGGCCGCCCGCCCCGTCGGCCACGCGGAAGAGCCGCGGGTTGATGCGGGTCTTGCGGAGCTGCGCGCCGGAGCACTCGTCGAAGATCCCCACGATGAACCCCTGGTCGACCTGCGACTTGAAGGCCGCCGCCGCGACCGCGCCGCCGCCGTGGTGGCCCTCGTCATCCGATTCGTCGAGCTCGTCGAGCGGCACGGAGAGTGCGACGACCACGAGGCTCTCGAGGTCGATGTGGCACTTCCCCTTCCGCTTGAGCAGGCCGCGAATCGCACAGTTGCGGCTCTTCCCGTCCTGGCAGAGCACCTCCATCCGCCCGTTGCCAAACTTCCGTGCGACGCGGCCGACCTGCAGCTCGCAGAGCGCCGCCTGCTCCGCCGCCGACAGCCCCGCGAGACCCTTCTTCTCGCGCAGCAGGATCAGCTCGAGCACCTCGTTCGCCGCCGCCGCCGCGGCCTCGGCACGGAAGTTCGTGCCGCCCTTCTTCTGGCCCTTGAAGGCCTTGCCGCCCTGTGTGTTCCGCTTCATCGCGCGTGAGGCCATGTTGATCGCTTGTTGACTTCTTTGGTCAACGTTGGAGGCAGAAGCGTGTGGCTCTGTCTCGTGTGTGGGGGCGTACTTACCCGGTCCAGGGCCACTTGTGATTTCAATTTTTCCCACTTTCTGATTTCACAAAGTGGGAAAATACCAGTTTTACAGAGCAAAATCAATAGGTGCGACGTCTGCGGGTCGACCGACGACGGCGACCACCGCCAAAGAGCCCCTTCAGCTCCTGCTCGCGGTTGTGCTGCTTGTACCAGTTCTCGCGACCCTTCCGCGTCGCGTTGTTAGCGTTAGGCATTCTAGGGCGGTTCATGTTAAGCAGATTGCCCATAGGCACGTTACGGTTCGCCCCATTGTTGCCGTTAGCAGCATTTCTGTTTGCGGCGGCGGCGTGGGCTGCAGCCTCACCGGGCCACTGCCCAAAATCCTCCCATACAACCCAGTGCCCACCAGGCCCCACAGAGAGCCCGTTCCCATGAGCCGAGACCATGTGTCCAAAGCCGTCCGACTTCGTCGCAGCCACATTCACGGGAACAAAGTCTACCGCCTTCTTGGAACCCACGCTCCGCTCCTGCGTGAAGATGTGAGCGCCAGCTGGGGTGCGACCGGCGTAGAACGCCCGCCTAACGTAGTCGCTCGGCTTGACACCGTGATTGACGTGAGACATTGAACTACGTCTGCCCCAGTCGTACACCGCCGGAGGATTAATACGCAGCCAGGTCTTGTACGCACGCTCGAGTGCACCCATGGATCCGGGGGGAGTCTCAACTCGCTCGCACGTCTCGACTACCGCGTTATACGTGGTGCCGCTGTAGGGCAGAGTCTTCTTTCCCTGAACAAACGTAGTCCCGTTGTTGCCCGTCTTCGGTTTGCAACCCACGTGTGTGAGCACGTAGTCCTCACCAACAACTAACTCGCTCTCTTCCACTTTACGGTAAGGCATCTGTTCTATATATAATGCTGCGGTTTTAGTCAATTAGGTTCGTCATTATATAGATCTCACCAACAAGAAGAGGTAGAAGATAGACAAACGCGTTCATATTCAATAGAGCAGCCAGAACCAGACAGAGACCATCAAAGACCATGGTGGCCAGCCTGCCCTTACCGGACGCAGCACGCCAACCACCCAGTCCAACCGCCACAACTGCCATGACTCGGCCAAAGAGACAGACCTTGTTCTCGTAGTGACCAGTGTCGTGGACAAAGAGCGAACCCAGGTTCTGTACACCTTTATCGAAAGGGGCTATGTATATACTGTAATCCGTCTTGAAGAGAAAGAACATGTAGAGCAGATAGAAGGATTCTATAATAGTCAAAATGAGCAATCTGCTCATTTTCCCTACACGTGTTGTACAATTCAAACCAATAGACTTTTTAAGACATCCAGAGGCGTCCTATTTTCTGGAAATTGTATAGTGTGGTGGGTTTTTCCTTCTGGCAGAGGAGTAGTCCATTCAAACAGCCGTAGATCCAGTAGGTGTTCAAGTCCGTGTTGTTTAATGAATTCTACGAACGGTTGCGTGTGCAATTTGTAAGTATCGTCTGAGACGTTGTTATAGAGAATAATACGCACGGGTTTTTTAACCTGTATCAATTTCTCTATATCGCAGGCACTATAGAGTAGGCGATCACCTGACGCCTCTACCATAGTTTTAACCTGATTAAAATTCGCAGAACGGGTGTGAAATCGTTCTAAATAGAGCTGTGAGTTAGAGATCAATGCTATCTTCTCAAATTTACAAGCAAATTTAAGGGCAGGGTAGCCGCCAGCAGAACAACCGGTAAATATCACATTACGATAAGGTTTCGCGTGTATAATCTTCTGGAAAATCTCCAGATAGAGGTGTTCTACATTGTGCAATTCGGTCGATAGAGTCCAGTTAATAACATATTCATCATAGACACCTACTAGATAGTCCATAATACACACAATATCGGTATTGTCTATAGTGTAATCGAACCCTCTAAAAATAACTCTATCCTTGCCACCCGTAATAACATTACCGTTCTGGGTGAGGGAACCATGAAAACTGATCACCAGATTATAATTGGCTGATTTAAGTTTCGCTAGAAATTTCAGTCCCCTGTAGTTGTAAAATAGATGTTCATCGGGAGCAGTATGAGCTAAGTCATCAATGACAGTCTCTCTGTAACCGTATGCCTCCACCATACAGACCTAACAGATTATCTTACTCAGCCCCACCCTCGTCCTCGTCCTGACCAGCATACGTGTCGTATCTGGCATCCTCCTGAGGCTGAGCACCAAAATCAAAGCCAAGCGGGTCCTCGCGCCGACCCGACGTGTCCACGATACCCGCACGATCGCGCTGATCCTGTAGAAAGTCGTAAAACTCGGCATTATAACTGCTGAGATTCTTGGAGCTGCCCACAGCCCAGCGACCGATCTTGAGCCCCTTATTGATTTTGATGAGTGCCTGCAGGTCCGGATCCTTTTCATCGTCGATCTCCTTAATAACCGAGTTCTTCTCCTTCTCGCGAGCGTCTTCAATGGCCATCTGCACTTCGTCGTCAGTCATACCGAACTGTTTGAACTGGCGTCCGCTCTCCAGAAACGTGGTGCGGACCCAGCCCAGAAGGATCCGCTGAATAGTGATCTTGTCGGCGTCCTTGGCTATCTTTGAATAGAGCGGTGAGTCAACCAGCAGAAGGGACTCCACTGAGGCTAATACGATCCATCGTAGCAGGGTCTGGAGCTCCTCGGCAGAGACACCGTAGACACGAAACGCAACCATCTGTTCTGACCAGAGTCCCACTATGCGACCGAGGTAGGTAGAGAGACGGTGAAGTAGCTCAGCGGAATCGGCACGGATCTTCGGTGCTGATAGCTCTTTGTTGGTATCTGTATTAGCACCCATAATCGTCTGAATCATGGCCTCGAACTTGGTGGCATGTTTTTCGGAGATCTTTTTGCCGAACCACTTCTTGCCATTGAAGGTTGCTGTTATAGCCGATTTACGAGCACCTATTGTCTGACCAAACCACTTCCCCTCACCAAAGACCATCTCGCTGAACCCCTGAGCAAGCCGCTCCAGGCCTATCACCAAGTGTTTATTGATCTCGGCAGGCCCCTGGTGAATAGGGTCACTGGTTATCTGATCTACTGCCTCTAGGACCGCCGCACTCTTCCTTTCGACCTGACGCACAGGAGCTCGCCCTTGACGTCCCTCAATCTGATCAAGGAGTCCTGTGCGAAGAGCGTCGTATTTAGAGACAAATCCCGCCCATGTGATCTTGCGTGCCTCTTCACTGGGTTCGGCGTCGCGAGCAAAGTTGGCAATCATCGCTTTCTGCACAAGGAGCCAGTCTGTCATGCGCGAGGCCATAAGCGGGGAGGCTGTGTGAATAAATCCCTCTAGGCGAGCATAGATCTCAGTGGCTGGTAGCGATTCCTGTTCAGAAGTGGGTTCCACATAGCGACTCTTACGAACAACTGCAAGTAGAGCAGCAAAAGACTCGGCATTGACAGTAACACCATTTGCCTTGAGTGTCTCACGTGCCTCCTCCTGTACGACCACTATGGCCTTACCCTTACGCTTCGATTCAGCCTCCTCGTCGTTCAGGTCCGATGCCAAAATAAGTGGGTCGCGGGCCAGATTGAACTTGCAGTGGCGACACTCGTAGCGGTTTGCCCGTCGCCCAAATTCGTGTGACAGCCCTTCACGCGGCCCCTTGAAACAGGTTCGCATAAACAGCTTGAAATAACTGGCATCAGGTGCAACAGCCGTTGAGCGGATGGCTTCAGGTGGCGTCCATCGCACATATAGGTGTGTGCCATTTGTCTGCTCGGTAGGATCGCGTTTGTGTACAATCGTCTCGGCAAGGCGAAGAGCCCCTATCTCCTGCTCCACCGCGGCCTCATTGAATGTCGCAAGACCCTCTCTTTTGGCCTGGACAAGAGATACAAAGCAGCAGTTAGACTCGGATCGCACAGAGGTCTCGCTGATAAGACCACTGGCCTTAGCTCCAGCATGAGCATTTATAACTGAATTGATGGCTAGCTCGCGATTGCGTACGTGGACCACAGGACCGATCTCTTCCAGGGCCGCCGTTCTAACGGCTGCAAGAATTCGATCAGGGTAGGTCATGGCCGCCTCCCCCATGATAGGCGGCTTGCTGCTGTTTGACGGTCTAAAACTCCCTGGCAGTCTGTCGCCAGCCGATGCGTTGCCAACTGTGTCCTTCTTGATAGCCAGATAGTTCAGCTGCGCCTTCTGGAGTTCGACACGGATCTCGGGCTGCGTAAATAGTTTACTGAGACGGTCACGAACCATATTCTGTCGCCGTTCAGGGCTGGACTCCGTCGCCCAGGCAAGATAGTTCCAGGGTTCAGTCGCCCTATTCAGATTGGCAATAACGCAGACAAAATACTCAACTGCACCGCCTTCCGCCCCTTCAACCGCCGGCTCTATAGGGGCCCCACCACGCTGGAATCTACAACCACCAAAGGGGAAGAGGACGTCTGGTAGAGGTGTAGTGGAATGCACGTGGCAGATGATAAACGTAGCAATGCATGCAACCTCTGTGGACGCACGAAAAGACTCATAGGGTGCACGGATCCCTCGCTTGGGTGGTGGTGCCGCATCATAGACCTCTTTGGGTGGTATAGTAGTCGAAACAAAATTGTAGGCAAAATCAACCGTCTTACGGTACTCTTCCTCTGTAAATGAGAAACCGGTGTTCTGAACGATCACACGAGTGATCTCATAGAGCTCACTCTCAATAGGATTCTCGAACTCGAGTGTCTTCTTCTTAAAGGAGATATTCAAAATACCATCCAGCTCGTCTTCAGCACTCTTCTCCTCATCCGTGATTACGGCACGGCCGACTAGCGGTCGCCCCTCGTCGTTGTACTCGAGATGGGTGTCATACTCGAACTCAGAGATGGGGATACCGCAATTACGACAGACATAGCGACCATTGAACGCCGCTCCGCCAAAGTTCAGAATCACCTCCTTGTGAAGGGCATCCGCACGACCTGGATGGAGAAGCTCGTAGAACTTCATCAGTTCGTGACTGCAGATCAGATGCGTGTCACAGATATTGCACATCACCCAGTTGTGGTTCGCAGAATCACGCTTCCCCTGGTAGCGTTTAAGGAACTCCTGAAGCAGAGCGTAGAATTTGGACTCATCGCGGTTCATCACCGAACGTAACGCGTCCTTGTCCTTGACGTGCGGACATGTGTTGATCGTGGGTTCAGCCTTGTATTTAGCAAGGGCTCCATTTATCTCGGCAAATGCTAAGATCGCCCGCTTCCCCTCGGCAAGATAGACCTCACGAGCCCGCTTCAGATGAGGATTGGCCTGAGGACTGAGTGAGAGATAGAGAACCCGTAGAAGTGTCCCCTCTGCCATAGAGACAATCTGCTGAGCCTGGGCAAGATCCAACGATCCCTTGACAAGATCACTCTCCTTTAGCTTCGCCAGTACGGCAGCAATCTCTGGGACCTCCAGTGACTTCTTGAAAACAGGCGTATCTGCAACAAGCGGCTGTACCACGTAACCACCCTTCTTTTTCAAGGCCTCTACGGCAGCAACATACTCGTCGTACGACACAGTGTACTGCCGTTGTGCCTCTGCTACACTCTTCCAGATCACCGCTGCCATTTCAGGGGTCCATTCGTAGGACCGCATACCGATCGAGTCGATCACGCGATTCATACCAACAGAGACGGGGCCCATCAGATCGGAGGGATGGACATTCAGCCGTAGATTTCTCTCGATGAATTCGGGTATCAGTATGGAATTGGCTTCATCACCCGAGCTCGTAGCAACCGCCCCTTTTACCACCACAATGCCGTTTTCGGCATAGGCCGCAGAATTATTTGTGACGTTTTCAAAGGGAAGCAGTGAGCTGGTAATCAGACCGGCACGTATATCTTCAGCCAATGCACCAGAGTACTTCATGGGCCTGTAAGTCGAGCCGAGCAGGGTGGGTAGAAGAAGATAGCTATCGACCGTACCTGGATCACCTGGTACAATTGCATCACCGTCCTTGGTTTTCATGCCGCCGAGGACGCGATGTTGTCTGCTCTTCACAGGCCCCACATTCTGCTGATTTAACACAGCCTTCTCGTCAAATTTGGTATAGCCAAGAGCCGGTTCTGGTGGTACTACTGTGCGTAGGATGTCCTGATCCATCAGGCTCTCCTCACCTTCAATGGCAGAGCCCGCTGGTACAAATACACTACCCTCACTGAAGAGTACGTCATAAAGATAGGCGTACATCAGTTTAGCCACTTGTGCCGCCCCACCACTCTCTTGACCTGCTAGATAGACCGCTTGATTGCGATACGCCCTCATCTCGGATTTGAACCAGTCACGAAACTCCACCTGGTCAAGCATCGCTTCGGGCGGATCCATCGTGCTCTTGCCGTGATAGAGAATCCGCTTGACCGCTAAAACAGGTACGATAGAGGAGAGGGGTGAACCGAGGCGATTCAAAACCTCCTCGAGGTTGGCGGCAGATCGTATAAAGGGGCGTACGGAGCCGTCGGGTCCAGTAGTGATCACAGCATTTTTGAGAGCCAACAGGAGTTCTGTCTCACGGGAGATGCGACGTATCAGATAGGGATTCTTCTGTTTGGTCTCATTAAACTCCTTCATCAGGTCAATAAACATGTCTTCGCGTTGAATCGATTCATCGTATGTCTGTTCGGCTGTAGGAACGTCTTCCACCATCGATGCTGGGAGGAGCCCTTTCAGAGCGGAGATGTCGAATTCGTCCGGAAGGCCCTCCGCCACGGCCACAGCACCTGTACCATCACCTGCAGGTGCCTCCTCTTCAGGGGCACGTACCTCAACCACAGCAATGGGTAGAGGTGGTCCTATGAAAGCGAAGTTCAGCCGACGTCCGTCTGTCAATACAATCACGTCAGTCACATCATCAGCAAGTATCTCAGCTATAATACCAGGTTCGGCAGCCTTCATGCCAGCTAGCGTGTAGAACTCCAACATTTCGCCAGGGGATGCCCCCAACTGAACACCAAAATGGGGGTCGGTCCGTTTTGCGTGAAAGACGGTCTCTGTGATTCCCGTCCCCTCAGCATAATCACCGTCGTCACCCATGGGAATATCGGTCGCCCTATCGGACTCGGTAAAACGCTGTATGCGAATAATCTGTTCGTCGCGATAGACAATCTTACCGGTCAACGAGCCAAAACTGCCAGATTTAACGGTTATAATATCGCCGAGCTCTGGGATGTCGAGATTCTCGTCTTCCGGTGCATTGGCTAGACCAGTGTTCTGCTGCACCTCCTCTGTAGTCGGGGCACTCATTCACTACTGTCTACTATCTTATTTATGGACAAGGGAACCTACGCGGAGGAGAAAATAGAGAGTCCAGTTAGGGATGCCATCTATAGCATATCTATGTGGTACAAAGGGATACAGAGCGTTCGGTCCTACTGATAAGACGCTTCCCGGTTCAGAGACCGCCGTGATAGAATTGACACGACATTGGGCGGCAAAGGGCAACGATGTGACTGTATTTGCCTTGACCACGCCTCAAGTCTCTGATGGAGTAAAATGGCAGAAGGCCTCTACATTTGATCCACAGCAGTACTATGATGTCGTAATACTCTGGCGCCAAGCCGGATTCAATATGTTTAATGAGTTTCCAGATCTGAAGCGCGGGCTACTTGTTATGGATTTTCACGATGGTGGGTTTGACACGCAGAGGTTTGTTGCCAACCCACTCTCCAGAGCGGTAGAACGGCTCTTTGTGAAATCCAGATTTCAGCGGACGCTCTTCAATAATATAGCCGACGATAGACGGTTTGTTATTATTCCTAACGGTATCCGTACAGGGATCTTTGATTCGATCCGTAATATCAAAAGAGAGCCGCATCGCTTTAATTTCTCATCACAGTACGACCGAGGGCTAGAGCCCTTTTTACGGTATGCGTGGCCCAGAATTATTGAAGAGTGGCCTGACGCCGAATTACACGTCTATTACGGCCAATTCGGCAAACCCGACGCTCTTGCTCGCATCAATCAACTGATGAGACAGCCAGGCGTCCATGATCATGGCAAGGTCGACCTACAGACAATCGCACGTGAGAAATACCAGAGTGCATTCCATGTCTACCTCTGCACCGTACCTGAGATCGACTGTATCTCGGTACGCGAATCTGCTCTTGCAGGTTGTATACCCATATTGACTAACAACTATGTATTTACTGAACGGTACGGTATAAAGATAGACGGCGATCCCAATGAGGAGTCTACACAGGTTGCAGCCGTAAAGGCTATTCTCTCTATGTCGTATTCCCAGATAGCAGTGATCCGCCGCGAAGGATTGAAGAGTCCCACGATTGTTGACTGGTCGTCTGTGGCAGACAGCTGGCTGGAGGCCATGTCGACTCTCAAAAATTGAAGTCGTCGCCGTCCGTCACCCCTAGCACAAGAACACAAGAAAATGCAGTCATCCAACGATCTCTTCGCAACGCTCATCGCCTCGTACCCCGACTTCGCTGCCCTGAAGCAGTACGTCGTGGGGCTGGGGATTCAGGCCAACACTAAGGAGGGTGACCCGCTGGTCGTCTTCCGCTACAACCGTGCGACGGCCGACCTTACGAACCCCGTAGTTCAGGCCTTCCGCTCGGTGGTCTGGGACTCGACGTCCAACCGCCCTGTCTTCGTCGCACCGCAGAAGAGCGAGCCGCTGACGACGCTCCCGCCGCTCCTCCAGGGGACGCATCTGGTGGAGGACTTTGTGGACGGCGTGATGGTCAACCTCTTCACGGATCCGAACACGGGTGCCTGGCGGCTTGCCACGCGCAGCCGTCTGGACGCCGACAACAAGTTCTATCAGCACACCTTCGCGGACCTCTTCATGGCCGCGTGGAACGGCTACTTCCCTGGTGCCGGCTTTGCTGCCCTCACGCCGGCCTACTGCTACTCCTTCGTGATCCAGCACCCGCAGAATCGCATCGTCGTGCCCGCCCCCGTGCCGACGCTGACGTGCGTGGAGGTGAGCCACGTGGAGGCGACGACAGGCCGCGTCTTCAAGATGCCCACGCCGGCTACGATGATGCCGCCGCGCCGCTTCAACGTGAACACGCAGCCCGAGCTGGCCCTGCTGATGGCCCAGCGCGAGACGTTCGAGGGCTTCATGGCCCAGGGCTGCGTGGTTCGCGAGCTGGCTTCGGGTCGCCGCTGGAAGATGCGTACGGCTGCCTACAACAAGGTGAAGGAGCTGCGCGGCAACCACAGCCGGCTGGAGTACACCTGGTTCGAGAACCTGCAGAAGGGGACGCTCGAGACCTACCTGGGCTTCTACCCTGAGGAGCGGCCGGCCGCCTCGGCGACCGTCGCCCACTGGAACACGGTCGTCAGCCAGATCTACAGCTGGTACGTGAAGGTCTACAAGGTCCGCGACACGCCAAAGGACGCGATCCCGCCCCAGTACAAGGGGGTGCTGTTCGACCTTCACGGCCAGTACCTCAGCCGCCTGGCTCCGGCCAAGCAGTCCCTGACGTGGGCGGAGTGCCAGACCATCATGGGTCGCCAGGACCTGAAGCGTCAGGTCTTCCTGGCCACCTTCAAGGAGGGTGGTTCGGCTCCGCGCTCGGCGGTGAAGCACGCCGCGGCCAAGGCAGCAAAGGTTGCGGCTGCCGCCGCCGCCGCCGCTGGTGGCACGACGACGGAGATGGCCGTGTAGAGGCCCACAAACTCTAAAACTATAAAGAGGCACAAGCCCATTTTTTTACACCACCCACTTAGGTGTAAATTTGATCTATGATCGCCCCCACCAATCCGACTAAAATGGCAGAGTTCGATTTCACGCAGGTTGGTGGCGAGATGAGCGTTCAGAAGCAGAAGATCCACGTTCGCTTTCAGAAGACGGGACCGCGAAGCATCACACTGGTGGAGGGCCTCGACGACGATCTGGACATGAAGCGGATCGTAAAAGCGATGAAAGCGGCTTTCAACTGCTCCTGCTCTCTTCATACGGACAGACAGGGTGGCGAGGTGATCAAGCTCCAGGGTGATCAGCGTGAAAACGTCCGCGACTGGCTTCTCGCACAGGAGATCCTGACTGAGAAGGAGGCTGCTGAGCGGCTGGTAATGCACGGCATCTAATCACCAGACTCGAGCCATTGATACTCTTTTTGTATGGCAATACCGTGCCCCATCATGCGGGCCACCCGTTCCAGATCGGCGGCACGCATATGTGTAAAATCTAACGTAGAGATGAACAGATGTCGTAACGAGGTCAAGGTGAGCGGAACCTTAAACAGGTCCTTCAAGACACGATTCGCCCATTTACTGAACCCGTCGCGACTGGGAGCCTCTTTGGGATCGGTGGCCATGACAAAGAGAAACCGACGCGGGTTCAGCTCGAGCGACGCATGGATCTCTTGCAAAAGCTCGCCCTCCAGCTCATGCCGAATCTCCTTGTAACGAGCAGCGGTCTTGAAATTGCGAAGGACCAGGAGTCCAGACCCGTCGTCGCGCAAGACCAGATAGTTCCGTTTCGTCTTCTCTATCAGGGACTTGGGTGGATTGATCACCACCTCAAAGTAGTCGGCTCGCACGGGTGGCAGATAGGTGTAGAGGGCCAGTAGAAGCCGTTCATCAGAGCCCAGTGGTAGCTTGTCACGCATGGCCACCACGTCCTTCCATTTCACGGCCGCAACAACCGCTTTTGCCTTATCGGAGAGCTCCTCCATGTCGGCCGCCCTATGGTCCTCCCAATTCGCCTTCTGAATCTCCAGCCACTTCTGCTTGATCCGAGCAGCTCGTCGCTGACCGGCAGGTACATGCAGTAAGTAGGCCACTACGGCTGAATAGAAGAGGTGGCGATTGGTTGCGGACTGTGAGATAGACTTCTCCTTATGCAGAGCTTCGACAGCTAAACCGGGATTATCGACTATAAAATCGATTGACTGACGTGTCGCGGGTAAAAACCCTATAAATTGTGCCAATTTCCGATTATAGAGATCGCGGCTGCTCTTAGCCAGGCGTCCATCGTCTATGAACTCCATTACAATTAGGCGTGAAAATTATCAGTAGATCCGTCCTTTATCGCAGCGGCAGCCGTTGAGAGCCAGATTCCCATCCATAAAGAGCTGCCGAAGCTCGTAAGAGGGAAATGTCATATCGACAGATATGTAGCTTGTATAGAGGGATGAAGGAATAATCTGGTTCATCGTATACCCCATTTTCAGAAGACGATTGATATAGTAGGTCGAACCCTTTGAGTTTGTTCGAAGGCCAGTCACATCTGCATCTGTAGGTAGAGCTACGGGTACAATAATGGAACTCGTCTCAACTGTATTATCTAGATTTCCAACTCCTGCTCCGCTGGGCACAATAGGGAATGAATTAAGGATGAATTTACCAGAGGGGGCCTGTGCTGGAACAAAGGTGTATACGATATCAGGTACCGCTAAAGTCGCCATAGCAATATAATTTCCTCCATTTGTCCCGGTATTAGGTGTCTGTACACCGGTAGGGTCGTATCTTCCAGCTTGCGATTCGTAAATAGACTTACTGTCGGTTGTAAATCTCAGATAGAATTTACCTGCGGCAGGATCGCTCAGGCTTCCGTCAGGAGTGTAATAGATGCCTAGAGTTGTTACTGTAGGGATGATCGCGTCAAACGCATATGTCACATCCATACTGAACGCATCCGAATAATATATGTGCTGACTCGACGGATTTTCGTACGGACTGTTACCTGGTTGTGTACCTGGGGCAGGCGCATTACTGTTGTATTGAGTCAGTTTAAACGTATAGAGTTTCAATCCCGCAGAGTCAATAAGATCAAAGACCCATACACCGGACATGCTCTCTATTGTAGAGTGGGTCTTTTTCCGGATCAGTAGATCCGTCCCTTCTCAGAACGACACCCGTTGAGAACCAGGTTCCCATCCATGAATAACTGCCGTAATTCGTAAGAGGGAAACGTCATATAGACAGAGGTATAACTTGTGTACAGCGATGAGGGGACAATCTGGTTCATCGTATACCCCATTTTCAGAAGACGATTGATATAGTACGTCTCAGCCTTACAGGATTTAGTCGTTGGTCCTTCAGAGAGAGTCGGATAGATGGCGACTGTACCTAGAATACCGGATCTGCTAATAGTGCTTGGTCCAGAACCTGAACCAGTCCAACCTGGTACAGAGGTAGGCCACGTCGGCAGCATGTCAATGCTGAAGAGTCTCTGATTAGTGATAGAGATCACAGCAATACTATAAAATAGATCAGATGCACCAATACTATTAGTTACTAAGTACTGATAATTAGGGCTGTAGCCGTCCACTATATCGGCCTGAAAATCAAAAAGCAGTTTATCGCTCGTCTTTAAACGTATCTGTAAATCAGCAGGGGGATTAGTTAAAGCAGTAGAGCTGAGTACCTCAAATGCCGTAAGCGTAGGTAGTGTATTATCATGGGCGTAAGTGAATTCTAGGGTATATGCCCCAGGATCAAATATAGAATTTCCATCGGCAAAGATAGCGGAGGTCAGCCCCAGGGATGTACTATTGTTATAGTGGGTAGCCTTCACTGAGTATAATTTCTTATTAGTAATCGGATGGCTGATCTCGAATATATAGTTAACGGGGTCCATGCCGTCCTCTAGAGGTCTCTGCTAAAATTAGTTGCACTGTGAGTCACCTGCGAACCTTCCGTGTCTTCGCCCCGTGTCGAACCCTGAATTTCGTCAACACGCCGAAGTGATCCGATGCGTTGATAGGGAGCCGCATCCCCTTCCGCGTCTGCCGCACCCCGCGTAAGCGCCGCCTGCCACCCAGCCTGTGGGCCTCGGAGATCTCATCGTAGAACCACTCTGAATTAGCCTCATTCAGATAGACAAGATCCTTGCCTATAACCTGTGAACCGACAACGGACCAGTCACCAGGTCTATACAAAATCCCGTCATAGCGGTACTTCTTCGCCATCAGTTTCTGATTCCACCGCATGAGATTCGTGTCAGTGTCCTCCGTCAGGCCGCCAACGCGATGGATCTTGCGATACGTATCGACAAATCCCGCAGTCTCAAATCGCCGTATCATCTCCATCTCTGGCCACTCCGCCTCGGTCCCGTCCAGATGGAAGTTGAAATCACCACAGATCACAGCCGCCTCTCCCTTAGGCAACATGTCATAGATCATATTCATGATGTCGTACCGGCATCGCGAATAGTGTATCCAGGTCTTCTCCTGCCCCACAGAGTGCTTCGACCCCGCCTGGCTGTACATGTTGAAAATCGTCAGGTTGGGGTACTCAACAACCAGCAGTGAGTTTTCGTAGCCTAGCACACCGGTGATTCCATAGACGGTGATCTTTTTGGGGCGATAACGGGAGACGAAGTAGACCTCCACGCTGCGATTTCGTCTCTCTGTGTCGACGGGAAAGGGGACCTCAGATGCGAAGGCGTACTGGTCGATCCATTCAGCCATCTCGGTATACGCCATATGGCTCATCTCCTGCAGGCAGAACATGTCGGCGTCTGTCCCATTGAGTGTATTGATAAGCAGGGGCTTACGCAGGTTGAACAGCCTCTTCAGCTTGGGCTTGGGTAAGCCCCAGATATTGTATGTAAGTAGGGAGAACGTGTCAGGTACGCTATCAAAGCGGCGATAAGACCGTTGATAATCGATCTTCATGGAGGCCGTCGGAACGTAGCAACCGCGCCCCAGAAAATCGGACACGTATCCGTAATCCCGTCCTGCCGTGTTCTCGGGCAGTTTCAGAATCGCACGTACCCCCTGCTTTCGTGTCTTACATTCATCACGCGTGCCCACACAGAGGCCGCGACTGAGTGTCTTTTTCCCGCACAACACGGGTACGTTTTCAGGGCAGTCCCTGTGTTCTTGACTCTCGTCTGGAAAGTCCATCCCTAATTGTGCATAGAATTTTACCGCCAAACCCAGCTTAACTTTGGGACTGGCTTGGTCTGTGTATCGTAAATCTAAGAACTCCCTTCTTCGAAGGGAGTTCTTAAATTCGGTACAAGACGGCTCACGACTTAAATAGAGACCGGCTGACAATAGATAGTGATGTGCGGTATCTGGGCACTTTTTGGAATCAAGAGACCGTCAGCGGCAGAGATCGCCATCTGTCTGAAGGAGCTGAATGCTCGTGGTCCTGAGTACACGGCAATGGAGGATTACGGCAGTGTATTACTGGGGTTCACGCGTCTGGCTATCAACGGACTGACACCACGGGGCCACCAACCGATCGACGACAAGCAGATTGCCGTGGTCTGTAACGGTGAGTTGTACAACTACAGGGAGCTGGCACAGCGTTGGTCGATCCCCCTACCAGAGGGTTGCAGCGACTGTGAGGTTCTACCTACGCTGCTTCGCAAACTCGAGCCTACGGAGGTCTGCCGTGCCCTGGATGGTGTCTTTGCCTTCGTGGCCTATGACAAGACCAATAATACTGTAACGGTGGCACGCGACCCCTATGGCGTCCGCCCTCTCTTCATGGGCATGGGCGACGGCTTCCAGGTCTTTGCCTCGGAGATCAAGGCCCTTACGCCCATCTGTCACACTGTCAAGGCCTTCCCACCAGGTACGTACTACAAATTCACCCTACCTCAACCGGGCAGCACACAGGTAGAAGTCGACGCCTTCGGTTATCACGCTATTCCCTGGCTGAAGAACCCTGTTTTTGACGATGAGGAGTCTGCAGCCAGTGCCCTCAAAGTCGCCCTGGAGTCCGCAGTAGCCAAGCGTCTGATGTCGGACAGACCGATCGGTGCCCTTCTGAGTGGTGGCTTGGACTCGTCGCTTGTCTGTGCATTGGCTGCTAAGACCCTCAAAGCTCAGGGCCGCAAGCTGAACACGTTCAGTATCGGTATGCCTGGCTCTACGGATCTCCACTACGCCCAGCTGGTAGCCGATAAGATCGGATCGGCCCACCACACAATTGAGCTGAAGCCCGACGAATTCTTCGGTGCCATCAAGGAGGTGATTGCCGCGGCTGAGACGTACGATATCACCTCGGTGCGAGCCTCTGTGGGCAACTATCTAGTAGGTCGCTATATCAAGGCCAACACGGATATTAAGGTCGTCTTCAATGGGGACGGATCGGATGAGGCGGGTGGTGGCTACTTGTACTTCTACAGGGCTCCGTCAGACGAGGAGTTCGAGGCCGAGACCACTCGCCTGCTCAAGGACATCTACGCCTTTGATGTGTTGCGTAGCGATCGCTCTATGGCGGCTCATGGACTGGAGGCACGGACCCCCTTTCTGGACCGTCAGCTGGTCGCTGTCTGGAAGTCTCTACCCACGGCCCTTCGTCGACCCACCCCTGCAAAAAAGGAGAAGTACATCCTACGTAAGGCCTTTGACGCCGACGATCTGCTGCCCAACGACGTCCTCTGGCGCAAGAAGGAGGCCTTCAGCGACGGGGTCTCTGCCACTGAGAAGCCCTGGCACGCCTCTATCAATGAGTGGGCCCGCACGCAGATCCCAAACGTAACGGAGGAGCTGAAGGAGGCCGCAACCAAGTACCCACATAACACACCGAAGACCCCTGAGGCACTCTTGTACAGACGCGTCTTTGAGGAGTTATACGGCCAAACATCGGCCGGCATAATTCCCTATTTCTGGATGCCTAAGTGGTCACCTGAGACGACAGACCCGTCGGCTCGCACACTCAGCCTCTATTAGAGTGGCGTCTAGTCCGCCGCCGACGTAGGGAATGGCCCCTACGTGTGATGCGTCGACCACCTCCACCAAAGCCAATGCTGCCAAGGAGCCTCTTCGCTATACCGACTGTCCCGTCGGAATTGGCCGCATAGGCGTAAAAAGCGGGATGCCCGAGCACCACGTTGAACGTATCACCGCCACCAGGATTCATAATACTCTGTTTGTCTTCCCAACAGGCGGGTCGATTTGACCCCGCCATTACAGCCACCTGTGCACCCAGATTCAGAGACTTATGCCCTGGTCCGGTCCCCTGACTACGCATGTACTGATTGATCTCTCTACATCTGCAGAGGATGGGTACACCGTCGACCTTACCGGGTGGTGTGAAGACTGGGTCGCCTATAAGAGCCTTAGTATAGACCTTCTTGTAGGGACCCCACTGCTCACCCATCCCACCGGCAACTGGGGCTTTCTTGACATTGGGACCAGATGTGATATCGGGAGTGACAAACTGCTGACCTGTAGCAAAACTCCCTTTCCACTGCCCCTCTACAGTCGGTTGTGGGGCTCCTTTGCTCCCTTGTGCACCCATTCTATCTAGAGTCTCTATAATCCTCTTCATCACATCTCAAAGTCGCTGTAGTCACCTTCACTCTGGATCTCATTAAGATTGATATCATGGGAGGCGATACAGGCCCGTGCCCTGTGCCCCTCCCCACCGCAGCGAGCACACACACCCGTTTTCAACGCAATCTTAGCAAACGCCCCAATCAGATCGTCCGCTTCGACCTCCTCTAGCATCTCACGGACTGTTGCCTTTTGCGTTTCCGTGAGTATAAGGGCAGTATAGGGTCCACCGCGAACGTGGTCGACACCGTGCAACAGAAAGTACTCGCGTAGTAATGCCGACTCATCGTATGATTCTGCATTATGGATCACCCGTTCCACGCGAAGGGGTGTATGGAGTCGCGTCCATTCGGATCCGACGCCCATATAGTGTTCCATGTAGGCCGCCTCCACGTTGTCGGCTACACCCACATAATAGTTATCGTCGCGACATGCGAGCACGTAGACGGCGAGTGGCATTTTGCCGGCGTCGTGACGAACGACGGGTTCTCAATTTTGCACGACCACCGGTCTGGACCGCGGCCGACTCAAGAGCCTTCTCCGCTTCGTCCCAATCCTTCTTTCCATCGCGAATAGCGGCCTTCATCTCCTGAAAAACAACAGGGCTGACATCCAGATCGCCAGACGGCGTCCTCTTAATCTCGCCCAGTTCCTGGGCTCTAACCACTACGGGAAGTGCTTCGCCGATCATGAACGCCCAGTCTGCAGGAGAGATACCGTGGGGGGGGTTGGTGAGTCCGATAGGTGTTTCGTTACCGCCCCCCCTCCTATGCCCTAGTCGTCGCCCACGCCGGAGCACGTTCTCCGGCTCCCCCCTCCTATGCCCTAGTCGTCGCCCACGCCGGAGCACGTTCTCCGGCTCAGGTTTTTTTCGTGAAGCTAACGCAGCGGCAGCGGCCGCTGCTGCTGCTGCTCCTGCTGCTGCTGTTGGCGATAGCCAAGATGCAGAGGGGTTAACTGTGGGAGCCAGTCCAGACTGTTCAACGAACCCCCCCAATCCAGACGGGTCTGCAGGAGCCAGTCCAGACTGTTCAACGAAGGTAGGACTCCGTCCAGACGGTTCCACAGGAGCCGGTGCAGACTGTCCAACTAATCTAGCCGTCGGTGCAGTCAATTCACCGAAGCTAGGCACCTGTCCAGAAGAACCTAATCCGGACGCTGCGGCCGGGAATGCTGCACGGAAATTGTTCCACTCTGCCACCGCTCTTTGCCCATTGATAGGCCCCCGCGGTGCCCTTGCAGCCTCGCCCGCCTGTAGATTAGTGACTACCAATAGAAGCACACCTAAAATCTGGTATATCCCACCACCATCCTGGCCGTTCTTTGTGGCCATTAACTCTTCAAAATCTCCAGCAAGATCCTCGGAATTTGCTGTGTAAAGCACATCTGCAGGCACAGTCGTGTTCATTCTACAGAATAGTACTAATTTCATTTGTGGGAGGACCGCCTTGATAAGCGAGTGGCATTTTGCCGGCGACGTGACGAACGACGGCTTCTCAATTTTCTACTGGCGGATCGTCTCTTGGATTTACGGCCGCCGCGGCCCCAGCCTGCTCTGGCACGTCCTGCTGGGACTGCAGCCCTTGCAGCATTTTCACGTTGGCGACGCTCATAATCTGCCTGGGCCACGGCCGCATTGACGCGTGCAGCAGGAGGTACATATCCGGGTGGTAATCCGAGACCGGCAGCAGGTGGTGCCCCAAGACCTGGAGCGGCCGCAGCAGGTACATATCCAGGTGGGAATCCGAGACCAGCCACAGGAGGTGCCCCAAGACCTGGAGCGGCCGCAGCAGGTACATATCCAGGCGGGAATCCGAGACCAGCCACAGGTGGTA